GGTAAGACCTCCTGCTTATCTGTGTGAGTTTCAAAATTAGGTATATTATACCTTACTTTCCACTTTTTTTCAAGATGGTCTATGCAAAACTCTATAAGTCTATATTTATCGATATTGCGACATTATTTCGAAATCGTTTTTTGCCATTCCAAAATGGACTCTATGCAAATCTCTGTAAGTCTATATATCTTTTGAAGATTTGGTGTCAAAATTGGTGTCAAATAATTAGGAAACAATCCTATTAAACTGTTTGATTGCCTCTGCTTCGGTCTCTTCTTTTAAGATATGAGTATACACTTTCAAGGTTATATCGGGCGACGAATGTCCCATGAGGTATTGAACCGATTTAACATCCATCTTGGCTTTGACAAGCCGTGTACAATATTCGTGGCGCATACTATGGGCAGTGACTTCAGGCAATGGTTCATCATGGCAACTATTATAGGCTTTGATTAGTCCTTCAAAAATTCTAACAAGGTTTTTATTTGTATAGGGCCTTCCAGTTTTTGCTATAAACAAGAAGTCGGCTTGCCCATCTATTATTCTCTCTGCTTTTACAATCGGTCGTTGTTTTATCGCTTCTTCAAAAGCAATGATGGCGTCTTTAGATAATGGGATAGTCCTTATCCCACTTTCTGTTTTTGTAGGTGCTAAATACAGCCCGCCGCTCTTTCCATCGTACACCATCTGATGAGATATAGTAACAGTGTTGTTATCAAAATCAAATGACTTTTTTGTTAGCCCGCATAATTCTCCTGCTCGAAGTCCTGTCTCGTGCAAAAGCATCACCATGCCAACATGCCTTTTATATACTCGACTAGATTTCATGAACTTGATCAGATTTTGATACTGCTCTTCTGTTAATATTTCTTTTTCTTTTGAGTCACATTTGACAACTGTATTTAATTTAAAAACGAATGGATTTCTAGGAATTATATTCTCATCAAACATTTCTTGAAATGCCGGTCTAGCTAAAGACATGACATCTCTGATTGTTGTATAACAATATCCTTCGTTATCCAATTCTCGTGCAAATTGTTTTACATCACGCACTAAAATATCGGTTGCATTCATTTCCCCAATTAGGTGATTCTGAAAGATTTTCAAATTCTGCGATTTTGTTTTATAGCTGCTTGGCCTAATAGTGAGTTTTGTTTCTTCGAGATGTCTTTTTGCTAATTGGTACACTGTGATTTTTGAAGTAGATGTTATACCCAAATTAAGTTTTTCTTGGATTTCAGCTTCTTTTTCTCTCAATTCTTTAAGTGAAGTGGCGTATATTATTGAGCGTTTTCCAAGTTTGTTTGTCCATCTATATTGGTATCTCCCATCCTTTCTCTGGCTCTCGCCGTCTTTTAAAACTTTGCCATTATTATCTTTACGTCTTATCATGATGCAGAACTCCTTACGTTATATAAGAAGCTCTGGTGTGACACCATGAGTATATCACATCAGAGCCTATATTTCAAACAGAATACGTTTGATCTATATATTTTTCGAGAGCTTTACGTTTGATAAGACGTTTATTCCCCACCCAAAGTACCAATGGACAGTTTTCATCATCAGTAATCGCTCTTAGTCGGCAGACCCCAATCCCCGTGTAAGCAGCCGCTTCATCTAACGTCAGGGTCGTCTTTTCCCAAATTGGGACTTCCTTCATTCAATCACCTCTTCCATCTTCTCTTCCCCATACCTTGCCACACATACATTATAAAGGAGCATCGCGCGTGTCATAAGGCCAACTCCGCCGATACGAGGGGTCACCTTGATATTTTCCATCTCATAAATATCATCGGCACAGTCGCCGTGTTGTTTTCCGTTCTCGTCATAGTTGATGCCAACATCGATGCAGACTTCAACCCGATCAAGCCCAAACGGTGTGATAAAGTTACGCTTACCCACAGCAGAGATAATCACATCAACCATTTCAAACCCAAGAGCAGTGGCCTTCATGCGGGAGCCCGTGCTATTCACGGAGATCACGTTACAGTGCCGCTTAATCAGCATATCGACCAGCGGACGACCAACAATATCAGATTGACCGCATACGAGTACATTCTTGCCATCCAGATCGTAACCGATGGAGTCAAAAATCTTCATAACGCCCAGTGGAGTGCAGGGCTGAAATTTAGATGTAGAATTAAAGCCATCAACGTCAAGTTCATCTGGAATACAAATATTTTTAGGATCGATATGTTTTGGCAACGGAAGCTGAACAATGATACCGTCCACATATTCCCAATTATAATCTTCTAAGATCTTGTTGTTCAATTCATCTTCAGTAATATTTTCTGGCAGCTTGATAAGCTCCGCTTCGATTCCAACCTCTTCACAGTCACGCAGCTTGCCGCGAATATAAGCATTGGATGCAGGGTTGTCCCCTACTTGATAAATATGTAAAATAGGAGCATAGTCATCTTCTGCGATGACATTCTTGATTTTATTTTTGATATCCTGTGCGATAGATTTGCAGTCAATAATCATTGTGAGCCTCCTTCATAAGAATCCAAGTTTTATAAAATTACAAGTATCTGTAGCAATTCCAAACTTCGTCGGATTTATTGTAAGTATCGTCTGGGCGCATCCCAATTTTTAAGGCCAATTGATTTGATGCCACATTATCTTTTCGAGTTATCCACAATAGCGGTTTATTATCAAAATCGGATCTGTGAGCTGTATACCATTTAATTGCCGATTGTGCAAGATTCAATGCATATCCATGTCCTCGATAGTTTTTATCGTTTCTTGTTGCAACCGCTACATCTATATATGACCATTCTTCAAACAAGTCAAAAAACGCAACAGGAGTATTGTCACTGATTTTCAAGAATCTTTTTATAACATGTTCTCCTGCCGGAATTGTTAGATATTCATCGTTGTAAACACCAAGCACCCGCTGTTCCTCTGAAGATAGTGTTTTAACGATGTCATCTACAAGTGGTTTTGTTTTTGCTGTAGCTTTTGCTCTTTGTACATAAATATTATTTCGCGCATTATAAAATCCCAATTCTTCAATCATAACAAATACCTCAATCCGCTCAAATATTTTTCCTTCAGTATCGGAGTCAGCGTCTCTACCTGTGATAAATGATCTTTCATATCGGCTAACTTAACAAACCATGCGCAGAGACCATAACGCTTGAAGTTCAAATAATGAATCTTCTCGCAATAATCGTCATAATTCACTTCGTTTGGCTTCGTTAGAAGCTTTAGTGCTTTCTTGAAATTCTTTGGCAGACCACTCGGATCGTAATCCGTGTCCTCCAATAAATCGTGCATAATAGCCAAACAACGGCAATCATTTTTCAGGCTGTCTGGAATAGCAGAGTTTGCAGACACAAAGTTCATAACACGAACAGCATGTTCAAACGTTTTATCATCATAATACTGACGTGCAATTTTCAGTGCATCGTCAAGAACGACATAATTTTTATCAAGACTCATTTAATTCACCACCTCATAAAAGTCCAGTTCTTAATCTTCTTTCCACCACATACTGATGTCATCATCCCGAACCGGAAGCCCAGTACACTTTTCAAAAAAACATTCATTGAGACTGTCCCATGCCGCTTCTATAAGAGGCTCATCTGTCCCATATGGTTCATATCCATAATATGTATGAAAACTGAGAAACAGTTTGAACAATTTACCGTCTTGTCCATAAGTAGGGACTGGTTCATCTTCAATTTTTATCCACATACTGCTCTCCTTAAAACATACATTTTAATCGTCAAAAACTTCTTCTCGCAGAACCGGTTCATCGTGACTCTCTACATGACTGCCGCATTCTGGACATTGTGTCTGATAAAATAAAATCACATCCAATGACTTTGCAGCCAAAACACCTTCCGAATCAGACCAAAATTCACAACCACAACCACATTTAAAATGATATGCAAGTTCTTTTGGAGTCTGCTTATGTTGAATAATTTTAATCGCCATCGGGCACCTCCACAGTAAAAATAGTTTTAGTTGCTTCTTTCCAAGAAATAAACTCAGCCCCAGTAACTTCCGCTCTACATCTATAGCACGCAATCACATTATTCTCAGGAATGTCCAAATCAGGATTTTCAAAAGAAGCCACTCGAATCTTAGTTACGCAACCGCAATTCTTACATGGAAATACGATTACTGGATTTTTCAAACTATCAGTCTTATGCATATATTATTTATTCCTCCCACCCACCACTACCGAATATTTACGTTACTTTTTCAAAGGTAAAAACCGTGTGTTTGGTCGTGATTTCTACGAAACTTTCATCGGTTGCAATATCAACGGCAATTACTGGAGAAGTATGCATTCCACCGTCATATGGGTTTCCTTTGTTATCTTTTACATATCGAAACTGAGCAATCCAACCAAGTTCAAGTGGCCGAAATTGCATCGTCATACCAACCCACTCAGGGTACCATCCATCAGTGCGTGATGCGCCAGTACGGACATTGATAGCACTTTTCAGGATATAATTACCTTTTGGCATTTGAATCATATCGTTCATAAATTCCCACCTCCCGTTCTTCTTCATTCCAATGTGCAATACCATATTTATCACGAACACAATTTAATTCTGTGAGAACTTTTTTATACTGCGGATCACTCGGTTCAGTTCCGAACATTTTCGTCTCTGCATTACCAAGTTCTGCGACATACGGATACCCACCATCTCTCAGTTTCGTCCCAAGAGCAATCAATTCATCATCGGTCTGTACAGATTCATCATGAATACCATTTTCATCACAGTATTTAACACGTCTTTCTACATATGGGGATTTAACTGTATACCCAAAACTGCATCGCATAAGCAATACTCCTTAATTATCAAACACCAGTACTTCCAAACCCACCGGCTCCACGCTCAGTTTCGTCCAATTCGGAAACTTCTTCGAAATCAGCCTGCCAGAACGGAACAACTGCCATCTGAGCAATGCGGTCGCCATGAGTGATCATTTGAGGGATATTAGAATGATTATGTAGTGCCACAATATATTCTCCACGGTAATCCTGATCACAAATGCCAGTTTTATTCGCAGGAGCAAGTCCCTGCTTGGTTGCCATACCGCTACGAGCATAGATAGCGACATACCAACCTTCCGGCGGAGCCATTCGTAGACCAGTATGAACCTTAACGGTCTCATGCGGCTGAATCATAATGCAGCGATCACCATTCTTGTTTACCATCGTTGCTTCATCAAAACCAATATAAGCATACAGGTCTGCACAAGCGGCATTCTTAGAACCGTAGGTCGGCAGATGAGCATCGTCGTGCAGTTTATTGATCTTAATGTTGGGGCGATACGGCATCCGACTCATGCCATAGCCAAGGTGAGTAGTTGTATTTCCTAAATTCATATTATTTTCCTTTCTCTTCTGGGGTCCACCAAAGGGTTGGCTCTTTATACCCAAGACTCCATTTAATATCAATTACTCGTTGGTTCTTGCTTCCCATGTATGGAAGCGAAATATCTTTTTCTGCTTCAATAAAAGGACCATCTACAAGGACGTTGATGTCAGCAAGAATGTCAGCCACGAGCCCATCCTGATTCCACAATTCTTCCCACTTATATCCAGTCCAGAGCCAGACGTCTTTTTTGCTTAGAAATTCAGTCCACACACGATGGACGATTTTCTCAACAATTTCTCTATTCTCCGGCAAGAGTGGATCTCCACCAGTGAGCGTAAGCCCTTGAATGTAATCAGGTCGAAGTAAATCTACAATTTTATCAAGCGTTTCATCTGTGAATGGCTGACCACCATTCGGGTCCCATGTGGTAGGATTCTGACAGCCGGGGCAGTGATGGTTACACCCCGCGCAGAACAACGTGACTCTTACGCCTGGCCCATTCGCAATATCACATGGAACAATTTTAGCGTAGTTCATTTAACGCCCTCCATTTTTGCCCCACAGTAGGGACAATACTTAAAAGGCTTGTATTTCTCAGAGCCGATACAAGGTGTCTCGCGCGGATAGAAAAAATCTTCGTAAAACTGTTCACCACAATTAGAGCAGTGATATACAAAGTCTTCCTCGTCATCGCACGGCCAATGGTCCCAGTGTGCAATAGCACGAACTGTATTAGACTCTGCTTTCGGAAGTCTTAGTAGGTCTTCACGTTCTTCTGCTAGGAAGTCGGAATAGTCATCTCGTTCGTCATAAAAGCGCATGTGCTTCAAGCCACTGTCAATCTCATCTAGCAAAGGAGTGATATCCGCCCATTGAGCATTTTCAGGAATGTATTTCGCCATCTTAAACCACCTCAATGCTTAAACGTCTATAATGCTGCAAACACGACAATAGCAACATTCACAACTCCACAAAAGAACTTCTGTGCGCTTTCGTCATCAAAACTTGCCTTGGACACTTCAACGATAAGCTGCTCACATCGGATGCAACAGCCCATCATAATTAGAGTTGCTAAGACAGCAATCGTAAAATCAATCCACATCGATTAGCACCTCCTCGATAGGAATAATCTGACCATCAACGTAGTAGCACATCTGACCGTGCTTATTATAATAAGGAGACATATAGCCGTAGCCTGCACCTTTTCCGAACAAATAATACATGATGTGTGTATCCTTGTCGTACACCATAGGAGTGTCACCGATACGATAGAACCAGCCATTCGCTACAGTTACATTCCCTACTGAGTCTTTCACCCTTGTGCTACATCCAGTCAGTATAATCGCTGCTAGAAGTATGCATACGGCAGTATTTTTAAAAATTTTAAACATACCCTTCCTTTCTGTTAAAAGCGGAATTCTATTAAAAATCGCCAAAAATTTATTGCGATAACACGTTGATTAAATTTAACTAAAATCAGGATTGTTTTCATCCCCTGTCATATGTATCGCCAATAATCAGGCTTGTCGATAACATCGCAATTTAAATCGTACCATTGAGTGTTCCAGCCCATAAAACCAATTTCTGATGGTCCATCATTACCGTATCTGATGTAGACATTATCAGAACAAAGTTTATTATTTACCACTGGTTCTCTATCTTTTACTCGAATCCACCGTGGATCATAATCAACTTCCTTATAGGATGAAATCTCGATGCTATGATAACAATTGGAAAGTTCCATACGAACATCATCTTCAATGGACTTAATATTTTCTTTATCGATCTCATCAACTAAAAGTTCAATGGTCACTTTCTTCACGTTCATTCTCCTTTAAATACCGCCATACATCAGGCACTTTTAAATAATCAAGCCCCTTGTCCGGCATCCAATTCCCGTGCATTGAATACCACACTCTAACTTCTTGTTCTCCGTATTTTGCTATGACTGTGCTACAAGGCTTCGGGAGATTTATCGTCGAGACATTCCAGTCATCTAACTTAATTTCCGGCCAGTCAATCTTATAACCACACTGACCACAGAAATTACTCTTGTTCCCATCTTCGTTATAAAGGTATTCACCGCTGCCACAATACTGGCAGGCGATAATACCTACTTCTGTAAAAGGGTTGTTGGTCATATTTTGCCTCCTAAAACGGCACTTTTATCGTGAATGAATTTCTATCCAAAGATTTCTCAACGGAATTCCATTTATCTTTTTTGCCTCAAGATATTTTGTTTCATTCGGCTCATTATTGCGGTATTCGTACCTTATTGTGCTTTCCACTTCATAATAAGTGTTTTTATTTACAATCTCACAAGATGCCCAATTGTCGGTTTCGATAATGAGCACTTTCTTATATGATGGGTTAAGCAGAGGCTCAATATTGAAGTGACATTTTGACTCAACACTCATAAAGCACCCCACCTTTCTCTACCACATGTGTCACATACAAAGTGCCATTTATCATGCCAGCTATGAGTGCTATCGTAAAGCATAACACCGCCACATCTACTGCATTCGGGAAGGAACCAATGGAGTAGACGTTTCAAAAGTTTAGCAATCATCCAATCACCTTCTTTCAAAAATTTTCATTTTATAATAATCCCGCCAACCCACCACTTATACGTTATTTAATTGTCGCTCAGATGAACGACACGATCACGAATCTCCTGAGTTCTTCCTTGATTCCAGAAATTGCTTCCAATGTAGCCGCAAGTACGCCGTGCAACATTCATCTTACTCTGGTCACGGTTACCACAATTTGGGCACTCCCACACCAGCTTGCCATTGTCCTCCACGATCTTGATCTCGCCGTCATAGCCGCAGCACTGGCAGTAGTCGGACTTGGTGTTTAACTCGGCGTACATGATGTTGTCGTAGATGAACTGCATTACACTGAGAACTGCCGGAATGTTGTGCTGCATGTTGGGCACTTCCACATAGCTGATGGCACCGCCCGGAGATAGCTTCTGGAACTCGCTCTCAAACTTGAGCTTAGTAAAGGCATCAATATGCTCACGAACATTTACGTGATAGCTGTTGGTGATATAGTCGTGGTCTGTGACATCAGGAATAATGCCGAATCGCTTTTGCAGGCACTTGGCGAACTTATATGTAGTGGACTCCAACGGAGTGCCGTACAGAGAGTAGTCAATGTTTTCTGCTTCTTTCCATTCTGTACACTTATCATTCATATACTGCATGATAGACAGCGCGAACGGTTTTGCATCAGGATCGGTGTGGCTCTTGCCGGTCATATACTTTACGCACTCATACAGGCCGGCGTAGCCGAGGCTGATGGTGGAGTAGCCGCCGAAGAGTAGCTTGTCGATCTTCTCGCCCTTCTTGAGGCGGGCCAGTGCGCCATGCTGCCAATGAATAGGGCTCATATCAGAAATAGTACCGAGCAACCGCTTATGACGAGCCTGCAATGCTCGATGGCAAATATCCAGTCGTTCATCAAAGATTTTCCAGAATGCGTTCACATCCCTACCAGAGCTACATGCCACATCCACCAGGTTGATGGTCACGACGCCCTGATTGAAGCGGCCATAGTATTTCTGCCCCTTAACCCAGTTTCCTGCATTTGCTACATTTTCAGTCGTTCTATCAGGGGTTAAGAAAGATCTGCAACCCATCGAAGTCCAAACGCCGCCTTTGAGCTCCTTCATAACCTTTGCAGAAATATAATCAGGAACCATGCGTTTTGCGGTACACTGCGCTGCCAACTCAGTCAAGTGATAATATTTAGAATCCGGATGGATATTATCCTCATCAAGAACATAAATCAGCTTCGGAAATGCAGGAGTAACATACACACCAACTTCATTTTTGACACCTTTGATACGCTGTTTTAACATCTCTTCGACAATGACAGCCAAATCATCACGAGTCTGACCGGCAGGAACCTCGTCTAGATACATAAACACAGTGATAAAAGGAGCCTGACCGTTGGTAGTCATAAGAGTGATAACCTGGTACTGAATTGTCTGAACACCACGAGAAATCTCAGCCCTTAGACGACGATTTACAATGCGGTCGATAGCTTCCTGTGAGGGCATTTTTTCGATATCGTCATTCTGAAGCATCTCATAGAATTCGTTATGAACTTCTGCTGTAATCTTCTTACGGGAAACATCCACAAAAGGAGCCAAATGAGACAGCGTAATACTCTGGCCCCCGTACTGGTTGGATGCCACCTGCGCAATGATCTGGGTGGCGATGTTGCAGGCGGTGGAGAAGCTGTGAGGTTTATCAATACCAGTGCCAGAAATAACAGTGCCGTTTTGGAGCATATCGTCCAGATTGACGAGGTCACAGTTGCCTGTAACAATGCCACCGTCAAGTGTAAACGAATGAGTGTCTGGCTCTTCAACACACCAAGCGTCATAATCAATTTCCGGACGATACGGGGTAATCTTTTTTACGATCCATGGATTGTTGACGATTTGATGCTTTCTGAATCGAAAATCAATCAGCCGTGCGTTCTTTTTGAAATTCGTATCATGAACAATTTCAGATTCACTTGCAATATAAAAACCGGCAACAGAAGAAATATCTCGAATCATATCGGCCACTCGATCATCAGCAGTTGCGACCTTATTGGTTTTTACTGCTCCATCTGCGGCATAAAATCCATCAAATAAATGCTGTTTCTTTTTGCTATCAAAAAATCGCCATGCTTTTGCATTCAAGAAATCCTGTTTAAACGCTCCTTTATGTAAAACATAAGCATCTCCATGATAAGACTTTGGATATGTTACTGTGTCTCCCGCTTTCACGAAATAATCAGCATATTTTGACTTTTCTCCGCACAGCCGAATCGTTGTGTAATCTGTACTTTTATCAAGTCCATCTCCGATTGCAAAGCCTGTAGCCCATGCCTGATAGTCTTCTTTTGACTCTAATCCAAATTTTGCCAATTCGGGCAAAAGAGCCAATGTCATACCCTCTGCCAGGTTAGTTGTTACCGACCCATCATTTAGCAGCCAGCGATGGTTTGCGGTGCAAAAGATATGTTTAATAGAGCGACCAGACTGAAGCATGACATCCTGCATTTTTTGCTTCCCATATTTTTTTACAGTCGCAGTATGCCATTTACCGTCAGCTCCAATAACTTTTACCATTTCTCCATCATTGAAATCTCTAAATTCTTTTACTCCACTATCAGTTACAAAACGAGTGTTGCTCTTGAAGCAGTTGTGCATATGCTGGGCAAAATAATCCGCATCATGGAAGTGAATCAGACCATCTTCATGTGCCTTGACGATTTCTGGGTCGAGCAACAGACGAGCAGTCAGATCCTTTGATACCTCACCGGCCATATAGTCGCGCTGGACACTGTTGACGGTGGGGTTCTTATTACTATTCTCCTGATTGATCGCATCATTCTTAGCGTCGATAATTTCAAGGATACTGGCATTCGTCTTTTCCTTGTCGCGAATTTCCTGACGGAGCTTTCGCCAGTGGCTATAAGATTCAGCTACATCAGCGAAAGGACTTGCTTTCAACTGCTCAATGACGATATCCTGAATCTGCTCGACAGAAAGAGTGTCTGGCATCTCAGTGATATAATCTGCAATTGCATTCGATATACGAGAGTCAATACCGCCGGGAGTGGTGGTCATCGCCTTTTCAATCGCATTTACAATTTTAGACTTGTCGAACGGAGCTTTTACGCCATTGCGTTTGATTACATACTCCATATTCCACCACCTCCCTATCAATAATAACGCTGTTCACCCATCATCTTCACAGCATAATCTTCATACCAACGAGCCTTCTCCTCGTCCTGCTCTGCGGCCACACCAGGCTTAGAGCCATCACGGAAGCGGTACTTGTAAGCATTGCAAATACAGAACCAACGGACAGCATCGTCGCCAAACAACTTGCGCATATTTTCGATGCACTCTGTGCCGTTATAATGAGCGGGACCATCCACATACTCATAATCGGCAGAATCCTCGGGCTCGTTTTCGTCGTCGTGATCGTTTAAATTTGCATACTCACAGTTCTCACAATCTTCGTCGCAATCATCTTCATCGTCATCATAATGGCAGATGTAATCGCCATCATCCGTCATCTCTGCGCAATCGCAATCTTCGCAATTATAGTCGCAATCAGCATCGTCCACGTCGATGTCAACCAGACTCACACTATAGGCGAGATCATTCGGGCCAAGGGTATCGTACCCAGAAACATCAAGATCCTTTGCCAAAAGTTTCAGACAGTCATAATCCATCTTCTTTAGGTCTTCAATATCGAAACGCCCCATACGATGGCCACGCTCATCCTTTTCTCCCGTGAGTTCCAGTGTGACATAATCAGTGGCCTCTTCCTTGTTAACAGACATTACCTTCTTGTATATGTCATTATGGTTCACATAGATATCTGCCAGCAAATTATGCCAAATCGGGTCCTCCTTACGAAGATTCCATTCAACGACACTCTCGGCCCAATCGTTACTGTCAAAGAGCTGCATAGCCTTTTCGTTCAAATCATGATAGGACTTTGTAACGGCCAGTACCATCGGGACGGGCAGCTTATCAGCATGATAAATCAAACGCAGATAACCATTTTCCATAGTGACATCACAATTTTCAATATTAAACATCATATGTACACTCCTTATTTTTTGACGGGTTTATATACATCTGCCAGCTTCGGGTGGCGGCCACAGCAGCGGCTCCCCTCAGGACAGAACGGATACTTAGGATTTGCTTCACAGGACGGAACCATCCAAGCGGCAAGTTCAGGACAAACGGTAGCGACCTGTTCCTTTATCATGGTAAACATGGATCGAATTTCACTTTGAGCGCGAGTGCAAAGACGAAGGTGACTCATTTCGATCAATGACCGTGCATTGATGGTGACATAAAGTTCAGTGCAGCAGGCATTCGGCAGAACAGCACGAGCGTCTTCATTAGCGGCATTATGATATTTTTTTAAGATATAATAATCAGCTGCGATACTTCCCATCATATCTTTAAAAACATCTGCGTCTTCCCCACTGAATGGATTTACATAATCAAAGTTGTCCATCGCTACATATCTTTGCGACTGTACGCTCAAGCTGATATGCCGATGGCGGCTCAACTGCGCCAGAAGCGCTCGACTGACACCGGTGACATGAAACGTAAAGCTGATGTGTTCAAGTACGCTCTGATGTCCGGTCGCCTTGCATCCCTTTGCGATTCGATAAGTCTCGGTCGGCTGCGAATTGTAACAGACACTTGCTGCCAGCTCTGCAATACTGAGCGGATTCTTATCTGCGTCTTTCTTGACCGGCTGTGAATACGAAATCAATTCGACTTTCATTTACTGCCCCTCCTTAATAAAATCATCTACTGTTTTCCTGCCGGCCAAAACCTGTTTCACTTGTTCGGGCGACAATTTATATGTAATAACCTCACCACATTCATATCCGTAGCGCCGAATCTGACGCTCGCATTCTGCTGTGGCGCGTTCTTTGCGACCAAGCTCTCTTTGATTGATCCCTCGCATGGGACCTCACCTCCCTCCCTTTTATTCTGTATTAATTATTTCTGTCTCAATTGTGTATTCGTACTTGCTCATCGTCGAGAACCCGACCATCGTTCCACCAGCCCAAAGAAAATAATAATCATCAAGCTCGCCGACAATTTCGAATCGGTCTCCATATCTGAGCCGCCAATCAAGACCGTTGTCAGGGTTCTTTATTCTTAGGTATCGTTTCGTCCAAGCTCCCATAGCGAAGCTCCTTTAGGATTTGTCTGACATTTTTCTCAGCGTTATTGAGATCATCAATTGCGCAATCGATATAAGTAACCCCGCAATATTTAAAATGGTTTTGGGCGATAGCGAGCTCTTGTAGTGCTTGTCGATATTTTTCAACCAACAATCTTTCATGATTCATACACCGTTCCTTTCAACGCATCAAAACGCGGTTCACCATCCTGCTTTTCGACCAGTATAATGTTTCCATCGTCGGCCACAGAGTACAGGCGGAAGTTCTTGAAGATCTTGTCGCCCTTAATTGTAGCCAGAGACGTAATAACGTATTTGATATTGTGTTCTTCTGTGCCATCCATGAGCTGAACTTCAAGCCGTTCTTTTTTAGGAATAGTCAGCTTGTGAAAATCAACCATAGGACACCTCACAAATCTGCAAGCTGTGCAGGAGAAGAGATTTTCGTAATAAGCATCGCCATAACAAATTCGTCGGATTCAGCATCGTCAAATTTAACGCCATAAAAATAGCCATCTGATATTGCATAAACAACATACTGAGTTCCATATTTCGTTCTATGTTTTGGTATGAATTCGATTTCACCGTCTGAAAAAACAGCCGTTTCAACTGGTGATTTGAGACATTTGTTATCCAAAATCCGAAGGATGTGCTTAATAGTTTTCTTTGAAAGATTCATAACCTCTCCTTAGCCGTAGCTCACTTCATTTTTATCATTACGGAACCGGACAAATACTGGAAACTGCAGCGATTCAATACCGGTCTTTTTATCCTGGGTGACTTCTTTGTACTTTACTTCGATAATGCACCCGATATAATCACCCGGATTCGCCCAGACTGCCGCACGTGTTGTATCATCAAAACCTGAACCGACTCGAAGTTCATTGCCCTTATAATCAACGACCAGAGCACCCATTGTCCCGGCCAGCCGATTCTGCCCTTCATCAATTGCAGTGATACGGAGATCGACTGTATAGAAACGCTTGATTTTGAGGCAGCCGGTATGACGGGATCGCTTGTAAGGGACGTTTGTGTTCAACATCAAACCTTCCCAGTCATGTTTGACTGCATAATCGAGCCACTGAGGAATCACACCTTGATCAGTGCCTTCGTAGACCATCGGCACGACCTGGATGTTTTTGAGCCCTTTCTGCTCGATCCTAACGGCTAAATCTTCAAGCCATTTACGACGGAGTTTATATGGCGTAACAAAAGAACCATCTTCATAAGGAAGGCTGCCTTTGCCGTTCTCAAACTCATCAGTAGGAATCAAATCAAACACAACGAACTTGATCTGGCTTTTATCTCCATCCGAATTCAACATACCAGTGCCAACCCGAAATGCCTCGCCGTCTGATAGCCCTCTGCTATTACGGTATACCAGCTCGCCATCGTAGACGTATTCATCAATCAGCGATTCATCGCCAAGCTCTTTGATGATGTCGTCCTTAATATGGTCGAGGCCGGTAAACTCTTGTCCCTGACGAGAAATGAACTTGCCACGGTAGAAGGTGCCCCGGTTACCATTCATCTTGCGGCTGAGACTGAACCAGGTGCCCGGCTTGAGTTTGACTTTATCGATAGGGTATCCCTGCTGGACTTCCCAGACCGGAATGACCACTTTGCCAAAAATCTTATTGACCGTAGCAGCTTCAACACCCAGAGGCAAATTCTTAGTGAACACTCGAATCAGAAAATCTTTATGTGAAGCATTCCAGTAGATGTAACTGGCTGCCATTGACAAAGCCATGTCAGAACCGGTGTTACACTCCGCCAGGAATAAGCAGATATCTTGGAAAGTGTGTGGGAATTTATCCACGATTCGCACCTTTTTGTTGATCTTCGCCTTAGAAATTCCTGTTGTGATTTGCGGATCGAGGATGAAATCGAGGAAGAAAAACAGTGGACTCTCGCCGATCTCGTTCTTTGCATCCAACAAGATTGTTGCCTTATCAGTCTTTTTTGTGGCCTTCTGGAGCTTTTTTGTCAGTGCTTCCAGTTTGTTCAGCAGTACACCGTCCAGAATCAGCTCGCCTTCAAAATCAAGTGATGATGTCATCTTCAGTCCCCTTTCTTATTCTCTTGGTTTTTTGCGGTAGTTCATAATGGGTCAATGCTTCACGCATTTCGTGGAGAAGAAACGCATGGATCAGCCATGATGTGGTATCTGGCTCACAAAAAATGATCTGGCAGTTATATCGAGCAAGCCATGTGGTGAGACTTCCAAGCAGTGAAGCGGGTGTCATTTTACTGCGATACGCACCGCGATTAATCTTCTCCTATGAGCCATTTTCAATGAGTATGTAAGTCTTTGCCCCGGCGGTTGCAGCCCGCTCGAATTCTTTGGCAAACCGAACTCGATTCGTTGTGAAGTTACCGCAGATCTCGTCAAGTCCGGATTTGCGTTCAACAGTCACTTTATCTGCCAGCGAGAATTTTTCGCCATTCGGCAGTGTCACCTCCGCACTATAGTCACCAAAATCCAGCCGCTTACGCATATAAGCACACGGGAACGAATTGAGTCGCTGGTGTAGAAGCGGAGTATCCTTTTCGCGGTCATCTACAATAATCACCATTGACTTGAGGATCTGAGTGATTTCGTTATATGTCATTCATTCACCTCCTTTCAAAAGCGCCGCGTCATCTGACGTGTACATATTTACGAAGAATCGTTTCTTTATCGGTCTTAGACTGAATCCACTGACCCTGCTCGTCTTTTGACCAGCGGCCTTCTTCCCGCTCTTCATCGATGCGGAGGATGTCGCCCTTTTCGATTGGGGCAGATTCCAGAGTGCGGGCTTTTACTTTGAGCCGGCGCTGTTGACCGGTTTTAAGAACATAAGCCGTAACCGTTTTGTTGGAGAACTTGCCGTCGATATCCAAAACATAGACATAAGAATCCTTGAGCTTCGGCATTGTAAGCTGAATGTAACCTAAATGGTCGCCCTCATACTTAATTCGGTCCTTGATAGAGGTCTTGATTGGATTTTCATGCTCACAGATGTATCGAATTACACCCAGCCAATCTACATTGACATATTTCTTCTCGGTCTCTTTCTCACAGAGCGTGAGCATTGTATCGTGTGGAATGTAAGCATCAAGAGTAACCTTGTTGAGCTGCTTTGCGCCCAAATACTTATTGAAGATTTCGACCTGCCGCAGAAGATTATTCGGAGATTCGTCAAACTCAGAGAAGAAGTTGAGCTTGATAAGGATCTCCAATTGCCGACTGTCTGCGATTTTTCTTTTTTGGTTCATCAGCAACAAGTCAATGAAAGAATCGAATTTATGGTTGCGGAGCTTATAAAACTCGCGACTGAGCCGCTTGTTTAGATATTTGATAGACTCCATTCCCTGATAGATTTTCTTATCTGTCTTATCGTAGACATATTCATCCCGGGAATGGCGGAACTTGATTGGCATGATCTGGATGCCACGTTCGTTCGCAAGCCTGGTCGCATTGACGATTTTTTCTTGTGTGTCCGCAGTGTTTAGAAGTGCCGTTACAAATTCGTGGGTGTAGTAATAGCGATAATACGCACAATAATATGTAAGAATCGAGTACCCGGTAGCATGGTTCAAACCAAACTGATAAGAGGCCGAATTCTCGATAACCTGCAAGAATTCTTTCGCTTCTGTCTCAGCTGTTTCTATTGGCTTCGTTGAGTGGTTACAATAGCCATTCAGGATACGAGGCATTGCTGCATCCAACTCCGCTTTGTTCTTATGACCGATTGCACGGCGAACACTATCTGCATCACCACCGCTCATATCACAGAACTGTTGAAGGAATGCAATGGTCTGTTCCTGAAAGACAAGCCAACCCAAGCTATCTTTTAACAGCTCGTCGATTTCAGGCGATGGATTGTGATTTGCTTCGTGCCGGAAGAGCTTATCTCTGTAAGAAGCACCGCCGGGTCGAATGGCTGCTGTGACCAAGCTCAAATCTGCAATGCTGTGAACATCATATTTTTTGAGCGAATCAAAAGCGAAGTCTTCAACGAACTGGAAAATACCAACCGGAGACGTTTTCATATCAGCCCAAACCTTTTGGTCATCGAAGTCCATCTCCCAAGTGTGTGGGTACGGAATATCAGCCAGCTTACAGGTCTTATCAATAACAGACACTGTATCAAGACCAAGGATATCGTACTTTGCCAGACCGACTGCATGAGACGCTTCCATGTCAAGACACAGAATAGGCAAACCGTCTTTATCTTGGAAGACACCATACCTTTTATAGAGGTCGATTGGAGCGATGATAACGCCGGCCGGATGGTGAGATAGCGATACAATTGTCCCCTGCAATCCATCGAAATAGTAAAAAATATCAGGATAGTCTGCACGGCACTTTTCAGCGCTGACATCGTATTCCTTTTTCACTTTTGCGATTCGATCAAGGGAATAAGGATTTTTGGATTCATCTACATTCGGGTTTTCTCGCTTCCAGACTTTAGCAAGGGCTCGTCCAATCTCGTCGATCGTCGCCTTACCTGCCAGAGTACCCATAGCCAGAACGTATGCACATTTCTCGCGGCCGAACGATTCAAAGATGTGGTTGTAAATCATGGGACGATAAGCATCCGGCACATCGATATCAATATCACCAATCTCAACACGGTTTTCATTACAAAAGCGCGAGAACACCAGATTCCAGCGAGCCGGATCAACATCGATAATGTCGGTAACGAATGCACACCGGGAACCTGCAACGGAACCACGACTTGGTCCGAACGGAATGCCCTCATTTTTGCCCCAAATCATCAGGTCGCTCATAGAAAGCATAAAGCCCAGCATATTGGTTTTCTTAAAGACTGTAAGCTCCTCTTCAACATCTGCCTTAAACTGTGCGACTTCATATTCAGGAATGATGCCGCGATGAATTTTGTCGTTCAGCATATCATGGGTACGTTTGATATAAACCATGGCATCTGATTCAGAGGTTCCGGTCAAAATGGGATACCGCGCCTTTGTGCTCAGAGTAAAATCATTGACACTATCGGCCATCCGATTCGTATTCTCGATTGCTTCCATCCAAACTTCACGAGGGAGCGCGTCTTGCACAGTGAACGCATCGACCAGTTCATTGTAAGATTTGAAGGTTAAATCAAATTCGTCTTCGCCAGTGAACTCAATTCCCTTGCCCATCATAAGGATCTTGCGGCACTCTGCTTTATACGCATTCAGACTGTGAGTGTCAGTTGCAGCAATCAGTGGCTTGTGATATTTCTTGGAAAGCTCCCAGAGATACTGGTTATATTCCTTTTGATCGTCACAATCGTGATACTGAATCTCATAATAATCATAGGTCTCGCATAGTTTGTCATAGACTTCCTGACGAAATCCATCACATTCTGACGTGTATTTACGAAGCGGACTTGCCAGACAGGCAGAGATTTTGATGATGTTATCAGACAAACCAAAGAACTCTTCAAAAGTAATGCGCGGCTTATAATACTTGTGGTCAGCATCATAAGACGTACCCATTACCTTATTTAGCTCCAAAACGCCACGAGCATTTTTGCAAAGAAGAATCGTATGGAAGTTGTCGCGAACTTTATAGCGTCCGGCATCCATCATTTTACCGATTTCCTCTTGTGCTTCCCGTGAGTCCCAGCCTTGATAAGATTCACAGACCTCATCTGGGATTTCTGGATAGTGGTACATCTCAGAGGTAAGATATACCTCACAACCAACAATAAACTTCAACCCCTTCTTTTCTGCATACTGTTTCTTTTCAGTCCAGTTAAGGTTGTAACCATGGTTGGTAGAAGCAATCGCTTTCATCCCGTAAGAAGCAGCGAGATCAACATAGTCTTCCCATTTTGTACAAGAATCAAGGAGCGAACCTTTATCGTCGTGCAAATGGTATACAACATAGTTTTGCTCCATGAATCCTCCTTAAAACAAATCGTCTATACCGACCACGCTTGGGTCTTTTGCCGCATAAAATGACCGCTTGTTGATGCAATCCCGAAGCGGTTCACAGGTTTTACGATGACCACAGAGATTAGTACAGAAGAAATTGGGATTGCCATTTTTTTCTTCAATCTCTCGTGCAGGCCATTCGCCGCTGTGTTGCCGCTCCTCGAATTCGTCCGCTGTTTCGTTTATGTAATCGGTGCATTCTTTGCGCAGTTCATCGGTGACAGGATATGGTCTGACATAGGTAGTCAATTTGAACTGGCAGCGAATATCTTCCGGTAGATCATTGATATCGTTCGATTTGATAAATGCCTGGGTAATAATTTCAATCTGCTCACTGTCATACCCGGCGGCTTTCATCTTGGAACTAACTGTAGACCGTAGCGTGTAGCCCACTTTACATCGATCGAGCACCTTCTCGGCTGGTTTTGCACGTTTTCCGAATCCGGTTTCGTATGTAATCTTGCAATATTTCACCATGATCCAACAAGGAACGGCCGTTTTGAACCCAGCCTGTTCAAGCGCCAGAGTGTACGCGACCAGCTGACGACCATAATGAAGCAGGTCTTCATCCTTAAACTGACTAGAAGTCTTGATATCCAACACCTGCAGCCGTCCATCCGGCAAAACGCGAATCAAATCCGCATAACCTTGAAGATAGCGATCATCACGAAGCTTCAGAATAAGCAGCTTTTCGACCTCATACTCGCCTTTTGGACTGACCCAATCACGAGCCATACAGCGCATATTCGAGATCCATTTGTCGCGAATACCATTGCCGCCATCTCTCGTTTTAGGAAAATCAATCCCAAGCATATCGAGTTCGTCCAGACCGTTTTCGATGGCAGGACCGATATCCGCCTCTGTGTTCTTCCCTTCAATGATTCCTTCCAACGTATCGTGAACCACAGTACCAAGAGATGAGTACACATTAGCGCACTGTTCGCGTTTTTCGATGTATGTAAGGTATGCGTTGTACGGGCAATCATGGATGGTGCCGAGCTTTGAATAGCTGTACACCTGCGCCCCTTTGTCATATAACGCTTGTAACTCCGGGGCAATTAATCTCTGTCCCATTCACATCACTCCTTTACCCACTTCACATACTTTGTTAATCCTTCTTTATAAGCCTCACGGCCAAGATCTGCGATATTCATTTTGGAGTCCTCTTGAATCAACCCGTCAGGCCAAATGTATCCAACCTTTGTTTTTAAGATTGGATTGTTCACGATAAGTTTTTTGCATTCGTTGACCAGGTGCTCTTCTTCAAGCCCTTCGTCGTAAGCCAGAATGATTTTCTTTGGCAGCATTCGTTTGATGTATTTGGTTTGCGTATCTGATACATGACAGCCGCACGTTGCGAGGGCAATATTGCAACCGAACGAATCGCACTGCTGAACTGCTTTTTCAGATTCAAACAGAACGATATTCCCTGTTTCCTGAATTCGATGATAATTCTCGGCGTATCCAAATAGTGTTTTACTACGTGGACAAGCGATCAATGGATACCAGCGTTTATCGTGTTCACACTCGTAATTGGCGCGGCCCATGATGCCAACCAAAGAACCATCGGTTGCACGTTCTGGGATCGTGATTCGATTTGATTCCACATCATAACCGACACCGAATTTTTGCTGAGTATCCAGGCTGATACCATCTTTGATGAAGCGGAGATTGTATTTGTTAGCATACGGTTCCAGAGTCTCCTCCGGGTACGTTTTCAAATCTTCCATCTCTTCTTCATAGTCAGGCATCAGTTTTAAAAAGAATCCACCGAACGGCCAATGCGTTTTGATGTTAACCTCTTCTTCTGAGATGCCAGCCTTTTGTGCAGCGAATTTCAAAGAATCTGGAAACGAACATCTTTTGATATCCATAATCAGACTGAAAAGATTCCCCTTTTGGTTTGTAGAAAAAACAAAGAACCGAAGTGTGCCGCAGTCAAGCATACAACTAGTTGGATTTCGCTGCTCTTCCCGAGCGAACCGCAGATTATTTTTGAGAGGATTGAACTTGATATTTTCAAAGCCAAGTGCTTCAAGGATCTGAATGATTTTGTCTGGCTGATTTTCAAGCTTAGACGTTAATACATTGACATCCATTCATATCGAAGCCTCCCTTCTTATTTATCTGCGGTCATACTGGCCATGGTCATTCACAATGGTACAGAAACCAATTTCGATCCAACGGTTCCAAGCTGAATCCCACTGATAAAGAAGAGTTTGACCATCTTCATCAGAACGAGTTTTATTCAGAAAAAGAACCATATATTTTTTGTCTTTATCCATGATGAATGGCTCTTTGATTTTTGGATTATCCTTATTCCGCCGATAGGGATTGCAGTCAAATTTCTCACCGGTATATTCGTCCTGCCAACATGCCCTGGCAAATACAGCTTGAGCCACCACCTCTTTTATCTGTTTTGAGTTTGACAGACAAGTTGCGTCAAGCCAACGCTGATTCGTAGTATGTAATGCCAACTGGAAAGTGCAGATCATAGCGACCTGTTCTTTTGAAACGGTATTAAAAATGCGACGGCTGTTCATCAACAATGCCTGCCACATCTTATCGTCAACACCATCATCTGATTTCATGGTATCGTAGATAATTGCCTTTGTGCCGGATCTTGCCAGACGCTTGATGTACTGAAGCACCTTAGAAGTGTCGTTCTCGAACATTTTTACAAAGCGAATATTGGAATACTTTTCTTTTGTAATGGCTGCTGCCTTGCGAAGCATTTCCAATTCCTCTTCATTAAAATGGCCAAGACTGAGCTTTTTACGGGTGATTTTCCAGTAGTCCAATTCTTTCGTGAGGATGTGAACCAGTAACATATTTTTATATGCCTTGCTCTGCATCTCGTTTGAAATAATCGCAACGCCTGTGCCGCCTTCTGCAAATGGGAGAACCATATTTTCAAAGATAAAACTTGACTTTCCTGTACCACTGTGGCCGGCAAACAAATACATATCCCCAACAGGAGCGCCAAGTGTCAGATAATTCAATAAAGGTGCTCCGGCTGCATAACTGATTCCCTGATCCATGCCGGCATTGCACTGCTGGATGTATCTTTCATCAACAACAAGATTTTCAATCTTTGAATCGTTTCCGGTTGTCAGCGCCACACTGTTATTGAGCAGTTCGAAAGTGCTATACACATCTTCGTTCGTGGCATCATCAAAGCGCTCCGGGTGACTGAGCAGCTCATCATACTTGGTGGCCAAGATCTTGAGCGTATTCATTTTGGCGATTTGGTTGTAATAGCTGTCCGTATTTTCCGGATCGACCAGATCCATCATCGCCTTACAAGCACGCCAGCCGTTCAGCTCTTCATAGTGCCGACGGAGTGTTGGTTTATCAGCCAGATATGTATCAAGGGTGATATTGTCGATATTACAAAAACCCTGCCGACGAATGCCACGACCTACCATGAAATAGAAAACCTGTTCTTCACAGATCAGGGTTTTGTCTGTTCCTTCGTTGATGTTTTTGTAATCATCGTATCGCTGAGGATCTTTCCAAAGACAAAAAACAAAGCTTGCTTCAGTCTGTTCACGATTTGTTTCGATTCTTTCAATCGTCTTGTTTAGGTCCACAAATCGTCACCTCCGAGCAAGTTACTTACATCATTCCCCTTATGCGTAGCGCCGACATTCGACAGATCAACCATCGTGTCCAAATCAGGACGAGATTTTGCCTTGACTATTTTTTCGGCCTTATCTTTCTCATGGCGGTACACAGCAGCGATATTATTTCGAACAATTGCCATCAGATAATTAGCTTTCGCCGTATCGTCAGAAAAATTCTTGTTCGTGATTGCCCACTGAATCGCACTTCGCTTCTCGTCTAGAGTCATCTGAATAATTTCATCAGAATAAAACTCCAGTTCTTTCAGCCGTCGGAACACAACTGTCGGCATCGGCTGTCCTCCATCAAGGTCATAACCAATCAAACCAGCAATCGTATCGCACAACTTCTTATATGACTCGGACGTCCGCCCGGGCTTCTTTTGCGGTTTGGGTTTCTCCTTCCGAGCTTTTTCCTTCCGACGACCCTCAAGCCAAGCCTGATAAACGGCTTCAGACTGAAAATATCTATTGTTGGGAGCCTTGTAGAATTGCTCTTTTGGACCTTCAACTCCCGTGGCCATACATTTGACCATCTTTGATTTCGCCATATTTCCTACCTCAAATTGCCCACCATCCCGCCACTACGCAAATTAGTTGGTCATCAAAATACTATAGGTTGTATCACTTGACCAAAAAATAAGCGTTCTTCAGTTCGTTAATAGGAAATGCTGGATCACTAAATTTCAGATTGACTTTGTCCCGAATTGCTTTGACCTGAGCCTTGACATCGTCAGAGGCATTGCCGTAACGATTCTGAATAGCATTGACCCACTCTTCACGATGAGGCTCATCCTCTTCCGCTTGAGCTGCGCCAACATACTGCTTTGCACGTTCAGCCTGTACAGATTCGACATCCTTCTTCTCTGCTGCCTGCTTCTTCAGATCAGCTTCGTAAGAACGACCACCCTTATCATGTTCTGCCTTGATTGCATCGGTCAGAGCTTTAATGAATTCATCCGCGTCCAGAGGGATACGGTCCACAATATCAGCGAAACGACTCTTGGAATCAACCGAGAAGTTGTCATCACGGAAACAAATCACACGACGCTCAGATTTAACCTTGCCAACGATTTCCTCTTTACCATTGACAACATTCTTGCGCCCGGTCTTTACCTTATCAATGTCACGATCAACATAAGCGACGCCAACGACGTCAACTTTGTTCTTCAGAGAATTAAAATACCGTTTGTCCATATTGGTGGACAACATAGAATAACTTGCCAGCGTCACTGGATCAGTGATGTCGGTTTTCTTGGTATGACCAATAATAATCGGGCTGATACCAACGCGCTTTAGTTCCCACAGACGGTCAACAACAATTTCAGTTGCCTTATCAGTGGGGCCATTAAAGCCGCCATAACATGCCTTAAAGGACTTGGTTCTCTTGTCAGCAGGGCAATCGCGATTCCAAAGCCGAACAGTCTCCTCTTCCGCCATCCGCATCAGTTCATCGATAGTATCAATGACAACGACCTTCAAATCCTGATAATCAGAAAATCGATTTTCAATAATATCCATCGTGACATCATCGAAATGTTCCCAGTCCCATACAGGCTCCTGAACGATGCCTTCGATGGTGGCCTGATCTGCTTCCTTACCGCAAGTCAGGAAGATATAGCCTTCGTCGCCAACCATCTTTTCGCAGACCTGCTTGATCAGAGTAGTTTTTCCGATGCCGCCTTCGCCCATCAGATAGATGCTGTAATCGAGCGGATTCAGACTGATTTCGGTTTTCTTACCAAATTTACGCGCCATTATGTACTCTCCTTTTTATTCATTCCACGGAAGATTGACCAAATCAAAACATACTGTCGATATCTTCGGCGGCCTCTTCAACCACAGGTGCAGCCTTTGCCTTAGTCTTAGCCTTGGAGCCGCTCTTCATCATATCGTCCACGCTCTCATCAACCGCCGGAGCCCAGAGCTCATCCTCGAACTCGCGAGCGGTAAAGTCAGATTCAGCCGCAGTCTTACAAGTCTCAAACTCACCGGTCAGAATCGGCTTTACCAGACGCAGCTCATTGACCCGCTCGCCATAGATTGGGCCTCGACGGAAATCCTCCAGCTTGGAAATGCCCAATTCGATCTGTTCCTTTTGCTGTTCGCTCAGACTATCCTCGCTAAACTCAACCTCTTCGGCCCCATTAACAACCGCCAACTGCCAGTTCATATGCACCGGGTTGCGAGACTTGGTCTCCAGATAGCGCATCTTGTAATCATGAATAGCCTTATGCTTCGGCTTATCCATATCAAAGACCGCAGTATTAAAGACGGTATCGATTCTGAACATCTTACGAGCAGCGTCTGCCTTAGACCACATCGGGGTGTAGCAGTGCATAGTGATCTTACCGTCAGTCTTCAGGTCACTCTTATCCATACTGTCCTTGTCATAGTACAGATCCAGATTCATAGTCAGATGCGGGGTGTCCTTTTCGCCGGGCATAAACACGTTCTGAATCTGAAACTCACGATAAACCTGATCACTGTATTTGCCAGTGCCGGGGCGAAGAGCAAAATTGCCAGTGACAACGATATCGTTCTCATAACCAGCCAGAGCGGACTCCAGATACTCAATCATGTCCCACTCAGTAATGAACTCCTTGCGCTCGCCAAGATTTACTGTAAACTTCTTAGTGCTCGCGACCATCTTGATAACGTCCTCATCCAGACGATCGTCCCATGCAATATCGATATTATTGCCATCAACATCACGGGTTTTAATTTCATCGTTCTTAAAGCCGCTCAGGGTAACGTAGCCCATATTGGTGCCGGCTTTGATACCAAAATTGATACTGATTTTCTCACTTTTATTAAAAGTGTCGCGCTTCACCATCGGAGCCTTCCGAGAAACAGAAATCTTGCCGCAAAAATTAAAGCGGGAATAAACATCGTTCTTTTTATCTGCCATATGTAACCTCCTGTATCATAACAATCAATAATCGACTTCTTCAGTAGACTTTGCTTCCCATTCAGGGACATCCGGATAAGCGGGAATAATCTTCGGCTCGTGTTTGCAGCGGGAAATAAATTCATCCGCCAGCTTATCGAGACAGTCAGAACAAAGACAAAACTTCATTCGATCCTCGTCGCGCTTAGAGCCATAAGGAAAAACAATCTCCTGCTCCCCAAGAACAATCTCATCAATTTCGTTCAAAGTCTCACCACAGAAATTGCAAATCATAATATATCTCCTACCTAATTTGAACTGCTACGTCTTAAATTAGAATCGGAGATGCGCGTCCATATAGCATCCGAACTCCCCTTTCGTCTTTTCTATTTATAAATTCACTTCAGCTCTATAATGTCCCAAAAGAGCATTACATAGTCATCCGTGTATTTATCTCCATGAAAGTGGCCAAAATACCACATCGGTTTATGGTTCGCCGGGAATTGCTCATAAAGGTCGTCGAAAAACTCTTCGGTAGACGTATCAACCGTACTCTGATCAATGCAATCCAAGAACAACTCTTTAGGTTCGAATCGCAGCGGGCAAGTATGAGTGAGCATAATATCGATTTGATTTTGACTTGCCATAAGACGAACGACGCCCTTTACAACTCTACTTGGCTGCTCATCTGGCCACCAGTTCCCACCACACTGCAGACGATAATACTTGTCAACAGAATAGGCACCCCCACAAACCAAGGCATTCAGCTTACGCTCCGGTGTCTGAATTTTATAAACAGCTCCGTCAATAGCGAAATACTGATTTGGATATTTGGCGTCCCACAGCATTGGACCTTGAATAGCACCCTCAGTCACTTCAATTTGCTGATATCCATCTGCCTCACTCGGCCGACGTTCGTGGTTTCCGTGGATACAAAACATCTTGATCGGAAGTTTGACCGCTTCATTCTTGATTGCGATTTCCTTTTTGGATTTCGCTCCATAGTAGTTCAGGCCAACATCACCAAGGCAAATCAGCCAGTCATTCGTAGTGGTCTTATGGTTGTTGCAAAAGATTTCGATACTCCACAGACGAGCAGGGTCTCCATGAATATCACCTGTCAAATATACGCGCATCGACACCAACTACCTCCCTTATAAAATCATCACAACTGTTTTCAAATGGGCATCCGGAACAGTCTAAACCGCCATCGACACGCTTAACGCACGTGTCCACCAGTTCTTTATATTTTGTTCCCACCAATTCAAGCTTAACTCTACTCATATCTGAAGCCTCCTTCGATTTATTTTCTGGCTGGGGATGTCGGATTCGAACCGACGACGGCCTGTTAAAGCACTGGCGGAGTCAAATTCCGCTACCTTATCCACTTGGTGAATCCCCATTGTATATGGCGGCACCCAGTGCTACCTGAGCACCGCCGGGAGTTTACATCTTAGGAGTTGTATTGTGATAGAAGTATCCTGCGATAAATGATAGTCCCATCAAACAAATCACGATAATCGCAGCTTTACTGATTTCAATCCAGATCAATCTGAATCACCTCAGTTCTCGATTCGCATGAAGCTAATATCGGTAGACTGGTACACACTTGCATCACCGCTCAGAGTGCCAGCTGCCTTGTCTGCCTGATACTTTGCGTTGCCGGAACCAGTGACAATCAATCGGTTCTGATCAATACCCTGAGAAGCCAGATAGTTGGCGACGGTCTGAGCGCGATTAGCAGAGAGCTGGACGCCAAACTCGGTCTGAGAATCTGCATTGATATTACCGTTGATAACAATCATAGTGCCGTCCAGAGTCTTAGCGATATTCACAAAATCATTCAGAACAGAAGCAGCACTGGCCTGATCGGTAAACACGGAAGAATCCGGCACAAAAGTTACATTCGCGGTCTTGCTCAGCATCGAGTCATAGTCCAGATTGCCAGTGACCTGCTGGGTAATATTTGCACGAGTCTCGTCGCTCACAGTTACTTTCGTAGTAGCATTTGCAGCAGAAGTAGACTTGAAATCACTCTTGAGCGCATCGATATATGTAGTATCAAACAGTGTATTCACGAGATCCCGATTGATAGTTTCGCCCAGGTCTTCCCAAATATCGCACATCTGGTTATAAATCATCGGAGCGGTATCATTCAGAATATTGTAATTATCCTTCCAGCTGGCCATCTTAGCATTTGCGTAAGTAGCGTCAATGTCGGCGTCGGAAGAAGTGGAGTACATCGGGAACACTTCGCGAGCTGCATCGTAATTGATCGGCTGATCGTAAGACATCAGGATGCCCTGAACGAACTTCTTGACGGTATCTTCATGAGCTGCGGCCCAATCAGCGTCAAACACAATGCCGTCCATAACCAGAGAGGAAGAGGATTTCGTATCAAACACGACAGTGCTATTGGTATAAGTCTTGGCCTGAGTCAGGTACGGCTCCCAAGTAGCGGCTACATCGATCTGTCCAGCAAAGTATGCCTTAGCGGTATCGTCTGCAGTACCGAACATAATCAGATTGTTCATGATAGTTGCCTTGTCGGTATCGGACAGACTGGAATTATTGACAAACCATGCGACCAGAGTCTCGGCCTCAGAGAACTCAGGAACGCCGATCTTGGCATTGACCCACGAATTCACATCAGCGAACTGAGTAGAAGCGATGATACCGTCACCGCCATAACTGTAGTTGGTAAAAATCGGCATGATGATATTCTTACCAGCGTCAGTAAACTTCTGAGACAGGAATGCCACACGATTCGTAGTATAACCAGCAGCCTGCAGATCGCCAGAGATCAGTGCATTACTAGACTCAGTCGCATCATTGATGACATTGATATTCACCTTGATACCGAGCTGGTCAAACACAGAGCCGGGCTGAGTAGTGAGACCACCATTTGCCGTAATACAGCTCAACCATCCTGCCCACTCATCCAGAGACAGATTGATCGTGTCGTCCCCGGCGGAATTAGACGGCTTATTCGCACTGATAGAAGTGCTCGGCTTTGATGCGGCCGGCTTCTTCTTATCAAACTTGATTACACCGCCCTTGATGCCACCAACGACACCAATAGCAACCGCTACCGCAAGAACCACACCAACAACGGCGCGGCCAGCCTTAGTCAATTTGAACTTAGACATGTTGTTCTCTCCTATTTAATTTTTTGATTTTATTTCTTGGACTGAGTGTTCAATCCAGACGACTTAGAAAACGCATTCAGATCAGGAATGTTATATGTAGTCACATTTGGATTGCTCTTTTTGAGACTATCCAGATACGAACTTACCTTATAATCGGCAGTGTTTGCATCCGCCTTGTCCAGCTTTCCCTCTCGACTTGTCTGATACAGAACTTTTGCACCTGCTGCTTTTTCGCGACTCTCCTGAAGGCCATCACGAGTAGCGTTGAGCATTTTATCGGTGCCGGTAGACGCACGCAGACGATCCAAATTGGAGTACACATCAGCGACCTGTTCATTCGCCTTCAATTCAGCTACCACGTCCTTGCTCTCACGCTTCAGAGCGGCCAACTGGTTTTCGAGCTTTTCCTTGATTGCCTTGACTTCTTCCGCAGCAGGCTTCATCTTCTGGAACTGATCAGACAGATTTTCAGCTTTATCGAGCTCCTCCTGTAACAGTCGAGCGTAAGTTCTTGCAGACTCTTCATCACCGCGACTCATAGCAGCCTTTGCGCGTTCATCGTAACCCTTTGCCTGCTTCTGACAGACAGCGTAGTTATCCTGAATCGTCTTGAGCTTGCCAGTCAGGTCTCGCAGAGTATTGCAGGCGTCTGTATATTTCTCAGTCATCTCGTCAATCTTCTGAGCATAGATAGCACGGGCCCCATCCGGCGTCTTAGCTGTATCCTGCACAAAGACCTGCAAGAAGCCACCGGCAAGAGCTTTGAGCTGCTGACGGAATGACGGAAACAGAATCAAACTGCCGACCGCAACAAAACCAATACAGATAAGCGTAAACTCAGGAATTGTAAAAGAAAACATTACTGAACACCCTCCTTCCCGGCGGGTTCAGGCTTATCCTCTTCGATAAACTCCTCAATAGAAGAAATCATCTTAAGCTCGTCCTGAACCGTATTGGTGATTTTTTCAATTGCCGCACCAGCTTCAACGTTACGATTCGTCAAAGCTTCGATCTGTTCCTTCATGGATTCAATCTGCTGGTCGTTGCTCTTCATCTCGTCAAACAGAGCATCCATCTTATCGCTACCAACAGCTCGCAGGAGTTCTTTGCGCTGCTCTGCATCAGAAATAATTGCGGCCGCATCATAACCCAGTGTCGTCATCAGGTTTTTGACCGTAGCACGCTTAGTCTTGGTGGGCATCTCAGGCGGGAATGTATCGATCACATCTTTGATCTTGTAGACCGTTACTGCGTCGGCAGGATTCATACTATTGGCTTCGTAGACGGCTTCGATGTCAATAGTGTCACCCTCCGGAACCTCAGCCTGAACCTGTTCGTTCTCTGGGAAATCTCCATTGATGTAATGATCTCCGACGCCACTACATACGCGCAATTCACTTTCGAACTCAGGAGTTCCGACCGGTTCATCCGACTCAACAAGACCGAGCTTCTCGAAAAAACTTTTCTTTGCCATAATTTTCTCCTCTATATGATTTATATAATTGGTGCTCCAAGAGTTCCATCAGGCTTCACATAACAGCCATCTCGAATCTCAGAGAACCCACCACCATAATACCAACCATGCGACTCCACAAAATCAAAGAACACGTCCGTGATTTCATCAAAGTTCGCATCATCTGGAATGGTCAAGCAACCACACAGCTCAATTACATGTGCCATATTTTTCTCCTTATGAAAATTTCCATTTGAAAATCTTCTTAATACAAACATTCGTAACCCAGTCAAAAAGAATGCTGAAAATCACGATTGTCAGAATTCCAACAAACACCAGAGATGTACGACCACGAGCAGACGAAGTATAGATCAGATAGCCGATACCATACTTTGCATTCACCGTTTCCGCTACTGCGATGTAGGTCCAACCGATTGCGTACATTGTAGCGAACGATTGACAGATGGACGGAGCGGCGATTGGAAGAATGATTCGCATGACCGTGTTGAATTTCCCTGCTCCATCAATGCTGGCTGCTTCAATCACATCGTCGCTGACATCGTCTAATGCAATCAGTACGCTTGGCAACATAAATACGAAGCTGGCCACAAACAGGAAGGCGATTTTCATCTGCTCCCCTATGCCGAACCACATCGTAAGCAGTGGATAGAAAGCAGTCACTGGCAAGAATCTCATCGCTCGAATCGCCGGATACAACAGGTTTTGAATTGGATGACAGATTTTCATCAGGCAGCCAAGTGGAACTGCGATACCGGCACTCAAAGCGGCTGCTGCCGTGATACGAATCAATGAATATCGAAACGCCTTTAGCATCGTGCCGTTCTGAATCAGCAAGAAAAATTCACGGAACACTGCACCCTTCTGGGGAACAAAAATTGGCGAAGTCAAAGCTGCGCCAATGTCCCAGATAACTGCCAACAGAATTAAGAGAATCACACGATAGATCCAATCTTTCTTCGTCGTTTTCATGATTAGGTTTTCTCCTTTGGCGGGTCTTCTGGCAGAGGCATCCAGTAAGTTACATTTTTTAGCCAAAGATACTCGTTCAGCTCATACCATACCCCATCAGTTGTAAAATATCCTTGTTTCTGTCCGTATTTCTCATCATAAATCCAAACATTTTTGCTCCAAATCTCGCCGTCAGGAATTTTCGGCAAATCAGTTTTTACGGAGATCCAATCTTCTGTTTTCATTTTGATACCTCATAATATTTAATTTTTAATAAATGGCCCATGCCAGAATCGAACTGGCGTTACAGCCGTGAAAGGGCCGTGTCTTAACCGCTTGACTAATGGGTCAAAAAATGGAGACCTAAGCCTTTTTGCCGATTGAAAGCATTATCTTGTCTCCTGGATGGGTGGATTTAACTCTCCGCCATAAGTGATTCCTGATTCAATCTGGATTGGCGCCATAGGTAGGTTTCGAACCCACGGAGGTGTTATCCTCGGCAGATTTCAAGTCTGCTGCTTTAAACCACTCAGCCACTATGGCATATAACGTGGGGTTAAGGTCCCCCGACCACACATTGGCTATAATCGAGTTTATGGACTATCTGCCTATTTGTTAGAACTCAGTCCTTGGCGCGAACGGCAGGTTTCGAACCTGCGAGACTGTTACATCTGACGGTTTAGCAAACCGCTGCCATCAACCACTCGGCCACGTCCGCATATAAAAGAGGACTATTTCGTCCTCTGATTTGTTCTCCTTATGAGCTCTTCATAGACTAGCTTCTGAAACTGTTTCCATTCGTCCCCTGCCCAATCATCTGCAAAATTCCGTGTGATACGAGCCCGCTCTTTAAGATCGTTCTGAAAGCACCACAGGGTCTTATCAGATAGTTCGCTTAAATGAGGCTTGATAAAATCAATCACAAGACCAGGCATATATGTTCTACGCCCGACTGCATATCGAACAGCACAATTACAAATTGCCCCGAAATCATCATCGTGTGGATCAATCGTCGCCATAATCTTCAAGCTCCTTCCTGATTTGTTCATTTCTGATTTGATTCGTCCTGTGCTTCGCAAGACGCTTATCGCGAAGTTTTGCCTTTGCCCAGTTATTCCGAACTCCACTCCAACGTCCGTATCGATGTTCAAATTCATCAGCACCCCAACCCTGATGGCCTATGACACCTTTATAAATTTGCTGCTGTTTCACAAGGCCGACTCCTTTCTTGAAAATATTGACGCCGTTATGTAATTTGTTTGGCACGCCCAGTAGGATTTAAACCTACAAGAAATGGCAGTTTTAGAGACTGCGGCTTTGTCATTTAAGCTATGGGCGCATATCGAATCCGAATGCCCGCCCACGGATATGACGCTCGCTCTTCTATCTTGTCAGCGCCTCCACAAGACTGTTCACCCAACCACAGACAGGTATTGGTGCGACCGAGGGTAATCGAAACCCTGCCCCAAAAATTAAAAGTTTTTTGCTCTACCAACTGAGCTACGATCGCATAAAAAGTCGGCTTACGCACCCTCGCGAGTTGGCATCATCACCGATAATCAGCACCACTGTTTACAGCAATCCCTTAAAGGCTAATCCTTTGTGCAGCGTAATTTAAGATTTACTTGACTGGTGGGCCAGGTTGGAGTCGAACCAACGATGTTTCAAATGTCAGAGTTTTACAGACTCCTGCAATCGCCACTATGCACACTGGCCCATATAATAACCACAGAGGGATGTCGCCTGTGGTTTTTGTCCTGGCTTTAACGGGTCAGGCGTCCGGCATTTACCGTTACTCTTCAGAGTACTATTGGCAATATGCTTATCCACAGCGGTTCTCAAACTCGATCATCCTTTTGGGTCAAGCCCCTCCGAGTTATAGCCGCGCTACATAAGGTTTTTCAGTGTTATTCCTTCACCATGCCTACTTCGTTTCAGGATGCCAACGATAATGCGCACTTTCAATGACATAATTAACTACAAGAAACTTTCGGTCTTGTCGTGGCTGGACTCGAACCAGCGGCAATAGGCAGTATCCCACCCTGCTCTACCATCGTCTGAGCTACACGACCATATAATACTGTTTTCGAGCTGGTGAGACTCACGCACAGTTGCGTTCGGAATGCGGATCTTACATCGTCAGGGCACGCAGTTTGACCAAGCTTGCTACATCGGCCCCTGATCAGGAGTGTGACTACCTCGCTAATCCTGTTGCAAACGTCATTGATAATATCATCTTGGTGAGAATTCATGTGGATTTTTCGCCCTTGGCGGACTACCTTTTACGGAGGATTTCGACCAAACTCAATTATCAAATCAACTTGCACATTGGTGGTCCCGGCTAGAATTGAACCAGCGACACGGGGATTTTCAGTCCCCTGCTCTACCGACTGAGCTACAGAACCATATTTACCTTGCCTTTTTATGCCACTACTATGATTCTCGCAGGGGGTACCTCCCCGCTACATAGGACAAGGAATAGTAGACATAATTTTGAAGCGAGTGGGGTTCGAACCCTGCATCTCTGGTGAATCGTAGTCGCCAGCACTTTTCCCCTTTTAAGCTATCGCTCCATATAAACGGCAGGTATTGTTACGCCCCTGCCAAGGCGCTCACCATCTACCAGCCATGTGGTAAACGACGGGACTTATGTAATCGATCCACAAACCATTGCCCATGGATTTTATAAATCTTTGACCTGTATGCTTTGTTCTTTGACCTTTAGCTAGAAGTTTAAGCTTTGAACTTTCAACCTTTAACCTTTAATCGTAAACTTTAAGCTTTCCGTACATCATCTATAATTGAACGATATAACGCTCGATGTTTTTGGATATCGGATTCGAACCGATGTAACAACCTTTATGGGGTTGCGTCTTAACCTCTTGACTAATCCTAAAACCAAGTATTTTTCTTCAAAATATTAGAATACTTGCATTATGACGGCGTATCAGGCCACCTTTTATAAGTGACGACTTGCTTTTTATTATTTTGATTTCGCCAAAAACAGTGCTGTCACCAGCAAAAAGCGAACGATCACAGTTTGTTGTTTTCGATAGACAGTGAATACAGTGTGCTTTCTGAGAGATTAGTATTCGATGGTGATCTCTGTGATTGCATTGGAGGCAGACAGAACCGCATCGACCTCGGCCTTGAACTTATCGATCTTGGCGGCGAGTTCATCTTTGGCCTTCTTGATGTCAATACCATCGATCAGAACCATGGTTTCGCGTTCAATATAACTGTCACGTGCGTCTCGAATAGCCTCAGGGTCCATGTTGCTCTTTTCAGAAGCAGATGCAAGGCCCTTAGTATAATCATCCGCGCGATCGCTCAGACGGGCATTGGTCGTTTCGATCGTAGCAATGGCGCTGGAATACTGACGCTCCATCATGGCGAGCAGCTCACGCTTGAACTCGATACCATGCTGATTCATATAGATGGCTTCCGCAACAGTATAGACAACACCATCAATGGTCACATGAGTCTCTGCATTGGACTTGGAGATTGCACGCTTAATCGCATCGTGACGAGCAATCAGGTCCTTGACGGAATCCAGAGAACTCTGTGCATCCTTCTTGTAATCCTCGATAGGCACACCATTCAGTTTCTTCATGCTCTGCTTAGCAGCTGCACAGAACTTAGCCTCAGAAATCGCCTTGAGGATTCGATTCTCCAGAACCTTAATCTCCGCCAGACCGCGATGAATTGTCATAGTTTCAGTCGTCATAATTAGTCTCCTTTGTAATACATAATCTTTGATGCGGTCGCCCGCTGTTAATGGAGCTGGTGGAGAATTTCGGAATCTCGACCCCGGCATTACAAGTGCCGTGCTCTGCCTCTGAGCTACACCAGCATATAAGCGGTGGAACGCTCCACCGATTGATTAGTTTTTGAATTCGCTGCTCGATCAAAATATTTTTCTGTGGTTCTAATGAATCGAGATAGCTCTTAAATTCACTTTGATATGTAAGCACCTGTTGGTGCGTTTGATTTGTATATCGACTAGCCTTCAGATACTGCTTGTACTTCCCTGCCCCAATCTGATATCGAAGAAGTGCAGTCGAATCATTTTTAGTGTACTGTTTATGATATGCCAGTAACTGAACCCCACATCGGATACCAGTACGATCATCAAGTAGCTCATGCATCGAATTGATCCCAACCGTTTTATGTAGATACGCAAGATTAACTTCATTAACCTGCATTAAGCCGTAATCCGTGGTCCCATTTGAGTTTAGATGCGTCAGACCACTCTGAAAGCGACTTTCGTTATAAATCACACCAAGAGCGAGCGAATAATCAACGTCATATTCATCACACACAGTTTGCGTATACGATTTCAAATCATCGCCCCAGTTTTGATAGGTCTCAATTGGACCAGTTGCGACTCCTGTTGGTACATTCGTCAACAGGCAACATCCTGTAGCAATAGTTGCCGTCAGCAACCGTCTCACTGTTACATCATCTCCTTCCATTATTTGGCCTAACTATTGAAAAGTGACTTTGTTGTTTGATAAGATACGGGGCATATAGCCCCGCTCTTTATTTCTTGATTTTTGCGCACATAGTTTTATATTGGCGGTATTGCATGGTTGTGTCATATTCGCCATTACGAAACTTTTCTGCTACATAGTGCGTATCGTACGCTTGCTCTTCCTGAACTATCTGATAGAAAATTCTCAAGGTCTTCAACAACGATACTTTGATCAAGATGCCTTTATATTTTGATCCTGCTGGAAGTTCGTCAACCGCTTCTTTTTCTTTCAGATAAATTCTTTTAACGAAATTGATTGACACCGCGCCAACTTCTGTGTTTCGAAAGGAGCGAATAAGGTATGGCGTTTCTGCATAAAACAGATGATTGCCAATTCCAGAAATATAGTCAACAGCATATTTTGCGTCGCAAATCAGTTTCCACGCAATGTTGTTGGCGATGATTGTATTTCGAACCAGGGTGTTCTTTTCATCAACATCATCTCTTCTTATATACGGAATTTCTTCGCTTGAGAATCCATAATAAAGTAAGCAAAGGACCGCCGCATACATAGTATTTTTCGAATCCGAAAATATGGTTTTGATATAATCAAACAAATCATTTTCTGATGGAAAAATATAGTTACTTTTGTCGATTTTACCATTCGAAATATAATCAAGCTGATTTTTTACCCGAGTCGAACGAGATTTCCTTTGTCCGCCTTCGTAACTCCATGGGGTAGTAGTTTTTTCGTAAAACGGATGCATGAAATACTGACTATGATTGATTATATCATTGTTACAGCACCATAAAATATAATCTCGCAATATATTATGAATGGATACTGAGTAATTGTCTGAAATATTTGAAAGCCATCTGTTATAGATGTTTGAAACGAAATCATCATCTTCTATTCTGTTAAGCTCACAAAAATCCTTACCGAATTCTCTTTCGAAATCCGCCAACCGGCTGAAAGTATTACGGGCTATGCCATATTTCCTTTTATATAAAGGGATGTATTCACCTGCGGAATTCATCCGCGGGTTTCCGTTTTCATCCTTTTCCACTAAAGTATCAATAAGAAATTTTTCTTTGCGTTCCTCATCGTAATAGTCTTTGTTCCTTTTCATGATTGAGGCTTCTCCTTACACAGCATGTCTAAATCCCGTTGGGAATATATGTCTATAGACTAATTTTACACTATGTAAGGAGATTTTGCAAACGAAACCAATCGATTCTTAAGCAGAAACTCCAGGCTCAACCGCAAATGCAGTCGATAACATTGGACACTGAACGATCATCGCGTTTGCTGCTCGCTTCCAATTTTTATCAGAGAATACTCCAATCGGATCACTCAGCTGAGAATTCAATAGGGTGTCTCGACCTTCTATGACAAGAGTGGACTCCTGAGCCAGCCCTTCAACCTCACCCACGCTGTACTTAACATGGACCGGGTTGTGACTGTTCCAGCGCTTTGTGGTGAAGGGGATCACTTCACACTGGCCAGAGCTTTTATTATAGACGTTGTTGCTTACGACCAGATACGGGTGAACCCCACAGTATTTGTGGACGGCCTTTTCGTCCTGATTAGTGTTGGCAACGTAGCCAAGACGGATCTCACCGATTTTAGGGATACTTGAGCCAGCCTTAAACATAATTATGACCTCCTTGCTGACCACTTGATTTATTTTGTATCCCTATTATACTAGCGACAAAGTCACTTTTCAATACTTGTACAATGATGCATCGTAAAATTTCTTAATAAAATTGTGACAAGCTTGTCTCCGAGGTCTGACGTGAGCGTAAACTTCTCACCTCCACTCGTCTTGATGCCTTCGCAAGTAAAGGAGCTCCCACTAATCCCCCAGCAGCACGTTAAAATATCCGAATCACGCCCGTACTGCTGTTCGAGCCTTATATGACCGATGGTCTCCCCTTTATAATAGGTAACGCAAGATGTCTTGGCCGCTATCATGCTGACGTTGTGCTTATTTTGGTTGCCCCAGAACTCGATGATGTCAAACGACCGGATGTGCTCGTACAGTTCCTGGGCTGTATATGTAACCCGCATTATGCTCTCCATATGATTTTACTATCATAAGTTTTATTTTCGGTTGTTATTTTATCACAAGATGCTTAAGAAATCAACCCGGCAAGCAATTTTTTAGGTGCTAATCGTCATTGTGCGTAAACTCTTTCGAATTTCCATCGCCATCTCATATTGCTCAACAGCTTCTTCAAGGGCTTCTTCCAAATCACCTAATGCCTCATCTTCGGCTTCCCACTTGTCGTGAACTACACCATCTGAATTTGGTTCTACCCTTAATTTGGAATGATTTCGTTCGACAGACATTAAAACTGACTTCAACGCTTCATATGCTTGCATAAATTACCTCGTATCTTAAAATCATAACCATCTGCGCTTCTTCTTGCCTGCATTTCGAAATTGTTCGTTCATCAATTTTTCGTAATTGACACCGCATACGTCATCAAGGATTACATCATCATAAGGAATCCCTTTAGCTTTCAAATGGTCCCGGAACCAAAACTTTGTCTGATAGTACGGCCCCATATGACTGGGATATGCGCTGGGCCACTTGCCTAGACAGTTTGGATGACAGTCTGGAATGCTCCACCACTCTTTACGAACACGCTCACGCATTTTCTTGACTTCAATATCAGTTTCGTTCCAACCGTACATCTCCGCCAATTCAGCTTCTTTTTTCTTCTGGCTTACACTCTGTCCGAGGTTAATGCCTCCAGCAGCCCCCAGCCCCAACAAACCTAAAACGAACGAAACAGCACCACTCATAATTTTTCACTCCTTATGTAAAAATATCTTCTCTAACCTTTGGCACATAGCACCGATTTTCCAAATGTACAATCGCAGATGTTACCTTTCCGGTTCCCCAGTCGTCCAGGTCGAACTTCAGAATCATTTCAATCAATCCCATTGCGTCTTTGCACTCACGACGGATCTTTCGAACTCTCTTCAACTCGTTTTCCAGATAGCATCGCTTCACAGCGTTTGCTCGGGTAAATTCGATTGCATGTTCAAGATCATCGATCTCATCAGTGGCCTTATTCAGATCACTATAGAGCCCTGCATACATTGTCTTCAGCATCCCAAGTGTCTCATCTACAATTTTCAGCCGACTCTTGAACTCAGCCATCCACACAGAGTCTTCGACAGGATACGACACCGGTGCCAATTTCTGTTGCGGCGACTCTGCCTTTGAGATACCCGGATCTTTTAATGATGCCTTCGTTTCTTTAACTTCAGCACCCTTCGGCAGATACCCTTGTCCTCTGTATGCATTCGGCAGACTTTTGAGAACATTCCAAGCTTTATTCTCGGAATCAAACTGAACCGCCAGACCTGGGTCGTATGTCACTGTGAATTTGTTGTTGGGCTTTTTTGTGATATATGTGTGCCCATTGGTAAGAACATAGCTCACACTTGCCCCTCCTTATAGTTCCGTTGAACAAAATTCTCAAACTTGTTTCTAAATTGAATGCATTCTAAAGCATAGCGAGTTATCTTGTATTCATCAGAGCCAGTCGCGTTGTTGTCTTTCGCCCATCCAATGAATTCTTCATGCCAACTCACAGCCTTCTCGTACTCAGAACTCTCCAAAATCTATCACCTTCCCACCTTATTATAATAGGGGTCTGGGAAATCCCCTCAATGTTCTTTCAAAACGATCGACTGTCCTGGACCCAGAACCCAGCAGTTTTTACCAGCGTAAGCACAATCCTCGCAATGCCCAGAACACTCATGTGCATCGGCCGGCGCTTCACAACATCCATCTTTAAATGCTACATAAGCAACTGGCAGATTATAGGGATTGCTCATATTATAGCCAGGCCAAGATGAAAAGAAAATATGTAAATTGCTTGGAATCGTACCACCCGCTTCCATAAAAGCATTGACCAAATCATATTTCTTAGTGAATGCTAGAAATTGGGTGCGCGGCAACTTGACTGCGATACGGCACATCATTTCAAGATACTGCATATCCACAATGTCACCACTGACATGCCACCTAAAATAAAAGGATCCATAGGCGGCCGCAGTAGCCTGCATTTCAAAGCCGTCAGGGTCTGTCAACCACAGTTTCAAATTGTTGTCATATGCATTTCGTACCGACGTTCGCCAATCAAAGTGACCGACATAGCACGTCTTCGCACACGGAACGCCCAAGGCACAGGTTTTAATACGAGGCATCGAGATAGACTTGATGCTCCCCATCTTGCCGTTTGCGTCCGACACTGACAGCTTTAACATATTCAATTTTCACACCCTCACTTTAGGAGAGCGCTCTCCTTCCTCATTATAATAGCGATGTGTTTACGCAACCTTTAGAGCCATCTCGTTGATAGTCATAACTAACTCTTCGATTTGTTTCATATTGACCCGCTCTGGCAACATGGTATTCGCCCTATCATATTGCAAACGCTTTTCGTATTCTTTTTGCAGGTTCTTCAGCTCATGACTGATATAGCCGTTTTCATTTTGGAATCCACCACTGCGGGCTTCCATCAGCAGCTCATGTGCAGCGGCACGATTCGTTATGATCTCGCCCTTCTCCAGAATGTCAAATACCATAAGATACAGACGGATCATGTTCATAATGGTCTTGTTCATCTTACACTTAACATTAAATAGATCGCAAACGCTGCCAAACTTCTGCATTTGATTGTAAAACTCACCATACTTAACCGCTTCATTAAACATTTTATCTGCAAAGCTGCCAAACGAATAAACCACCTGTCTTGACAGGAAAAGTTTCTTATTTTCCATTAGCAACTTCGTAGCCGGATGATAACTGATAATCAAATCGTCTGCATTGCCTAGCTGTTCCAATATGTTCGGATTTCCGCTGCACATGAGTTCAATAGCTTTCTTGAATCCGAACACCGTAGTATCAGTCGTCTCATCAACCCAGTGCTCAAAAGTGCCAAGACCAAGTAAATCTTCCCGTGAATTCAAAGCAATACCCCGGATATCCACATTGGACCCTTCCACGTTAGTCCCATAAGCATGACTGCCGCCAATAGTAAGAAACATCAAATGCTTACCAAGATGCGGATTGGTGCGAAGAAAATCATACGGTTCGCCCGCAATGATGCACTGTAATTCTTCTCGTGTCATTTTTACCACCTCTTTACACTTGAGATTATTAACATCACAGCAATAAAGCAAAATGCCCATAACGGAAGGATAATCCATTCCCACTCAAGACAAAAATCAACAAATCGAGATAATAATCTCAAAATAAAGTTCATCATAACCCTGTTTGCACCGTATCAAATTCGATCGTCTCTCCTGTTTCTTTATTGACACCATACCCTACCACATGAACAATATAAGCCGGCCAGCGCTCTTTGTTTTCATCAATAGCGATACGAACAACGCCTTTGAAATTTTTGATCCAAGTTGCACACCAAGGCTTTTCAAGATGATCATTGTATTTTGGATTAAACTTTAAGACGGAGGCCAAATCAGCCACACATACCATACCGGCATCTGCGCAGAATTCGCCCAGTTTAACTTTCGTTTCGGGCACGAATGTAGTACAACCCCAATCACCGTAGTAAGTATTGGACTCTATTCCAATGATGCCATGACTGCTGATATCGCAACATTCAAATTTTCTCCGCTCGTCATTTGACATATTGTGAGACAGATAACATGGATCTGTAATGATAATATCCCCATCAAACTCCATAATACGATCTTCTGCTTCAAGATAACGATCTTTATATTCTAAGAATTCTTCATATTTTTCTGCCATATCTCGCAGTTTTTCAAATTCCTTCGAGATTTTCTTCAGCTCTTCATCGGGATCTGCGCCCCTTTCGATATCATGATCAATATACCATTTCGCAAAAAAGGAACTACTATCCGTTTCTGCGACCAATCTATGTACATCGAAACTATCTGGTTCCTCGTTAAGCTTTGCAAGCGTCTCAAACAGTTTTATTTCGACATCAACAACACGACGATCAATGATGTTCTTAACCCATTCAGGAATTCGATTCCATTCATCTACCAATGCCTGTGGATAGTCTTTAAACTGTTTATGATATTCTTTATTCTTCTGTTCCACCCATTCGTGTGTCATATTTATTCTCCAATCAGATTCAGATTCGTTGAATTCCAAATTTCTTGAGATATATTTTCGCCGCCATCCGACAATTTATCGATCCAAGCATTCAGCACTTCACGGTATACTGTCATATTCGGACAAAAATGACTGTTGGTGAATATCGGCATATCGTCATTACACAGAATTCTCATGATAGCAGCGCACACAGCGGCGGATCTCGATACGCCGGCAGTACAATTCACGCAGAACCAATCGGTCTTATCTGCTTCGTGATTATCCAAGACAAATTTCACGATATTCTTAGCCTGAACTTCAGTAATACATGTACCCTCCAGATCAGTAGTGCAATCATCAAACTTCAGTGGCAAGAACGTGATATTGCCTTTGCATTTCTGAAAATCGATATGATAACCATTCGCCTCAGTGATAGAGATAAACCGAATTCGTTCAAAGTGCGATTCTCGGATAAAGTCTTCTGCTTCGGCTGCGCTCATCACAGAAAATTTCCATTTGCCGCGATACATTGTAATCATAACCCACCTCAAATAATCAGTTCATAAACCTGACCAAAGTAGCGGCAGAACTGCAAACCGTCCAGCGCCTTAATTGTCGAATCAAGCGCAAAGAAGTGTACTTCAGTTGGATCAAGCAGGATTTTTTTAATACCTTTCACATCAATGTCGTCATCTTCAAACCCGGCATCAATCCGCCCCTGCTTGAACTCTTTATCGGAAGCATATGTAAACATTACTTCGTTGTAGACTTTCTCCGCATCAAAATCAATTGTTAGATCCCCTTCTGACCATTTCTGTTGCTGCGCCATAGAATCTTCTGAAATGGCAATCAATCCATAGCTTCTTTCGACATCGTTGCTAAACTCCTCACCCGGATATTTTTCTTCAAACACTTTCCGATCACGGATGTCTACTCCGCCGCCGCAGCTTTCAAGATATCTGGTGATACAAAGAACAAGCTCGTCTTTATCACTGGTATTAAACCAGTCTACTTTGTCGATGATATCCCTTGCTTCCTGAAGAGCGCTTGTAGTGTACGCAGACCAATGATAGTAAATAGTTGCGATATCTTCATTAAAAGCATGAATCGTAATAACCAGTCGCTGTCCCATTATTTTAACTCTCCTTTCTCATACAATCTCTTTTTATACTCAACCGTTTTTCGATGTGCTTCTCTTTGGTCTTTGGTTGTTTTCTTATAATTCATCCAATGGGTCCGTATATACTCATCACTTTTCGCCTTAGCTTTAACATCAACGATCAGCGAAATCGTTTTATGGGTCACATTGTATTCTTTTGCCAGACCACGAAGAGAATATCCTCCAGTTTGATATTTGCGAAGTATTTCTAATTTCTTCTCTGAAGTCAATTTTATACGACGATCTTGCTGCTCAGACAAACGGATATTTTGCCACTTACTCGCCATCTTCTTCAATCACCGGTCCAAAATATTCGCCGAGCACTTCATCCCAAATTTCGTTTTCAGGAACATTGCAATCAAACTCGTCCATAAAACGACCGGCGAGATAGTTAACATCTTCAATAACGTCGTCGTAAGAAACACCGTGTTCCTTTTCAAATGCGTCCTTATCATCGTCAAGCCACGCTAAACGTTCGTCGATAAAACGTTTTGCATCCATTTCACGATAATGTTCTTCCTGATATCGATAAGCCGCCTCGATTTGATCTTCGGTCATTTCGTATGTAATATCTGCCGTCGTACTTTTTACCTTCATCAGTTAACCTCCTCTGTAATTTTGATTCGATAATCATTGTCCTTGATTTTATCGCGAACAATCATTCCGTTTTTATCGAAATCTACGATTGACAGTCCTGCAAGAGCTAGTCCAGACTGAATCACATCATATAAATCATTGATATCATCCATCGTTTTCTCCCTCGACTTCAATCGACATCAGTTCGTCTTCGTAATTATCCATCGCGCCATCATCGTACATCGACAATGCGATTTTCTCCGCTTCTTCTTTAGAATCGGCATTGATATATTCTTCATAATAACGAATCACTTTTGCGTAAACCGTATACTCCATATTACACCCCATCAATATGGCTGGCCATCATGTCAGCAGTATGAGTCCAGAGCACATTAGGATACTTTTGGATAGCGTTGCCATAATATTTCCACTCGTTCGTGTCGGTTTCATAAGCTCCCATGTGCCAACGAATACAAGCGATTTCCTCTTGGGTCAAGGTAACACAACTCGCCAACATACAAATGGACTTTTCTCCATGGTGACTGTAGATGGAATCATTCCTATAAGCATATTGATACCCATTTTCTATATCAGTCAGCTTATACTGATCCATTTTACAAACATCGTGCAACAGACCGACAACAAATGGAGACCCGGGATTGTCCCACTTCAGATCCAATTTCTCCGTCAACATCAGTAGATTTTTTGCTACCGTCAGGCTGTGCTCTGCCAGACCACCCGGATAGTTTCCATGATATTTGGTAGAAGCCGGGGCGTCCCAGAATCCGTATGTATTAAGAAAATCTTTTACGATAACCGCTTTAGTTGGCATGAAATATTTATCAATCATTTGAAGTGTTTCAAGTTTGAGCTGCTCTACATTATGTTCTTTCATATCGTATACCTCTTATTCATACCAATAAGTTTCTTTATCGTCTTCATCGATGTCATCATGATTTGCAGCTGAATAATCCACGCCGTCAATCGTAACATATTCTTCGTCAAGATGTTCCACCATGTCTGCATTTGATTCCGACACTTCGATATCGAAAATCTCTTTTGTTTCCGTATTCACCTTGCATTTCGCAGTGATCTCAAAACCACCGTCCCACACAGAGGTAAACATGGCGTCTTTAATATTTTCAGGGTATTTCGTATCAACCACCTCGCAGATTGCAAAATCCCAATTCCCATCGCCAAGCTCAAAATGAGCGTCTGTCACATAGGCACTGTCATTGTTGATTTCAAAATCAACTTCCGTTTCTCCGCCAGATTGACTCACGATTTGCTCAACACGTTTTCTCATCTCTGCTTGAGCCTCATCAAGAGTTTCAAAATAATCAGGTTCGAAAATTTTCCGTTCGTTAACGGCGATCAAAATATACTTTTCCACATTCATTCCTCGTATATGCCTCACTTCATAGCGTACTTGTATCTATGTAAACTACATCCTTTTTGGGCTAAATATCTCATTCTTCGATTGATTCCAACAGAGCTTACAGAAATGGTCTTAAAATATGTATCCTTGTAGTCACATAACTTTTTATATTCATCGCTCTCATGATAGCTTTTCAACTTTTCACAATGATCATGGCAACCCGGGTGACGCTCTGGTGCTACGCAATACTGGCATGGATTTTTCATATCTACACCTCAATTTTCAATAATATCTCCGTCTTCAAAACGAATAGCGGCGACATAATTTTCTTGTCCCTGCCGATAACCGACCGTTTGGATATTATCAAACGTAGAATTATATTCCGTTATTGAAATCAGGTCATCCCAATTAGCCGTTTTCCCATCTTTAGAATAAAAGATACCAAAGCCCGGGTAATCGTCAGCGGCTCCAGTTTTAATGCATACAAGATATCCACCTGGTATTTTAATCTTGGCGTCGGTTTCAATGACTGGAATCATATGATAGCCTCCTTACAATTTTCATTCTGGTAGCGGTTATGTCTACCCTAGTACCGCCAATCACCTAGCATTCGGACATTAACCGAAAATAATAATCTCTTCCATATTAGGTTTCTTGAATCTTTTTACAGCTTGTATATGTCATCCAGTTATCCCAAACGATGTCTTCTTGATGCATGTCTGCGATTTTATGAGCTTCAAAAGGATCTTTTGCTTCAACCAGAATGTATCCCTCGACTTTCACATCTACTCTGTAGCGCATGATTTACACCTCAATGTCAATATCAAAAGAAGTAGTCCCATCTTCGTTCTCCCGATAATTCATTTCAGCGAGGGCATCGTTACAAGCCTTTAACTTCCTTTGTACTTCCCCTACGTTTGGATGCCTTAGAAGATACTGAAATCGTCTCGCTTCATCGGCATCCAAAATTATATCGCTATTGACGTAGTGCATTTTATTCCTCGTTTACAATCTCGATCTGACACATCTTCATGGCGGCCAACGCATTCTTGTGGGACTCAGGAGTAACACCGGCGCAGCAACTTGCATCCACAATGATAGGAACCTCAGGTAGTGCCGCCTTAAGCAGAAGCGCATTCGAAATGACACAAATATCCGTGCAGAGGCCGACCAGAGTGATGGAATTGATCTCAAAATCTGCCATTTCTCCAATTGTAGAGAAATGAGAGTCGCATAAATCTTCCATTAGCAATGTCGAACCGAAAGTTCTCTTTTCGTAAATTTTTGCTTGTGGATCTTTCATTTCTGGCAAAAGATCATATTCGATTTCATCAACAAATAACCAGCCTCTCGTATGTTCAATACAATGTTTTACAGGAAGATGTTTGCCTTCCTGAGTTTCGAGGTAGTTGTCAAAATGCGTATCCTGCGTATACAGGATTTCACCCTTCCAGTTCTTGATCTTCTCCACGACCTTTGGCACAATGGCCTGAGCTTCAGGAGTGCCAAGAGCGCCGGTTACAAAATCGTTTTGCATATCAACAACAATCAGGACATCGACCTTTGTCTTTTTCATTATGATTCTCCTTAATCAGCCTCACCAGTCAATCGGGTTTGAACTATATGTCGGCATCGGAAGCTGCTTGAATGTGTTTGCGTAGTGCATTCGATCAATCTTGGCGGCCGTAGCGCTATCGCCGCCGAAATCTCCAGTACGGATATACTTGTCAAGGAAGTCGTAAGTAAAGCCGAAATTGTCCTCGTCGGTTTTGCCAGTCAGTCCATCTGCAGGCGCTTTCTCGATAAACTTTTCCGGAAGACCAAGTTCACGACCAACAGCCTTTACTTCGGTGACGGTCAGCTTACCGAGAGGGCTAAACTGGCCAAACGCATCTCCACCAATCGTAGCCCAGCCAATATATGACTCACTAGCGTTGCAGTTATTGCTTACTCGCCCATTCATACTCTGAGACACCATGAACAGGGTCGCCATACGGATTCGTGCCGGCAGATTCACACGAGCCTGCTTGGAATCACACAGACCGGCAATTCGTCCCTTAGCCAGCAGCGTGTTCACAGTCTCAGCAATATTGATCTCGAACGACTTGATGCCAAGATGCTTAACCAGCTCTCGCGCCACATCGATGTCTTCCTGTACACCCTGCGGCATCAGAACTCCGATCACACGACCATTGCCCAAGGCTTCGCAGCACAGAGCAGCCACGATACTGGAATCCTTACCGCCAGAGATGCCGATCACCGCGTTGCAATCAGGGCCATTCTTGCGGAAATAGTTCCGAATCCACTCGACGATTTCATCCTTGGTTTTTGCTGCATTAAATTCATACTTACGCATATTAGTTACCCTCCAGTTTCCACAGTTCTACATCGACACCCTGAAACGTGACGTCGATTATTTTCTTAACCGTATCCCAATCAGCCCCACCACGGACACATCCGATTTTATACGGCATAGCGACCTTCCAGTTAAACTGCCTTGCCTGCTCTGCAACATAAATCAGGGCTTCCATCAATGCGCCAACTGAAGTGTACTGAGCGCCACCATAGCCGTATTTATCCTGGCCAAAACAATTGGCGATACAAAGCTCTTTGCGACCACCATATACAGGGACGATCTGAGCAGTGCCAAGCAGCCCAGCAGTGTAGTTCTTATGAAGCTCACATAATTCGTGATATTGCTCATATACATTCGGGAATCGCTCGCGAACTTCTTTAGCAACGCCTGACCCCATGACGCCCTGACAATTCACCTGATGACAGATAATGTCTGCGTCAGAATCAAATACGTTGCCTTCTTTGATAACAACTGCCATGTTTTCACCTCCGATTCGACAGCATCTCTGTTGGTTACTTGTCATCTTTTTGATTCTCTTCGAGCCAATTAAGGCATTCTTCTTTTGTGGAGAAGTCTTCGACCCATGCCGAATGCTCAGAATTATCGATTCCAACATAACGGTCATTTTCTTGCAGCCAAAATCTATCAGAAGACGATTCCAGTGGATGGCTGATTATTTCACACGCCGTTTCGGCACTAATTTCGAGAATCATTAAAACTTCCCTTTCCACAGTCGGTCGCGGACTTCCTTCAGACTGTACTCCTTGATCATCGCGCCATTACGGAATACGGTCTGCAGAAGATTCCCATCCGAATGCGCGGCATGATTCATCAGACCATCTGTGCAAATCAGCTTCCCAGAATCATCCTTGGTGACATAGCACATACCCTTCAGACTTTTCTTGAAGTGATCGGTATCGGTCTTTGGGTCTTTGAAGATCTGGATCTCCTTGCCGTTAACCACGCCATAAGTTGCCTTGACTGCCATGCCGAACGTATCACGGGTGAACGGTTTCAGCTGCCCATTCTGTTCAATACACTGCATGGAGAAGGAACCAACGCCGAGACTTACATTGTTGCAGGCGAAACCGTGTGCTTTGAGTTCGGCATAAATCTTTTCACAGCGCTGCACAGTAATAGAGTCTCCATACAGAGCCTTTACATGAGGGTCGAGCACCTTATAACCCTTGCTATTGACTGTGCCGCCGAAGATGTCCCACAGATGATAGACGGTCTGCGTAACGATTTCGACCGGGTCACCAGAGTCGCCACGAATCAGCAGCGTGCCATTATGCGCCATGATTTCATCCTTGAGCTGCGGCAGAATATTATCGACCAGATTCCAGTAATCATAGGAATCAGACACCATACTGAAACTCATATTCGGATACAGCTCAGTCAGCGCCCGGCGGATGAAAGTGATCTCATCGCCATCGACTGCGAAGTTAGAACACATCACACTATGCTCTGTGCTAACAGCGCCAAACGCAACAGGCTCTTCTTCACAATTGCAGCGATACATTTCTTCCAGATACGGAATCGCAGGTACAGTAGCCGTATTCAGAAAACTCAGACACCAACCGGCGCTTGACTTAACTGCCGACTGCATACACTCCTGACCGCGGAAGCTGAAATCACCCAGAGCACGAGCATGGGGCACACCCTCTTCAACGGTTTCATCGTAATACTTGTCCACGATATCGCGATACAGAGTTCCGACCGTTGCAGAAATCATCGGATGCCACAGCTCAGAACTCATAAAAGATTCGAGGAACTGCGGAACCCATGCGAAATCAGGGTGCGTATTGCTCATCTCAAGGAACGGCACATGGATCGGGCAACGAGTACCTTCTGGCAGAGCCTTGATTTCAACAGGAAGATATCCCAGATCATGTAGTGCTGCAATCTTGCTCAGATCGTAAGCATCCTTGCCAATGGTCGCATCCAGATATCGCTTATACTGAGGAATTACAATACACTTTGGTTCGTCGAAGAAGTTGTCATTGAAATACTGCACCAGATAATCCTTGCAGAATGCCTGAATGCCGAACACGACGACTTCATCCACGCCATCCAGACGGCTCATACGAGGAGTAAAGTAACTGACCAGCTTGGTGGTGCCGGCCGGAAACTGCTTACTGTGAGTTGTCTTGTAGAAGTCACACAGCAGCATTGGGTTAATATTGATCATTTTTAATCCTCCAGTCCAATTTCTGACCACATTGTCCGCAGTAGTGATCATATTGACCAATTAATGCTGTATTACACTTTGGACATCGGTAGCTTCCATATTTTGGATCGATTACGACCTTCTTGCTCGCGTTTCGATTGAAGTAATCACTAAGAACATCGCTTATCAATGCTTTTTCAGACCAGTATGCATCTCCATATCTGATACTTTTCGTTAAGCGCTGATATGCACTAAGGATTTCACCTTTTGCATATTTCATATACCCTCCTAAATTTTAGTTTTTATCAGGGACACGCAGCTCTTTTGCCAGCTTATCCAATTGCGTTGCAAGCCCCAATTCATTAACCGTAATTGGAAATCGCTCATCACCAGCAGAAGCATTGTTTTTCAAAAAGTTTGACACTGCAATCGCATAAGCAGAAAGCTCATATCTGTTCATATCCATTCCTCCTTAAATTGGCAGCGTTGGAAGAAAAACATCTATGATTTTTGAAATTACAGACTCACTGCATTTCCAAGCATAAACATCGTCAGCACTGATATATTGTCCACTTTCTGTGTACCAGCACTGTTTGTTGTGGTCATAATGGCCTTTTACGATATACTTCCTTACCAGATTCACTTTGAACATCACAACTTGACCGTTCATTGCAGGAAGTGCTTTATCTGTATCAATCCAAAACATATTTAGTCCTCATCCCACTTGTGTTCAAGGACGGTGATCTTGTCGTGATGGCCGGTAAAGATACTGTCCGTGGTATATACCATATGAATCAGCTCTGGGTCGTCAAACAAATGTCCACGTTCTTTATCCAAGATACTGTTCTCACAGTGGCTGACATATATATCGATATCACCAGCGCACAGCATCTTCAGCTTTTCAGCCGAATAGAACATGGTGCCGCCATAAGAGCAAATGTCATCAATCATCAGAACTTTGCCGCCCTTGGGCGGATAGCCTGTCACATCCAAACCCAAGATCTTACCAGTTGTCCACTCGCGCTTCTTGTCTCCGTGAATGATATAAGCTTTACAACCGACATAATTCAGTGCCCCGTGAACAGTCTCCTCATATCGTTTCATTGCGCCAGCATCCGGGAAGTAAATCACGTCAGGCTTACTCTCTTTGATCGCTTTGCAAATCTCACGAATAGGAGTAAGTACCTCACAACGATTAATCAGAGCCGGAGCCACATCGCTGTGAGGATCAAATACAACAACGCGGCTGAACTCACATCGATTGATCTCCTCTGCGAACCACTTGAGAGTGAACACATCCTCGTCACTATGAACGCGATCCATACGGGCGTTCGGGATATACGGCATAAACAGTTCGACTTCTGCCCCATTATCCCTTGCGTCCTTTGCGATCATAATGACCGTGGGAAGTTCGGCCATGGATTCAAATGTCCAGACGATACTGATCACATTGAGATAATTGATAGTCAGATCCTTCTTGATCAGTGGAGTGCCATCAGGAAAAGAACTGATTTCATAATGATTTGCTTTGACCATATTGGGCCTCCTTAGACTGCGTAATGCAGACTGCGATCACTGCGGCGTTCAAACACAATACATTTGATAGTTTCCTTTTCGAACGCTGCATAGTCTTCCTTTTCCCACTCAGTATCCTTGTCGTAAGGATTTATAACATCCAAATTTTCACCCATAATCAAGCACTTATTTGTCTTAGGATCAAACTCAATATCGTTAGTATTGAATCGAATTTTAAAACTGTCATTTCCGACGATCGGAGTAAAATAATCGGAATACTCTTGACCCTCGCTAAAGAGATCGTAACTGCCAGTAGTAGAACCCCTTTTACCGCTTTCAGTTATTGCGGTAATCTTGTAACTCAAATCGTCCAGGTTGACGATGTTCAAATCCAAAATCGCATCCTTAAATGCAGTGCCAAGGTTCAATTCAAATGCAATAGAACGCAGGCAATCATAATTCAGCGCGACACGAGAAGAAAACTGAATGACAGATTCGATTTCTCCATAATACTTGGGGTCGAGCTTGTCCTGTAGATAAGTGCGAATTTCGTCCGCCTTTGGATAATCAAATCGGAAGTGATAATGGAAACGACCGGGACGATTTACCAGATAGTCATTTAGGCTTCGCAGTTCATTGCACGTGACCACAAACAATTTCTTACCTGCGGTAGTGCCGTCGAATAGACTAAGCAGAGTATCCTGTGGCGTATCGTCATCTGTTTTACGGAATGTTTTATCAAACTCGTCAAACAGAACCATAACTTCCTGTGTGATTGACTCAATAAAACTTGCAATCCCGGGGACGTATTCACTCACCAAAATAACAGGATAGCCCTCATCAATAGCGGCCTTAGCGATCATTTTAGCAGTCATAGACTTACCGATGCCCTTATCACCGCTGAGGATTACACCAAGATTCCGAGAGAACACCTTGAACGTGCTCATCACCTTCGCTGCCTTCTCCCCGGCGGCACCATACACCTTTTCATCAACCGCCATGTCAGGACGACGAACCAGATAAAAACCGGTCATCTTGGAAAAGCAGATATCGTATGTACCTGCGGGAATTTGGTCATATGCTTTCATGTCATCGCCATACAGATGTAAACGGCCAGAACTTTCAACAATTTTCATCGTAATGCCTCCATCAAACTTTCTTCAACATATTCAAAACCTTTATAATCCTCGATGATCTCGTATTCTTCTAATGAAATCCAGCCTCCGCAACATAAGCACAAAACCTTTCCATCCCCGAAGAGAATACCCATATGTTCATCGTTCGGTTCTTTCAAATCTCTGAATCGTACAACGCCAGCCGCTTCATTATCTTTCACGACTAACCACCTCTTAGTTCAGCTCTTCCAGCTTCTTCATGAGCTGTTCGACATCCATATCTTCCAACTCCTTATCCTTCTTCTTAGCCACGATCTTCATAATCTTATCGCGCTGCGCCTTCTTCTCGGCAGCATTCACACGAGCCTCGGACTCGGCCAGCTTGACAGATACGATGTACTTGACCAGCTCAATCTTGTTTGCCAATTCAGTATCCTCGGCGCTCTTAGCGGCCAGCAAGGAGTCCTCATCGGCGGTCTTCTTCTGGCGGTTCAGAGTCTTAAAGATTGCATCCAGAGCCTCAACGTTCAAATCCCACAGATCTTCAACAGTCATAACGCCCTTATAGTTGAAGCGATAGCGATTACGGGTTGCAATTTCAAACAGATTCTTTTCCATAATTATTTCTCCTTTCAGATTTATAAAAGTGATTCACAAACACATTCCTGTTCTACAAAACTTTGGGGTATCAGCATTTGTTCTGTCCAATAAAAACCACAGCATTTTAGCTTTACAGTTTTTTGAGACTTAGAATACTCTTTAACCTCAGATTCCATTCCAGCAAGGCGAACCATATTCATTGTTGGAATTGTACGATAACCGGCATTCTTGCCTCCAAATGTTTGGTAGACCGTATTGATATTCAAATCCGGACGAACCACAACATGATCGCCAGGCTTAAATCGAAGTGGAATTACATGATCCATAACGACCTCACAGAAGGGATTCGCATCGGCATTCATTATTATTTTCCGAGCCTTCAAACATATCGTCGGTCCATTGAAGACTATTTGTTTCTTCCACATAATATTGGCCGGCAGCAGAATAATTTTTAATATGGACAAGCTGCCCATGGAGTTTGACCATTTTATCTGTCACGACATTACGATTGCCTTCTGGATAAGGGCCAGACGTCATATCATAAGAGGCTGCATATTCGAGGTCGTCTCTAACCCAAACGGCCTCTCCTATTTTGTACTGATAGTCCATTTGGCACCTCACAGAAGAGATTCGCAACGGCATTCGTCACCAGCTAGACCAACGAACATATCGTCGGTCCATTGCCCCGGATCTTCTTTGATGTAATAAAAACCATCCCGAGAATATCCAGAAATATGAACCATTTTACCTGCGAAATTTAACATACCACCAATAGCTACAAGACATTGCTCATTTTCATTCACCCCAGAACGCATCCAATAGTCGTGGCCACATTTCAAATCAGGCCGAACAAAAACTGCGTCTTCGGGCTTGTATCGATATTCCATCAGATCACCTCACAACAGCGAAGCACAAACGCACTCGTTTAAATCAGCCGGCAGCAGCATTCCATCGGTCCATGAGAAACCATATTCTTTAAGTCTATATCCAGTTCCCCCATCACAAATTCTTTCAATCGTAGCAAATTTACCAACCAACTGTGTCATATTAGGTGTGATACTGTAAGTATATCGTCCACGCATTGGTCCCGAATACATCTCACACACTTTGCCCGCTTTAAGATCCGGACGAATCATAACCTTATCGCCGACATGATATTTAAGTTCCATCAAATCACCACTTTCAGAACTCGCTCCGTTGCCCCTTGCACTTTAACAATAAAGCTGTTGTGCTGAGTCTCAGAGAAACCAACACCAGACAGCTGATCGTCCACCGACTGAACTGCCATCTGAGAACCCAGCGCCTCAAATACTCGCTTATGCTGTAGCAATTCCGCCTTCAGGAATTCGTTGTAAAATCCGTTCGGCTTTTCAGGGTTGACGCAATCCTTGAGCATGAAGAAGTAGTGACGATTGCCATTGCCGGTCTGTTCGTCCCAGTAGTTCGGAGAGTACATCGCCACAGACACAGGTACGAACTGATTGGAATTCACTCCCCAAATTTCGCGTGTGCTGGTAGAACTGGGCAGCAGCTCCTTGATAGAGAACTTGCCATCCTTCAGCGTGACTTTTGCCACGGCGACATTCTGACCACCATGCAGCGGCTTATCATAGTTAAACGAGTAGATGTTGCCATCGAACTCGATCTCGGCGCGGAAACCAGTTTTACCGCCACGACTAGAGAAGCAGTTCACATAGAAACTGTACTCGCCTTCCTTCATCTTTTTGATATCAGGCCAAGTGATATTCTCAACAGCGGCCTTATAGCGAATGGGACGAATAATATCTACGTCCAGGCGGCCATCAGTACGAGGGTGCCACTTGCTGCCGAAATAGATGTGATTCTTATCGGGTTCAATGCAATGAGCATCCTCATCATTTTCATCCCACTCGCCCGGCTTATCGTTCCACTGAATAGAGAAACGCAGCACGCCATCGACTTTGCCGCCAGCATTCTTGACGTTCTCCCGAATCTGGCTGTCAGTCATGTTGCCGGTATATGCCCAACTGAAACCATTAGGCCACTTGAACATAGACGGCGCACTCTTATCCTGAGGCGCAATTAGAGACATCATATTCTTTTCGAACCGATTCTCCATGAACAGCTCTAGGCCCGTTGCAGTCGGCAGCACGTCTCTGATGAACTTGTCGATGCCGATTTCCTCCGCGCGGCCGAACTTCTTAGGATCGGTGCCCATAGATTTTGCCATTGCCTCGAACGGGTTCATTGCCCCCATCACACGAGGAGCGGCATCGCGGTTGCAGAACAGAATATTGTTGGCAGTAATATCATCCAGAGTGGCAAATCGGCGACCCAGACTGTTCATGTAACCCAACTCAGTAACGGTTTTCTGTGCATCTTCCAGCATCTTCTTAGTGAAAATAGCTTTGGGACGCTTGTAATTGGTAGGAGCGACAACCTTCTCAAAGGCGGTAACGGCGGAATCCACATCCATACCTTCGCTCAAATTGATAAGAAGGGTGCCGATAGCGGTGTTACGAATACGAAGCCGGTTCATCGACGCACCGCCGGGAGCCATCCAAACATAAGCGGACTTCTTTTCATCAGGCAGACGATCATACGCTCGCTTATCGATTTTGAAGCCACGAACCAGAGATTCAAACTCCTTGCCGCGATACAGGCTGTTCTGCGCAATCAGCTCAAGTACGGTGTCCACGGCATCCATGGTCAGCTCCTCCAGAGAACGCTTGAACACATTAGCAGAATCACGCCACTCGGCCATCTTGGTAGTCACATCACAGGAATTGACAATGAACCGCTGAGGAATCTCGACAGCGAAATGATCCCAGGTGTGAACCGCCTTATGATTAGCATCATACTCATAGTTCATCTCCGTGCCGAACTTGCCATCAGAGATCATATTGCGGCTAACATAATACGGATTCACAACAGCGCAGGTTTTCACATAAGTAGCCAGCGCATCCACAACCGGCTGATAAACGTCGGACTTGGTATCGAAATCCCAGACGGTGACCATCTGACCATCCATAAAGGAAACCAGCTTACCAATATTCTTTACGAAACGACGGCAGCAGGAGCAATCATACTCACGCCGCTTACGGAAGATTGAGTTCGTGCCAGCCGGGAAGCTGTCCAAATAGAGATCATATAGCTTATCCTCGTCTGCATTGGTGATAAACAGAGGTGCGCCATCCTTCACCATCTCATTGAAGTGGTCCTGCAGCAGCGCACGAAATTCCTTAAAGTCAGACATTGTTATTCTCCTTTAAAATATTTTTAATTTCTTTAGTAACTTCAAAACCATGCCATACCCAACTATATTTATCAGTCCACACCTCACCAATCGGATCTCCATCAACGATATCCGTCATCCTACCAGCTTCTGGAAGATCCATCATATTAGCTAGACACTCTTTCGTCTCTTCTTCGATAAATTCTACTGCTTTTTCTTTTGAATTGAAAAAATCGGGGCTAAAAATCTCGCCTTCAGAGCTGGATTCAATAACACACCATATCTCTTTCATATTGATACCTCATAACAAGCTTTCACAGAAGCACTCTTTTGGATCTTCAAACATAGACTCTGTCCAGTTCCAATCGACTCCCTTCAATCCGTAAAACTTTCCATCGAAGGTATACCGGTCGATTTCAAAAGTCTCGCCTCTAAGCTTTGCCATACCAGAAGTGCAATAAAGAGTTTTCTTGATAGCAACTGGTCCGTACAAAACAGGATACAGTGTGTTCTCTTTCAAATCAGAACGGATTGTAACCTTGTCACCCGGCTTATATAGAAGTTCACTCATATCACACCTCACAACAAACTCTCGCAGTAGCACCCATTCTCTACTAGTTCTAACATTTCATCAGTCCATCTCCAATTTCCACAAGAATTTTTTTCGTTAGGGTTGTCGTCGATATGATAACAACCACAGGTGGTATAACCCAGTATCGTATGAACTTCTCCGCCGCGCCTTGTCATAAATTCATTAATTCCGGGATTATAGCCATCCGAAGGGCCGGACTGCATACGATAAGACTTATTCTGATCAAGCCCCTCGCGGATTCTTACAACATCTCCGACGTTATAAAGATATTCTTTTGTCATTTCACACCTCACAGCAAAGAACTGCAACAACATTCATTCGGAGACTCAAACATATCGTCAGTCCAAGCAGAACCGCCGTAGTCTTCTTCAATAATGTATCGCCCACGTCGTTTGTCTTTGATATGTACAGGTTTTCCTAATTTCTGAGATTGGCCATAGCTAAGCATTGCATACTGTTCATCAGCTCGATAACCAGAACGCATATAATAACGAGTATTATAATCTAAATCAGAACGAACAATAACTTCTTCTCCGTTTTTATATCGATAATACCTCGATGCCATTTCTATCTCCCCCGTCGTTTAATTTTATAGTAGCGAATTACAACAACATTCATTGTATGCTAATCCAGAAAACATCTCATCTGTCCAAACAAATTCATCAGTTTCCGAAATCAAATAAGCACCATATTCATGAATCCCAAAAATATGAACCGCTTGTCCCCTCATAAGGCACATATCCGGATGAATACCCCATGTTTTATCTTTATATGGGCCAGCAAACATTTTGTAGCTTTTATATTTATCTAAATCCTTTCGAACAATAACAATGTCTCCAGGTTGATACATATATTTTTTGGTGTTCTTCATTTACAGGTCCTCATAATAACGAGCTGCAGAAGCATTCGTTTAAAGGCTCAAACATTTCATCAGACCAAATGCAGCCATTAATTCCTTGTGCTGTGTAAACGCCGCGAGCTAATTCAATTTTTTGAATAACAATCTCTTTTCCTGCGTAGTCCTTCATCCAAGAGTAGATTCCCCAAGACTCGCCTTCACTTTTTCCAGACAACATTTTATACTCTTCAGTATCCGTAAGATCAGGTCGAACATAAACCCTATCGCCGGGATGATATAAATAATTCGTCATTTAGTTCCTCCATCCTCAAACCATCCTGAAACGCGATCGGACATCTTATCGATTTTATCCTGATCTGCCTTAATGTATCGCATAGTAACGCGCTTATCACTGTGTTTGAATTTCACCTGAAGCAACTCCAACGTATCGCCAGACGCCTCTGTTCCATCTGCTGTTTGAAGAGCTGCCATTGCATAAGTTTTACGCATCGTATGAGTAGACAGGTCAATATCCAGCCCGCATACTTTGCCTGCGTTTTTCAAGATATGATAAAAACTGCGCACATTTAGAGGACCATTTTTACGACTGCGGAATAGATAGTTCTGCTGATCGATAGAGAATTTCTGTTCATCTCGATACTGTTCCAGAACATTCACAGCCATTTTGGGAATTTTACAGACGTTGATTTTGCGCGTTTTTTCTTCCATTAGTTCGAGATGTTCTTTCACAGAACCATTCGACTCATAAACATCTCCTGTTTTTAGGTTCAACAAATCGCCGCAGCGAACGCCGATACTACAGCCAAAAATAAAAATCGTCTTATTCCGCAGCTGAAATTTAGGATCTCCAGTAGAGCCCAAGTAATCAGCCAGTTTCCAGAAATCTTCTTTCGAACGAATCGGATCAGCTGGTGTGGGCTTTCTGCGCCCATCCTTCGTATAGAGACTATATGTAGGTTTAGGTTTACGCTTTCTAGACTTCTGAGCCGCAGCAGCAATATCCCGAATCATCTTCTGAAGTTCTTCTTCACTCATGGTGAAGTGAGTGCTATCAGAGACTTTGGGGAATTGGACCAACTTTTCATATTTTTTCCTTTTAACAGCTTCGGCCATTTTATTTCACCCTTTCTATCATAACAGACTCACGCAAAAACATTCCTCATCCGAAACGTTCTCGAACATGTCATCTGTCCATACCCATCCATAATCGTCTTCTTTAATCAAATACTGCCCACTTATGTGGCCCGCAATGTGAACAATTTTACCAGCATACTTTTTCATTCCCTCAGTGACATTATTACATATTGGAGCTTCCGAACCAGACTTCATGTAATAATCAATACCAGTATGAAGATCAGATCTTACGACAACCGCATCACCAATATCGTGTAAGTATTTCATCTTAGTGCCTCACAGCAGCGAATCGCAAACACATTCGTTTGCTGGCTCAAACATAGAGTCCGTCCAACCGAGACCACATCCTTTAAGCTGATAACCTCTTCCATCTTCTAGAATTTTTTCGATTGTAAATACTTTTCCGGCCCGTGCGACCATGCTCGGCACGGTGCAGAACATTCCTTTCTCTTTTTTGGGGCCAGACAACATACAGTAACATTCGTACTCTTCCAAATCCGAACGAATCCTAACTCTATCACCCGGCTTATACATTATCGACTCCATTTTTATATCCTTTCAAAAATCATTTTCTAAAATCCGTAGCTCCGTTTATCGAGGGAAATTTCCAATGCGAGCGATCCAATATCTGAGCGAAGCGATTTCATTGGATCGAGAGCAGTTGAAATTGCACTCGACGTAGGATTTGTTTCGAGGCCGCTGCGCTCTGATGGGGTTGATCCGAGCGCAGCGGCCGGGCTTTAGTATTCTTCTAAACATCCACCTTAGGTGTAATGCTCGCTCTCATAGAGTGATATACAAAATGATTTTTATCTACGTTGTTTTATTTCATGGAAGAAACTTCAAAATCGTCGTATAAAGAATCACCCAACTCGACATCTGAGTCGTCGAAATGTTCTCCTAACGATTCGGCCAGCTCGTACACTTCATCCACTAGAACATCATTACCGGCCTCCAGCATCGCCTGATGAATCTTAGGCTCTGCCGTAGCGACGATTGTGTCACAGATACTCGTGTTGTCCGGGTCAATAGACTGGATGTGCGAGGACTCAATAATCCCCTTTACATCTTCCGGCCCCCAGAACACCATGGCTCGTCGGTCCTGTTCCGCAATCACGTTGACCTCGATACCGGTAGAATAATAAATCGTATCTGCTAGTTTTTCGAGGTCGCTCTGAGAGATTTTGCCGTCACGACACATAAGCTCAACCATTAGTACATATCCTCCTCTCCGATAAGGCCGAAACCTTTAAATTTGTTTTCGTCAAAATATTCGTCTGCGGCATCTTCAAAGTCGCAATCGAATCCGTCGCACAGCTCTTCCGCAACAAGCTTTCCGTTCTCGTCCACCGCGATAGGTCCACAGTAATCGGGATCTTGTTCTGCCTTCATCAGATAGAATTTCTTATCCCGATACCATGTAGAGTCCACGACACGCCAGATGCCACGAATTTCATCCAGCTCGTATCCTTCAGTGAAATCATCCACCACTGGAGGTGCTTTCGTTGCCATCAGAATATCTGGAATGTTTTCTTTGGCCGTATCGATGGCCTCCTGAACACGATCATCAATCATCGAAAATAAGATTGCAGACACCGTTCTCGCTGTAACATTCTTTTCGTTTTTAATAGCATCCATGAATTCTTCCATCGTGATACCATCAAGGACATTCTTATACTGCTTAATCATCATATTCTCCTTACGCGGCTTCGCCATCTTTAAGACGAAGATCGTCTTTGAGCATGGCCATCACATCAACACCAAATTTTTCATTGTAACGATGAACTAAATCATCAATTACCTCGGGTTCGACCATATGATAGTAATTGAGCTTGCCCATGAACTTCTGGAGATCTTCAAGCTCCCACGTTTCGCCACGCTTTTTCGCATCAATGTAGTTTTTCATGGCAGACCGAAACATTTTCAGATTTCGCCATCCAACAGTGATCTGGTTATCCTTGTTCCACATCAAACCAAGGCACCAGTTTTTACTGGAATGGCGGTTGCCGTAGTGAGTTTTTGCTTCATTTAAAGTAAATGGTGCATGGATGAAGTTCAAACCGTCGATGACGATTTGCTGAATCTCCATCGGGTCAAAACTGTGATAACAACTAAACATCATATCGTCAGCGTAACGGGTATAGGTAAATTCACGTTCGATACCGTCTTTTGCCTTATAGCCGTAACACAGTTTTCGGGTGATAAGATGATCAAATGGAATCATCATAACATTGGTAAGCCATGGACTGATAGGCGTCCCCTGCGGCAAACCACCGTGGAGGAAACAAAGTTTTAAGGCATTGGCAAGCTGTTCGTGTCCCCGCTCATCCTTTATAATCAGAGCGAACGGATAAATAATGCTCAACATACCAAGAAGAAAATCCGGCGTTGTGCTCGGAAAGAATCCATGCAAGTCGAACTTCACTGCCCAGTGATTTTCAAAAGTCACTGTCGTCTGCACTCCGGTTTCCTCATTCTTTTTCGTTTTAACGTGGCCAGCCTGATGCTTGCGGACTGCGTCAATAAAACTACGATTCGGAATATAGGCAAAAGCATTGGTGTGATAGTCCGCAATCATGAAGGTGCGCAACATCTCGCGCAGCTCAACCAGAGCATCGGACAATTCCTTATCCGGAGCATCGATAGGACGCCAGCCGCCGGACTTCTTAGGAATCTCAAAATGTTCATAATGCGCAGCGAGGTCGCACGCTTCGAGTCCTGCATATTTCTGATTAAACTCCGTAAGTTTTGCGATCATATCTGGGATGTTGGTGATTTTCTGCAGGCGCGGAGTAAGGTCATTACGACACACCGTAATCGTCGAGGTGGTGCTGCCGCCATAATGCAGCGCTTCAACATTCTGTACGCCTGCGATGATTTCATCAAAAGTAATCTGCCGTGTCTTAGGCGGATTCCAATATGTGATGTACATATATTTCTCCTTATGTAATTTAAAAAATCGTGATCTAAACAAGTTGGTTCCTGTATCCGCTGACTCCGTTAGCCTTGTTAGCCGGCGCGTTGGACCACAGCCGCACTTGTCGCTACGTCTCTTCGTTATATTTTGGCTCGCATTTCGAAGGTAGCATCGTAGTTCACCGGGTGACGGCCTTCACAGCACCTGCTCGTGCCCTTCCTCCTGGGTGATACCTCGTCTTAACAATTCGTCACACTCGGTTTAACCTGAGTGCATTGCTTATAAAAGAGCAACTATTCATCACGATTATTTATTTACGATTTTATCAGAACGCCATGACGCTCTCTTCACCCAGAATAAACGGGGTTGCAACGATCTGCTTCTTCAGCGGCTTGCCTTCCGCGAAATTGATAAAGTTCGTAACTGCCAGACAGCAGATGAAACGAACGGTCGGAGCAACACCCTGAATGATGCCGCAAGCGGATACCGGCGTAGCCGCCTTGGCCTCTTCATGGGTAAATGCCATGGAACGCTTTAGGTTTTCGATCTGCTTACGATCCTTCCAGTCGGCCGACCAACACTGCGCATCATAGAGACCCGTCCGAATGTCGAACACTCCGAGTAAATCGACGTTGTACTTGTTCTTCTCCAAGAACTGCTGCCGAATCTCGATATTGTCCACCGCCAAGAACACGTAACCCTTAACGGTTTCGCCCTGCCAACCATTGGGCATCAGAACCAGGTCCTCTTTGATATCAGGATTCACATTACACAGGATGTTGCCCACAGCCTCAACCTTGGGATGAGCGATATCCTGCTGGAAGAACATCTGATTGACGATATTCTTCGGTTCAACAAAGTCCATGTCCCACAGAGTGAATTTGGTCAAACCATATCGTACCAACAGTTCAGCCACAGTAGAACCGACCGAACCACAGCCGATGATATGAATGCGCCCCTTAACAGATGCGGGGTCAAAAATCATCTCAATCTTACTCAAATCCATTTGTGTGTTTTCCTTTCTTAATTCGACAGAGCATCCTCATAAGGTAGACAACTAGAATTCCAATTGGCCAACAACTCGTTCGGATTCTTCTTGTAGTACCCCATGAGATTAGACTCATTCTCCTTATTCACCTTGGGAGCTGCAGCACCGGTGACAGTCTTCAGCGCCGGGTTCGATGTTTTCGTTTCTGTTTTTTCTGCTGACTTTGTAGCTGCGGCGCTGGTCGTACCAACGAATGAGCCTCCCGGATAAGTTTTTGCGTTTGATCCGTAGGTGGTGCCATAGTTGTACACAGGTGCCGGCTTTTTGACGAGCGCTTCTGCCTCTTCGAGAAACCCTTTCATGTCAAGAGCTCCAATAGTCACCTTGACATCACTGCCGCTGTAGATAACATTGTCAGCCATATCAATTACGCGAACATTGTATTCACGGCGCTTGTTCCAAATCATAAAGATATAATAATCAGTCGAATTGAGCTGATCGATCATATCCCACTGATTCTGCATATCAACGCCGCTGGGATTAGTAGCCATATTTACATGACTATGTCCCTGAAAACGAACTGCATTAAACTCCTCATCCTTGAGAGCATAAAGCCACTTGGTATACTCCTCTTGATCAGTGTTTACGGTAGCACCAGTCACCTTCTGCGGATAAATCAGGATTTTTGTGACCTGAAAATGCGTCTTATCAAGGCGCTTCACCAGGCCATGCCACGCAACTTCAGTCGAAAAATGGTCAATCAGCGCACACATTTCATGGTAAGCTTCCAGCGTGAAATTTACCTCAACGGCATCTTTAGCTGGCTTAGAGAAGCTCTTATTGAAAGAAAATTTATCCGTCTGGAGATTACCGAGAACAGAAGCCTGACTGTAGAACTCCTGCATAACATCGCGAATAATTTCGTCAGTCATTTTAATGGGCTGCATAAATCAAACCTCCTTTACGCCGCCTTTGCCTCATCTTCGAGGATTTTAACAACCTCTGCTATGGTATAATGGTTGCCATCCTTGTCCTCAAGACACTTCGTATCCTTATTGGTTTCAAACAACCGTTTCATCAGCTTGGAAACAACTGTAGAATCGGTCCAATTGATAGAAGAGGAAGAACTCAACAATGTACTCATGATTCCGATATAATCACGAGAACGTGCAAGGTCGTTCAGAATGCCGGCGTAGCCTCTGAAGCACTGGTAATCATCGATATGAGGCTGAGGAATACGGTCTTCCATCAGGTCGTCACGCCCTCCCATATTGGACTGCGAAACCGCTTCAACATTGCAATCATCATACAGAATCCACTCGCAATAAACTCTCAGGTTGAAGCGATGCTCCTTCCAAATAGCGAGGAATAACTTCTTCGTCAGTTCCAGACCATAAGGGCTTGCGCTATAGATGTAACTGGACACCCTATCCTGTTTCTCAACATACTGCTTGAAGATATCTTCATTGCAGTCATTGAGGTAACAATTCACACCAAGACGGAGATCTCGTCCGGATTTACCGAGAACAGTGATTGACTTATTCGAAGAGAAGAAATCAATCAGCTCCTTTTCATCTTCTCCGCCGTTACAAGCTCGGTTCCTCAGGCTCAGAAGCTTCCCTTGCTCTTCTTCGAGGCTGTCCTGAGCGCTTCTTACGTTGCGATAATAGTCATCAACAGTCCGCTCTGCACGACGAACCCGCTCTTCCTGATTCTTGATCATGCGAGAATAATTCTGGTCACAGAATCCATGCAAAATAGTCTGGAGCTTTTTAACATAGAAGTTGTACGCAGCGTAGCTTCTTTCCATAGCTGCGTTAAACTCCGTATACTTCTGCTCGCTCAGCAGTTTCAGGAATGCAATTTCGTCCTCAGACAGCGGATAATCCTTGAACGACCACGGGAAAATTCGAGAAATACAACTCGCCGCCATCTGCATGGTCTGAATCCGCTTTGCCGTCGGCGCAAACAGAATTGTGGCCTGCTTCTTTTCATTCTGATACGCCAGAATCTCACCGCTACGATCCAGATAGAGAGAGACATCTTCCAGACGAGACCAACCAAGCTTCTTATAGTCTTCATCGAATTCCTTGATCTGTTTGATGTAGTTCGAAGCATTTTTGTTCGGAATGAAGACCAACCAGAGGCCGATAATTGCCTGACTGAAAGGGCCATGTGCGCCACCATAGTAGCCAGCGTCAATTTTTGCAGTCTCGCCCGTAAAGCGAATTTCCTTATTGATAGTCTGGACCTGCATCTTGCCCTTCACGTCAGGTTTTGCATTAAAAGTTGCCAGCCGCTTCTCGTTCATCATTGCACGAAGAATCGTCACAATGGTATTGTCTTCATCCTTGAAGTCATTTCGGTAAACAATCGAGCTGAAATATTCTTCACACTCGGGCGAACCAAGCTTGGTTTTAATACCAGAGAACGCCATATAAACTTCCTCCTTAAAATTTGTGATTGCATTATCAAGCCCAGATACTGGACATATATAAGGCAGACTTTAACCGGCCTGCCAGCGGCTGCAATGCTATTTATCTGTTGTAACCAAAAACAGATTTACATTCGGATTTTAAACTCGCCCAGAATTAGGCGGCCAGAGCGTTATCCATCTTCTGGACGGAAACCAGATAACAGGTACTGGTGATGCCCACCTCGGTAAAGGTCTTATCCAGATCACCGGGCTGAAGGACGCAACCATCCAGAGAAGTCTGGGCAGCGGAGTAGTTAACGCCATTCTCCTCAAGGCACTGACGCAGAGTGTAATCCTCGGGAGTGGGAACGGTATTGCGGCTAGTGTTGGTACCAACAGTGACATTCAGCATATTATGTATCTCCTCTTCAATTTGAAAAAATTATTGTAGAAACGTCATTTGACGAATCATCTTAACGAATGCCGGACGTATTGCTCTGGAACATCCGGCGTGGAACCATAGCGGCGCTTAACGCTTACTCAGCGGCGCTCTTACTCGGCGGCGTGCTCGGGCTCATTCTCGATAGTGATGACGGCGTTCATAGCGGCCTCGTCACCAGCGATCTCGGTCAGAGCAGCGGCGATCTGCTCCTCGATCTTGATGCAGTTGACGATGGTCAGGCCCAGCTTGTCACGAACGAAAGCGTTGATCTTCTCGGTAGTGTTTGCATCATCGGGCAGGTCAATGCTCATGGTGGCGAGCTTCGGCTCAGTAGCAGAGTCCTTGACGAAAGTGATGCCCAGGTTGTTGGCGGCGGCGGTCTTACTGACAGCGATGCTGCATACAGGAGTCTTATCCTTGCCTTCGCCCTTGTACAGAGTCAGAGCCTCCTTGCGGAACTTGGCCACCTTCTTCAGGGTCTCAATGTCGTATGCGCTGGTGATGAACAGAGAATTGTACTTAACAGTTGCCTTCATAGTTGTTACTCCTTTTTAATTAAAAAGTTTTATGTAAACGAGCCGTGTGCCCGTTTCACCTTGTTTGTAATAGCTCCTTCATATCATTCAGAGCTTCGTCCCACGTGTCGGCCGACTGGATAAACTGGCCATTATCCGCCGACACGATTTCATAATGGCCATCAACATACTTGATTTGCATCTTATAAATCTCCTTTATATTCCATTATTTGGCTCAACTATTGAAAAGTGACTTTGTTGGGTGAAAATTAAAGCAATGATTTACAAATACATTCGCGTGCGCCTTCGACTAACGTCCACCAATCATCGTCAAGCCAATTTACTTCACGAGTAACAGAGACGCTCCATGTGTACTCTTCACAAAGTTTAACAGTTGGACAGCAATCATCCGGTTCATACTCTACAACAATGCCTTCCACTCCATAATTAGGGTCACCTGTCCGACCTTCACATGTGAGTTTTACTCGGTCTCCAATCTGAAATTTGTGTTTCATAATTTTACCTCATAATAAAGAATCGCAACGACATTCATCTCTACTCAATATCCACCAATCGTCACCAAGGAAATCTACTGTAGAAAGTCTTTTCTCTCCAAACTTAAATGGAGTAAATACCTCTACGGTGGGACAACTTTCGAATGGATTAAAAGAATATCCAACCACTCTACCCGAGATGTTGTGATTAGTGTCTTCCTCGTGGACAATGTCTCCATCGAGTATCACAATGTCTCCATATTTGAACTTTCTTTCCATTGGGCTCACCACGAAACATCAATCAAGGTGTCGTGCATCTGACAAATAGTTCCAATGAGCGATTTTCTCATACCTTCTGTCAGATTTGGGTCATCCCTCAATGCTTTATAAAGGAGACAACACATTTCATGATAGTTGAGTTCGTATCTCAAACCGTTCTCATCAAAAACCTTCGGAGGCTCAAGATTAAATTCTTGACAGGTAGGAAAATTTTCGAGTTGTTTCTCGCCTTCGATGTGATCATAAACAGCATCAAGAATATAACCTGTCAAGCTCTTCCCTTCACGTTGCGCTTCCTTTGCGATACAATCTTTGTTGATCGGCGAATCTTTCCTAATCATCAGATTGATTCGGTCGTATGTTTTTTTATTGTACTTTTCGCGACTATCGCGACTGGTCTTACCTCCCATTGCTTATTCCCTTTCGCTGTAGTTGCCGACCTTTTCCTTTGTGATATTCCACGTATGACGGTAACCCGTAATAGTATTTTCGACACAGGCGCTCCAGCCATCAATGTAGGTATCACGGGCTCCATCTTCGTCTTCCTCGTCGAAGTGTTCTTTCTTACACTCGTCGTACAAGGTACTCATCCTTGCGTAAGCAGCATCCCAGTTATCATAGACGTGTTCGACTCCAGCAAACGCCCACTCATCCGGATTCTCAACGCAATCATAAAGAACGTAAACTTCCATGGTTTATTCCTCCGTATCTTGAATAGGATTTAATTCCTTGACCTTGTCCACGATGCTGATCCAGTAGAAGACCCATGGGTTGATAATCATACAGCAGTGCCCTCCTTACATATGTGTTTCCTTATATTCGGCAGCAGCATCTCGTGGGTTGATTCGATTCTTAATTTGCTCAGCAATCCACTCGGTGTCTTTTTGACAGATACGCCTGACTCGATCCATGTTGAAAAAATCACTCGCCAAATAAAATTCACCCAGCCAATTATCAATATCATCGAGAGAGACATCAGTAATGCTACTATGTCTGTACACATATAGCGCACCTTTTTTGATACCGCTAAGCATATTCCGTTCTTTTCGTTTCATGCGTTTACCTCTTTTGTTTTTTTTGTTGATATTCGAAATATTGGTGCTACTGACCCGATTTGAACGGGCACATCATAAGATACTTGCGCCTAAAACAAGCGTGTCTGCATTCCACCACAGTAGCATATAAACTAGGTACACCTGCTCTCCCGATTCTCCAGGCAGGACAACTTCCCATCGGACCGTTCTATCCGAGTCTTATGGCGTCAAGCAAAGAAGTCATGGCTATTATTTGATCGTCCTTTTACCACCATGTACCTATTCCCCATTTTGTTAAAGACCTAATGGGCAAAGCTGTCTTGCCTTGCGGCATGGAGCAGCGAATGGGAGTCGAACCCACGCCATCGACTTGGAAGGACGATGTACTAGCCGTTATACGACCGCTGCATAAGAACCCGGCTTACTACGCCTTATTGCCAACCCCGTAGGGATGGAGCCGGGAATAATAAGGAAGAAAAGAGGTAAATAAGTTCCTATATCGCCAAGCGGAAAGGAGGTTTTATGAACCATAACAACACACACAAATTACTAACAGCTGGGCAACGCAAACACAGGAACTCTGGAGCAGCCAACGAGATTCGAACTCGCCCTCTCTGCTTGGGAAGCAGGTGTGCTAACCACTAACACTACGGCTGCATAAGATACTCGGCTTACAAAGGCACGCTGCACTCTTTCGAGCGAGCCGAGAATAGCGGGCGTAGAAAGGACATCATGGATAACTTCCCCTTTCGGGGTGGTATCTCGCACAGGCGCGGCCGGATCTGACCGCTAAAGATCCTACCCATACGAGATTGGTGCTACCGGCGGGATGTGAGCCCGCAATCCATCGCTGGCATTCGCTCTTAAGGCGAACGTGTATGCGTTCCACCACGGTAGCATATCAAATCGAGGTTATTGCACCTCGATATATTAAGATCATGCACTATCATTAGGAGTGCGCATTTTCTTTATGTCAGAATATTTGTATGGTAATTCGTACCTTTTGCACCATTTACGAATGGCACTGTCCGAAACACCATATTTTTCTCCGACCTTTATAATTGGCATTGTAAGGATGTCGTTTAACAATTCTTCCTTTGATGGCCAATTAACTTTACGACGTTCTTCTGAAAATTTATAACACTGTCTGCATAAATCTCCTTTTGTTTTAGCTTTTAACAACTTACCACATGAAGTACACCTCCTAGGTTCTTGATGTAAAGTGACTTTCTTTTTAGGAATTTTTTTCGTGTTTTCTTTTTCTTCGGAAATTTGATATTGTTTTCTTGCATCAATCGATAAGATTTTTCGTACCAGCTTTTCGCCGAATAATTTATACCAACCTTTGCAAGCGCTTGTTTTATGTTCGAAGAAGTCCTTAATGCATTAAGAAGATCATCATCAGATATTTGTTGTTCTTTATCTCTTATATTTCTCCCACAATAATTATCTGTTTGAGCATGACAATTTGGACATAAAAGCTGTAGGTTGTTTAACTCATTATTAAGTCTATCTCCATCCACATGATGAACTTCCAATGGAATTTCATGTCCCAACTATTCTGCATTACCACAACATTCACATTTATGAGGTCTTATGAATAACAAAGTTTTTCTGTAATGAGCGCTAAAAGGAACACCTTTTCGAAAACGTGCCAGATCAATATTCCCTTTATTCTACCCTTGTCCAGTAAAATGAGATACGTCGATGTTGTTTTCTTCAGCATACTGTTGAAGTGGAAACCGAGAACTTCCGCCGTATTTTCTGTACCCGAGTTTCTCAGCAACTGTAGCCTAGCTCTTGCTTTCCGCAAAGATTTGTTCAATCTCTTCTTTTGTGAATTTATCAATCTTTTTCATAAGTACCTCCTGCATATTGATTTCTGGTGCCCAAGGCGGTATTCGAAACCGCACGCGATATTTCACGCAAAGCTGTTTGGGAGCTTCATGTCTACCTGATTCCATCACTTGGGCATATATGCTCGTCTTTCCGAGCCGCCACTGTTTACACAGGTTACTTCATATCGTTCAGTACAGGAATGCTGGTATCACCGCCGACATAAGTAGGAAGCTTACCGTCCCACTTTTCATACATCTGCTGCTGAATCAGCCGATCAGTCAGAGACTCAGAGATGATTTTATTCGCCTCGGCTTCTGCGTTCGCCTTGGAAATCTTGGTCTGATTCTCAATCTCCTGCGCCTCGTCATTGCGCTCGGCCACAAAGGACTTGTTAATAGCAGCCTGAACAGACGCATCGTCGTACTCAATGCCATCCTTCATACCAAGGACCGTAATCGTGATACCGCGCTCTGCAAAATACTCAGTCACATCCTTGCGGACATACTCCATGATCTCGGCCTTCTTCTCAAGGATCTCATTCATGGTGTACTTGGCGCACTTTTCAACAAAGTCAGCTTCTACACGCGCACGGATTTCAGTATCCATAATCTCGGAGAGCTGCTTGTTGTTGTAGGAATACAGGAACTTGACTGCATCGTTTTCAGTGTAGATCTGAGCAGAGCAGTTCATGCCGACGGAGAAGCCAATAGACTCCTTGCTTTCGGCAGAGATGGACTGATTGACAGTGCTGGTGCCACTATCCTTGCCCTCGGACCATTCACGAGTAACAGGAGTTCTATTAACGATGACCAACATGTTGTCCGGAACCCAAGTACCAAGGATGTCAGTCGGTGACAGATGCCGCTTCGAGTAAGTAATGTATACCTGCTTGGCTGCCACCTTTGCCTCGGCGAGCATTGCCTCACTCTCAAAGGACGCCTGATTTTCCCCACCCTCAGAGAGTGAAATCAGAAATGCGGTTTCATGAGGTTCGATTGTATACACCTCTTTCTTGGTACACCCCGTAAAGGTCAGTGCCATCACGATTGCACACGAAACCACGAAAATCTTTTTGAAATTCTTCATTCGTTCCTCCTTTTAATTTTTGAATAGAATATATACCATAGCTCCAATTGCAAGCGAAAGAGCTACAGATACCGAAAGAGCCAACTCGCTAACACGTCCGTAAAGAGAACTTATACTTCCTGTTGCCATTTGAACAAGCGAGATGTGCCGTAGAAGTTTCTCAAAAATGGCATCGAGACTCAAAAACGAAACAGCCGATGCGCAGGCTGCCAGCAACAAATCTTTATGTTTTTTCATAACTTGCCACCTCAGAATCAAAGATATCTGTGTACTTGGTGAACAGCTTACCGTTATGATAGTAGGTATTGTAATCACACTGGGTGACATACCACCAGCGTTTCTGATGACCGGCCTTCAGGAAGTTATGCAGATGATAAGTTTCTTTGTAGTTCTCGTCCACACGCTGCCGGAATGTGAGCTCGTCAATTCGGTCAGACGCTTCTACATTATCAGCGATTCCATTGATTTCGTCCTCAGTCATATCGTCATCAACAACAAAGACTACGCGGACGATTTCATTGCCGAAGCGACGAACGTCGTCTATCTCATCTGTCGTATGCAGATGATATACAACACGGTCGAACTTATCAAACGGAAACAACATAATCTCGTGATTGTTTTCTGCGTCAAAGTAACTGGTATGTAATTCGGTCTTGCGCCCAGAGCGTTGGCACATCTCGAAAAAGCCAAGCCACCATGCCTGATGCTCCCACCAGTGATACAATGGATCGCCGCCTCCAGAAACAGATACCCAATTACAGTCTTTGCATTCGTTATGAAGAACGTGCCACAGCTGGGCGTAAGAAGAATATTCCACTGTCGGCGTCATCTTAAGCTTGTTGTTACGGACGATACACTCAGGACAGCTGTAGTGACAGCCGAAGTTCGTGATGATACTGAGGTACTTGTCAGTCATTTTGAATTACCTCTCTACCTTCATTCTCCAGCCATTCATCAAAGCAAGCCCAACATTCTCCACCAAACCCAATATCTTTTTCCCATCGAGCCAACAACATCCAAATGTTTGGGCATGACTCTCCGTCTTCCAAGTATTCCTTTTGAATCATGTAGAGTTCTCTGAAAATTTCCTCTAATGTGTGTCCATGATCCAACATCCATTGAAGTTTATAGCGTTTATATCTTTCGGTATTTTTAGCTGCATTCTCATCCATCTTGATTTACCTCTTTTTGATTTGTTGTTTTGCGAATTCACGATTGCACATCGTTTCGATTTTTCGGAGGTTTTTATTTTAAATCTCCTCATTAGCCAAAAACGACTTCGCCAAACAGGGCGTACTGAATGATCTCATCGGCGCAAATGGCATCAATCTGGCCGCAGTCAACGGAACCATCAGAGTCGTCGATTGTGTCATAGCTGTCTCCGTCGCTTTCAATCCACAGCTTGAAGCCGGCAAGGAACTTGTCACGGTCGAGCACATAGCAGGTTTTGTCGTCCTCAAACGGCTCATCGAGCCAGATGGCGAGCTTCCCGCCGCGCGAAATCTGCTCGCTGGCGTACTTACCGAGGTAGTCGCCCTGCACGACAACGCGCCTGCACCAGTAGTTGATGCCACCTTCGAAAGCGGACACCATAATGTCGTCAATGTCCTGCTGAGTCAAATAAACAGTAATCTTCGTGCGGATTTCAAACCTTTTTTCTGCTTCCATTTTCGCAGCCTCATTTTACTTATTGATGTTCGTACACATTTGGTGGGCCAGGAGGGATTTGAACCCCCGATCAAGCAGTTATGAGCTGCCGGCTTTAACCAGACTAAGCTACTAGCCCAAGAGAGGAGGATTTAACCATGTAACGACATCGGCGAGGAGAAAGCGGCTTACATAGTCTGCGCCATACTCAGTCGCGTCAGTGGATACAACACATAAGCGAATAGGTCTCTTATGGTGTCCATCCTCAAAGGCTGCCCTTTCAAATTCACTCTCCGATACTCTGGGCACCGAGCATCTATGCCACTTTCGCAGGCAGTGCCATATTCGCCTACTCATAATAGAGCCATGCACATCCACTGTGGCGGGTAGCTACTCCCGTTGCATCATGGTTATTATTTTCGGTCAGAGCGTTATGGGTGTGTCAGAGGGGGAGTATGATCACCCACGGTGGAATTGCGCCACCCCATCTACCGACGTGCTACTCCACGCCGATAGAATCGAACCTAGCTTTGCGGCTTGCGCCGCTATGGACCCGGTGGGATTCGAACCCACGTCCAAAACTAATACTCAATTACAATTTTCTTACGCAATAGCCAGCATTTAGAATTTTGAAAAGGAATTCATGCCGCCGACGCAGCAAACCTAGGGACGTAACGGTTGTTACATCACTCCACCACTCGGTTTTGACGCCCGAGAACGTTAGTGTTTCTTACCGTTTACATCGGGTTCCGGGATTTATTCTTTGAACCGTCAAGCATTTACCTGCCTATCAGGATGCTGTTTTGGGCACGGCATCAAGCCGCGCAACGATAACTGTTGTTGTTAGCGTTTATTTGTTTTTGCCTCGTAAGGTGATGGCCGACCTGCGAATTGTAACTTTTCTTAGCCCTGTCGAAAACCTTTCGGGCCCATATAGAGAGGTCTCCAGGAATCAAACCCAGAAGTAATCATTGACCTCATATAAAACGGGATTATCGTACCCGCTCAGCGTTTTCAGCCACGACAACTTAGAAATCGAAAGATTGTGATAAGCAGCACAATGAAAGGAGGCGTTTCTAAGTTGTTTGTTATGTAAGGAAAAATGCGGAAACCCTACACACTGGTCCGAGTGACCCGATTCGAACGGGCGAAATCTCTAGATCCCAAAACTAGCGCGATACCAGCTTCGCCACACCCGGTTATATGCCGGTCTTTCCCGGCTGTCAACTCCAAGAGCTAATGGAGGAAGATAGATAGCTTAAATAGTAGAGTCCAAAGCCCGCACAGCCTCTTTGAACACTTTTAAATTCTTATCAGAGCTTTGGAAAATGTCAGGTGTGGATTTCGGCGGCTTGCTGTGAGTGCGAATATACGCCTTCCTCATTCTGTCCATCTTTGTAACTCCGATGAGATTGTAGATTTTCTGATAAGTGATACGATAACCGATCGTCTTATCTCCAAGCTTTCTGGCAATCGGCTCGACAATCGGCAGCGTAATACTTGGTCTGTAGTAGCCCTTCTTTTTCGCAACCGGCTCTTCGATTTCAATCGCCTGAGCTTCAGCTATAATAGGCGTTTCGTCCTGTTTAATGGCGGAACCTGCAACGGTCTGTCGCTTCGGAATCATATCAGCAGGAATGACAGGTGGTGTCTTTGCGAGCACCCCCTTAATTCCCTTCTTGACTTCGGCATTGTGCTTTTCGTTTTCACAGCGGTCTTTCATAATCGACATGAAGATTGATTTATACATTTCACTTGCCTCGATTACATCCAAACCGCTGATGTTCTTGAGACTCCCCTTATAATCGGTTTGTCTTACAAATTCTTTACGTGCATCCTCAAAGAACCAACCGTAGTTGCGTCCCAGATAATCGTACCCCTGATGCAATACGCAATTCAGAGTTAAACCTGTCATGCTGACGATTTTGTTAGCGAGATCATAAATTTCAGTACGCCATTCACTACGGCCTTTCGGTGTCTGCTTCGGAGTGTAAGACCCAGGCTGTGTGGCTTGAAGTTTTCTTTCGAGCTGTTTGCAAACGAATAAGACATTGTCGATGGCCTGTCTATCCTGTTTGCGGGCAGTCTCGAACGCATCGAGCTTGGCCATCATTTCGTTCTGAACCTTCTGAACCACAAGAACTTCTTGGTTCATCAGCTCGAACCTTTGCTGACCCGTTGTTTTGACCGTGTAAGAGCCGGTTTTGCGAATCATCGGGAGAACTTCGCTCGTCACCCAATGTTTGAATCGTTTAGCTGACTCAAGCTTGCTTCCAAAGATCAAAGCGTACAGACCAGACTCATTTATCAACGCTGTTTTGACGGTTTTGACCGGATTCCCATTTTGGGAATCTGGTCCGATGGGAAGCATTTCGAACCGTTTATCCTCTTCGTAAACATGAGCCATAACCGCCTTGCTTGCATTGCTGTATCCCAAAGCTTTTGCCACGTCCATGCCGACGAACCAAGGTGAAGATTCAATGCTCAAGGTTCGAACTTCGCCAAACTCATCACTGGCAAAAGCCTGCATTGCTACATTCGCATTCATTTTACCTCGTTCCTTTCGTTTGTAACTATTGAAAAGTGACTTTGTTGTCTGTGTAAATAGTATTGCACAAACCATGAGTTGTTGTCAATGGTAAATATAGACAAATGGTTGTACTCCATTTTATCTATTTTTGTTGTTGACATCACAACCTTCATTATTATAATGGGGGATTTGTGATCTAAATAGTGCTGTTTGTGCGCTGCCTCCGGGCACTGGAGGCGATTTCGCCGATCGTGGACCAGCTCATTTGGCTCTCTGCTAGGAGTTTTACCCCTTGAATTTGCGTTCTGTTCCTGGTTTTGTTACTCATAGTCATCATTTCGGACAGCTTCCTGGCAGATCAGGCTGCCGGTCTTCTGACCTGATGGGTATTTCATCCTAACAATTCGTCACATTCGGTTTGACCTGAATGCATCATCCATATTGGACAATTATTCATCACAAATCGTGCCTCGATAATAATGGATCTTAATTCACTACATTAGCTTTCAACTCTCTTTCAACATATATTTTTGTTGCATGATTGAGATCTAAACACATCCGTGCTATCCCGTGCGATGATCCTGATTAATTACGTGATGTCTGCAGGTGTGCAGCTGGCTTCGGTTTTGGAATAATTCCTACCTTTCGGTTCGAGCTCTGGTTGCATTCGGTCTCGTTGGGCGTGTATTGTCCACGTTTTCTCGCCTGCAGCCTTCTGCAGCCTGCCCTCGCACGCATTTCGAGCCTTCAGGTACCAGCATCTCCTCTGGTCCAGGTTGGTTGTCTCGTCTTACCTTTTCGTTACAGTCGCCTTTGGCAGCTGCGTAAATCTCTCGACTTACTATTCATCTCAATCTGTCTACTTGTTTACTGTGTTTTTGTTGTGACGCTACTTGCACAGCAGTCTCTATGCGGTATCGTCAAAGCGTTGCGGTATCATACTCATTCGCCTCCCCGATTTCAAAGTAGGTCATTTTTCTCCTACAAAGTCTCGATAAAAAACTGTTAACACGTCTCGGTAGAGTAATTTCATTACCGAACCATGATGTATGTTTGGAATACAGTCAAACTCTTTATGAATTCGGCTGAGAATTGATGCTAGCCTTATTCTGTCGAGCCGCTTGTGCTTTTTTCATTCGTTCACGGAGTTCTGCGCGCTGTTCTTCAGTCAGTTCACGAGGCGCAGTCGGCAGCCGGAACTGCAACAGTCGCTTGGGCATCGTGTAGGTCGCACTGTAAGTATTGCGGCTCTTGACCTTGTAGTTACCAGGGTCCTGTTCAACCCGCTTGTCCAGCTTTCGCATGTAGATCGGGTCAGCAGTGTACACTTCAGCCAGTTCATCTGCAGCCGAAGTGGTGATGATGACCTCCTGCTCCTCGCGGGTCAGACGGGGACGTTCCTCAGTGGCTCTCATTACGTTTTCGCTTTTCACGATTTATCGCTCCTTTCTGCTGATGCACTCACTCATCATCGTCGGCTGGCACGTCGGAGTTGCCCCACATGACGACGTAAAGATTGGTTTCATTAAGGTCAGACTTGAAATTGCCACTCAGCCGTCCGCTGTTATGGTCAACGTCAAAAACAAACTTGTTGGCGCTGATTTTAAACAGATGTCCGTCTTGCTTACGCTTATCTCGACAGGTAAGATAGCTTACACCATTGTTCGCCATCTCAAGCCTAACCCATCTCGTCGGGACTCGAATCTGCAAAAGCGGATCGTCGCCAAACGAAAGCATAAAGAAATCGTACTGCCTAATCAACCCAATCATCTCGTCGGGTTTGAACTCGTGGGTGCCCAGTGCTAAATTTGCCATAGAATTTTTTCCTTTCAGCTTTCAGGCTCAATGACCTCTTCCTTCTACTCCGTTCCCCGGATGGTCTTCTCTCTCCTTAACAATCTACTCTTAACCCTATAACCCCTTACTACATAACCATCAGTTTTCTTTTTCTCGCCACACTTCGCTGGTCGCTCGCTTGGCTTCGAACGACTGCTTTATTGGCGATTGTTTTTTTACTGGTGATTTTCGTACAGAATGATTGAGCGATTGAATTTGGTTATCATCGAAAAGATGAATTATTGTTGCATTGCAATCGTCGTTCAAAAGTTTTCAACATCGACTGTGAAGTTCCCCACTCCTTCACTGGTGACACGATATTCGTCCTTTCATTGTACAACTAACAGTCGTATCAGTCAATTGGTGAATTGTTCCCGTTGATTGAATTTCACAACTTTTAAGCGTGAATTATTCGCCATTCAAGAAATTCGAATCAGTCCCGCCCCAGCTCCAAGTTTTACACCAATTGCGCCAATTTCTGTAAAATCAGGATTATCGTAATTGACAGTCTGAGTGCAAGGACATTTGTTTTTGATATCGTCCCAGTCCATCCACCATTCATCTTTTTCATCACTGACATACAGCAAACTGTCCATCATGCCGAGTTCGCGATGATAAGATCTTACAACCGTATAGACCAATGCATTATGTTCTTTTTCGAACTTATTGATTTCCTTTTTCAGATTATCGTCTACTGCATAGTAACAGCCCCAGGGTGCTTCACTATACATAACAATACCATCATGTTCAAAACATTCGATCGCCTCATGGAATAATCCATATGCTTTCATGCGCTTGACGGCTTCCGCTTTCTTCTCTTCAAGTGAAATTTTCATCAGTAGTGACTCCTTCCCCATCGATAATCTCGACGCTTTTGATAGAATTGGCTACATAGATTCGCCCACGAAGCCGTTCCAGATTGATAAGAATCTCAGTAACCCGGGATCTTGCAACTCGTCCAATGGGTTTCCAGGAATAGTATGGTTTACCAATCGTATCTACGAGTTCGAGGGCCATATTGTCGGTGATGAAATCGAGCGTCGTGGCAGCTTCTCCATATTCCAGTTTATCACCAGTCTCAATGGAAGCTTCGTATGTAATCAGGATCTTTTTCATTATGTTTCGCCCCTCCTTATTTGTTGGATTTGCATTGATATTTTCTTTCAATCATTTCGGCTTCTACCAAGGTCATACCCGGTATCCATCGGATATCGACAACTGATTCGATCCAGTTACCAGTCTTGCGGTTCTTTATGACACGAACCTCTTCAACATCTTTGTGAATCTGTGTGCCGGGCTTCGGGAGATAAGTCAAAACCGTTTCTTCCGAACGCTTCATGTCATATGAGCCAACAAATGTACAATCACGTTTGATCAGATCAAAGATCTTTTTGCGGTTCTGTTTAGACAGGTTTCTCACGGTTGCTCTCCTTATTATTCTTCGAGTGTAATATCGTCGTGGCCAGCGTCCTCGATTGGCTCATCCGTTGTCAGCGCAATGATTTCTTCTATATTATTTTTGACCAGGTACTTGACATCTTCCAGTCGTTGCTGAAGGATTTCGCCAATCTGGTAAGTTACAGCCTGCTCATTGATGTGCTCAAAGTTACACTTCAGAGCCAGAATCAGATCGTCGAAGGTGACGGGATCAAGAATCGTATCGCTGGTGAGCATGTCTTTACCGAGTTTCCAATCAGACATCCTACGACATCTCCTTTCTTTTTATACCAGAAACGGTTATACTTGTGGTGTGTTTCCACTAAAAACAACGACATCATTCGGATATTTCCAAACTGCAGCTCCCAATGCTACGTAATAGTCTGGACCAAGTTTTTCTACCTGACTCATATCGATGTGCTCTGCAAAATAGTTGCTCTTTGACGTAAGCAGCCATTCGTTTTTGCTCTTCCATAAAACATGGTTGTTTAATTTGAAGTTACATTTTTGGCACATAATCAAAACCTTCTGAACTGCACGAACTTGCCGTCCTTATAGCAAGGTGAATAACACTGAATCTGTGGAATCTCTTCTTTACAGGCATTAACGAATTCATACACAAAGATGGGTTCGCCCTGAATAATGATTGCGTCAGGATGATGTACAGCCGCAGCCATTTCAGCATCGACAGCCATATTGCGTATATCAATTACGTTATCAATCGGCAGGATCGTAGGCAACTCCATGCTATGAATGATGTCATCCGTACAGAGCTTACGGGCTGCTTCGAGCTGCTCCGGCGACCAGCTCATAAGAGGAAGTTCAGTCATATTGAGAACCATACTGAATAGCTCCTTTCATTTCACTTCTTTTGATTCAATCTGGACAAAACGCTCAATCTCATCATCGTCCCAGTTTTTCCAACGATAACGAAGATTGCGTCTATTGGCATTGAACACGACGTCATAGCACTCCGGGTCTGCACTCACCGATTTTGCCATCTCGCTCAGCATCTTCATTGCACGCTTGCGACTGCTATAAACATCCCCATTGTAACGATTGAACATCACCCACGACTGGCCTTTGACTCGCTTGGAATAGGAATTATCTAAGATATGTACCGTCATTGTTACAACTTCCCCCTTTTTTACCCGCTGCGTTCTCTGCGGATTATACATAGCTGCTCTCATACCATGTAGAAGTAAGAATGCTTGATTTCTGGGGCGTATTTGTCCTGAGCGACACACTCCAGCCCAATGATGTGCTTGTTGCCTTGTAAGAGCGCCTTCTGACCCGGCGACAAGATACAGTCAAGTAGCACTCGCATTGCCGGCTGACCGCCCTTCAAGATACCATCCTGATACTCGATTACGTGGTCTTTGATCCTCGGAGGAAGGGATTCAATCAGTTTCGCGGTGTTCATGTTAATTTCCTCTTTTCTTTTTGCGTGTGTGTGCTATTGCGTTTACTACGTATATAATGGATGTGGTTACGTCTGCCTCGGTACCACCAGTCGCCCGACATTTCAACCTCGTAAGGCTAAGGAAAGATCCGGTTGGTTCCATTGGAACTAGCGACAATCCGCCCTTCACTTATTTTTGTCTCCCATATTTCAGGCGAGGAACATGGTCGGTGACACCAGATAGGTTTTATTATATGATCCCATCAAACATATCGGGGACAACTACCCCTGTAGCATCAACTGCCAAATCAATTAAAAAAACTCAATCTAAATTAGGTGCCAGAACAGTTTGTATCGCCATGCCATGAAATTTCGCTCAGTGGAGTAAGACGCGACCTTTGCACCAGCTGCTACGCCCACCGATTGCGGGCAACAAAGTTTACAATTCAAGCTATAAACCCTCCTTTCGTTTAGTTTCGCTCATTCAAGAAACGCCCCATAATTTACTCTCGTCATCGATTTATCAGTGTGGCCATCACATCAAAATCGAATCGGATTTCATTATGGCTGCGGAGCGCCCGCTTCTTTACGCTACAGCGTTCTGGGCTTGGGACCAGTACCGGTTCTGCAGAACCAGTAGCCGCATTACTCCCCAACTATTGCTGGGGAGCCCTCTGCGAATACTTTGTTTATTGAATCCATTGTTCATTCACAAGATCATATTGGTTATAGAAGCAAAAATCGTATTCGCCCAAATTATCAAGTGACAAACAATGATTCCAAATCAAAACGAATCCTGTACAAATTCCTTTCTTGCATTTATCTGTATAAATTGCAATCATATGTGCAGATGAGTCTTCTTTCATGAATTTCTTTACGACTGTCAGCTCAAAACCGTGCGTAGAAAATGTTTCAGGATACTTTTGTTTGAATTCTTCTACGAGTTTTTGATCTTTTTTAGTCATACAGTAATCTCCTTAATCAGCCTCAGCACAGTTACACCACAAGACATCCTCAATAACATCATCGAAGACGTCATTTGTCGTGCCATTGAAATTCATTACCAGTGTCACTTTTTGGTTAACCTGACAATCGTACCCAGTTGCACACCAGACTTCGCCACTCTCATCGACGATATTCAGAACTCGCGTACCGTTTTCGTAGTATGTTGCGCTGACAGTACCGCTGAGAATGTATCTGCCCGCCGGGTTAACCGTGGGCGACTGAACCAGACTGGGTTTTGCAGACGCGAACGACACCGCGCTTACGCTCAGACTGAGGACGGCCGGCAGCAGAAACGAAATCGACAATGTTTTTAACCATCTCATTAGAAATCCCCTCCTCGTTCTTCTTCGTCTGAATTGCGGTGATATTTGCGTCAGGCATCGGCATACGAGCGCCGAACACGAACTGGGTCTTGCGCAGATTCACTTCGACCGGATACATGTAGTCCGGATTCAGATGACGCAGCGCCACCTCGTTTGCTGTAAACAATTCGCCACCGACGTAGATGGACCAGTATTCGATACCGTTGCGCTTCTTGATAAACATGGGCTTCTTGTCAGCTTCTTCTTTGACACGGTAAAACAGCATTTTAATTTCCTCTTTTCTTTTTATGTTATATACTAGAAAGTGCCGTATAACGAAATTATAATCACAATCAAAGCGGCTGCGACTACGATAACATCATAGACACAATCTTCCCGGAGTGATAAAAGCCAATGTGAAATCACATCGACTGTGCGGTTAAATTTGCGACAGCAACCCAACATATAGATTGCTACGCCGATCAGATACAGCGCGTATCCCATTGCCAAGATAGCCAAGACACACACTGCCAAGAAGGTTTCAGACACTGCTGCGCCCCCTTATCGGATTCGCTGGAACTGATCCAGATAATAAAGAAGACCGTACATTTTGAAGAATGCACGGTCAGTTGTTTTTGTTCGATTGATTTTGTAGAATCCCTTGTATTCGCGGCGGTCACCCGTATTGATTGCAACCTCGGCTCTGATAGCATCGACATCTTCTTTGACAGAAAGGATCTCGACGCCGCCATAATTGCAAATAGGATACACAGCAATCACTCGCGAGTCTTCAGGGACAGGACGAATGCGCTTCATGCTTCGCAGCTCCTTTCTGCGGCGTCACATCAGGTCAGCGCTCTTGAACACGGTATCGCCGCGACTCAGAGAAACCCGAGTAGATTTGCGGCTCAGCTTCATATCAAGGCAAGCCTTTTTATAAGCAAGGAAAGCATCGTATTCGCCCACGTACTCATACTCGAGGATCTTATTGGGGGTTTCAATACGAAGAATGAAGTGCGGCGCGGTGACAGCTTTTTCCTTTTCGAGTTGCCGTAATGCTTCTTCGGTTCGGTTGATTGCGGCAGAGACACGATTTGCTGCAAGACGCAGGCCCAGTTCTGATCTGATACAAGGATACAGATTGAATACTGCTTTCACGCACAGATAGACATCTACGGCCTCGTCGAGCTTTGTATTCAACTCTTCGATTCGATTTTCGATTTCATTCATACTACTGCGTGTTCTCCTTTACACTTTAATTTTAATCGGACGATAGTAAAAACCATTGCCGCCAGAACCTATCGCCTTCTTTTCGAGGCGATGAAACTCTTCGATAGCGGTTTCTTCAGTTTCATGCGTCTTGATGTTCTGAGCATCAAAATCGATGTCACCGATTTCATCGTCACCGAATGCTTCAATCATCATCGTAATGAACATGCAGTCTCCTTTCAATCCAGCGGTTTACCTTGGCCGCGGTCTTGGGGTTCGATTCGAGGTACTCCATCAGACCGTAACCGATTGCACCGAGTACGAGCAACCAGATGAGCGGGCTCAGACATTGTGCCTGATAACTAGTGTATCCACCCCCGGCGGTCAGAATCCATTTCATATTGAAGTCTCCTTTCAGTCAGCCCAGCACGTCGCCTTGCTTTCGTAGTGAACGCCGGCCTCGACAAGTGCTTCACGATATACGGCAGCAAGTTCTTTGTCTCCGAACATGATTGCGAGGTCATAAGCGGATTCGATTGCAATGATAGACATGCTTGATGGACTCCTTTCTTACTGTGTTTAATTGCATTTTTTGACGCTTTCGCGTTGGGGCGGTTACTATCTTCCCCGTGACCGCTAATCGCACGGCATAAAGAAAAGAGGTAAAAAGAAAACGTCGCTTCTTGCGTTTGCTTGAAGCGACGTTGGGGTTGGTTATTAAATTAGGGCGGTTTTATGTCATGCCCCGGGACGTGAAGCATCAAAGCTCTTCGATTTCGACTCGAACAACGGTCTGGTTTTCGCCATAGTTTAGCTTCATAGCGTACATGGTCAAATCACGAAACTCTTCTGCTTCTTTTCTCGTAGGGAACTCATTCTCTGTCAAGACTTTTAGTTCATCTCGGAGACAGCTGATGGTTTTTACTACGAATTTATTTTCAGCCATTGAATTTACCTCCTATGCTGGAATGGAGTAGGACTAACCACATTGTAATGGATAGTGGAGATAAATTCAAGACGAAAATCAATTATCGTTTACCAGATTTTACAGGAAACTGAGGATTGAGAGGACGGTAGCCGTCAGTCGTATTGCCGTCCATATATTGGGCCATTTTGTTGTTCATGAATTTGATTTTCCCATTCATATCAATCTGACCGCCGTAAATTTCTTGACTTGTGATTTGGTATTCACGCGAAAGAATAATTGGAGAATTGCCAGCACTACGACCAATGCCTTTGCCTTTGAACCGACGAATACAAGATTTACAGTTATCATTAAAGGCGTGATTGTACATCACTTTCTCTTGGCGTTTTGCAAGTTCAGCTTGCTTTTCAGCTTTGGATTTAATCTTCCAAACCTGAATGCGGTGCTGATGGATTGCATCGAGAAGAAATTCGCTGATTTTAGTAGGGCAAATTCGTACCCACTTAGAACCATTATTTAGAATCGCCATGGAAGGATACATCCCAGAAGCAGTTGCACGTGCTTCCGTGATGAAATGAACACCGTCAAACGAACCATAAAGTTCGCCAGGATTGACAGTGTTACCACAAAACGTGATTGACTCTTTTGCTTGAATCACCCACGCATTGCCGGTCTTAAATGTCGGTTTTGTTTTCATTGCGTGTTTACCTCTCTTTCTTTCGGACTCTCAGTTCAAAGCCCCTAGGCCACGTCAAGGCGTTCCGATTGTAGGGGTGAGCAGTTTAACGTCATGCCCGGGACAAAAACATCAGCGCCAAATAGGCTCGCCTTCAATACACTTGAAGATGGCCGTATTATTTGCCCACATGGTTGCGCTGAACCATGCTTTACCCAGAGCGCTTCTGAAACGCTTCTCAGCTTCATCGAAGTCATTAAAGCGGTACAGAGCGACATTATTGTACATGTCCACGATTGCAACTGTGTACCAGTTAGTTCCGTCAGAAATGGAAGCAAAGATGGGATGGTCATATTGTTTGACGGGTCGAGCGATTGCATTAGTGCGAGTGATACCGCCGACTTTTTTGACCTTGGCAACGGGTTTGCTTTCAGGACGAGAGTATGTGATATACCCATCTCTTGCATTCTTGACGTACTTGACAGGTAGTCCGGCACTCAACATCTTGAACACTGTGTCGTCGTCCAGCTGGGAGAGTTCTTCGCCGCTCTCCATGGTGACGTTGTACAGGGTACGAGCGATGACCTCGACGTCTGTGTTTACAAAGCCGTGGGTCAGGTCATAGACCATCTCGTCAAACTGGTAATAACCATGCTCACGAACACGGCCAAAGCCGATATTCTCACGAATGATGTAAGGGCATGACATAATGATAACCTCTTTTCTGAGTGTGCAAAATGCGCCACACTCTAAGGCGCTACGCATACTGCGTTGGAAAGAGGCCGCTTTGAACGGTGCGACCTCGAAAGGGTATCCGGTTATGGGTAGTTACTGCTTATCTTCGGTCTTAGCCTCTTCGGCCTTCTTGGTACGACCATACAGAGCGTCCAGAATAGCCTGCTTCTCTTCCTGCGTTGCGTGGCTCTTGTTGACGAGGGTAACAACCGCCACAATGTCGATGCTGCGAGCCTCGTAGTCGGCCACTTTCTTTTCCAGCTGAGCAATCTTGTCGTCTTTTGCCTTTGCTTCGTCAGCTGCTTTCTTTTCCTCAGCGGCTTTATCTGCGGCCTTTTTCTCGTTGGCGGCCTTAGTGTCAGCGGCCTTTTTTGCCTTAGCGTCGTTTGCGGCCTTGCGTGCCTTTTTGAAGTCGGCGGCGCTGATACGGGCAAGGGGCTGTCCATTCAGAATGCGGGCAGTCTCAAAGATGAGATACTTCAAGAAGCAGTCCGAAATCTTGCTTGCATCGTTGTTGGCGTCTGCTCTTGCATCTGCGGACACTTCGCCCATAAGTACAAGGTCAGGGACGGTCACGCTATACAGGGGGCGGCGCTTGCCATCGGGTTTATTGGGGTCACGAGAACCGAGGCCATAGAACCATGCGGCCATGGACTTACGTGCCTTATCTTCGGCGGCCTTCAGGGCGGGAATGTCCTCTTCTGCCGTACCCTTGCTCTCGCGAAGCATCACCATAGCGGCAATGTCGGAATATACGGCGTCCGAGATTTTCTTAATACCCTCGACCGTGACGGCGGAAACATTGAAGTCCTCAAGAGACTTCTTGGTGATTGCGGACACTTCCTGTTCAGGGTCGGCGATTGCGAGAACCAGTGCGGCCAGTTCAGTAGTCTTGACGTTCTTAGGATTAGTCATAATTTTTACCTCTCTTGCTTATGTGTTGCTCAGCGTGGCCGTGTTGCCACACTTGACGCGGTACAAACTTGCGCTTGCACCGTCTCAAGCACCCACAAGCTTTTTACACTTGTGAGCACTGAAAAACTTTGCTTTTGTACCCCAAAGAGGTAGTTTTAAGCCTTATTTGGGGTAAGAGTGACAGCTTGCACCGCGTGTCTCGACACTTGCGATTGCACGTCCACCGCTAAAGATATAGCTAGGACTTTTGTGCAATGGCTACTTGTGAACACTGTCACCGTGCGCTTTACTGAGGCGCACCTATAGCTTATTTATCCGGTCGGCTATAGTCGGCAAGTATATGCAAATCTCCACGCGGCGAAAACAAGTACAACAAGTGCAATGTTCGGCAAAAACCGTGGCCGTCGTGGCCGTTCTACTTTACTTAAATTTTCAAAGTGCTATCCTCAGTATGGGGGCATCCCGCTCAGCCCCCGCCCACCACCGTTCCGGTGGGCTTTCCGTGTTCCCTTGGAGTGACTACAGTATGCCATACTCAGAAATTTTTGCAACAAGTGTACAAACGCCCTACAAACGCCCTATAAAATCCAAAGCCGCTCCTCGCCTATATATAAATAGGTATAAATTCCCGATTGACTGCCACCGAATAACACCTAATAACAGAAGGTGCGATTCGCCGAAAACCCGCATGAATCCTAGATTTTTCGGGCCATAGTGGGGGCTGGTTAAAAATTCCAAAGCGGGGTCAGTTTGCCTCCTGTGTACCAGTTATTCCATCTCCCCACCCTCTCTAAAACCCTTCGGATCACACCTCGCTGGCATCAAAATTCCATCAAACTAGGCACTGCCAGTTTGCAACATTTACATATATCAGACAGTGCTCAACAGTGCCTAAAACACCCCAAAATCGCTCCGGAACTCGATCCGGTAAACATCGTATTATCGTCACATTTTATATAGTATTTTACTGCCAAATTCACCTGTTTTTACCACTCGGCAGGGCTCGGAATGCAGTAGAAACATCCCAAAACGCAGTAGAAATGGCTTTGTTTTGCCAAATTGGGGCACATTTTGCTTAATTTTGTATTGTTTTTGTACGATTTCGCTTCATTATCTAAATACTAACAACTAAATATTTTATTCCGGTATACTATGCAAAACTATTGATATTATGCGTGTCCGGGTGTATAATAAGGTATAAAGAGAAAAGCCCGCAGCGTTCTCCACAGCTGCGAGCCCATTCATTCAATCAAGAAAGTCACTTTTCAATAGTCATGCCAAAAAATGGAGGTTTGCCAAATGAACTTTTACGACACATCTGCCTTATTAGATCTAGGAGCCGCAGCCTTCGAACCAGCTGCGCTGCCTTTTCTGATTGCAGATATGACCCTACACGAGCTGGAAGAGATCAAAACTAACGGTAAAAAGACCGAAGACATCCGTTACAAAACCCGCACAGTCACTCGCTTGCTTGCCGAACATCGCGACGATGGCAGCTATACCGTAGTAGCGGTCCCTATGACTTCCCTATTCTATATTCTTGATGGTAAGCCAATCAGCGATAACAATGACGCGACGATCATGGCGACCGCACGGTGGTGGTTGGATCAGCAGAAGCGAAACCTGGATGACTTACCTACTGTGCTCGACGAAGCAAGCAGTAACCAAGCCGCCTATATTTCTTCTTTGATTGATTCTTTCAAATTCGTTACCAGCGATTTGAGCTGTGCCAATATCGCCAGTGGCATTCTCCAGCTTCCAGTCGAGTTCATCTTCCCTAACGCAGCAACCACAAAGAATGACTACACTGGATGGACTGAGGTCGCTCTGGCAGATGGTGGCGAAGAGACTATGGCGATGGCGTACTCCAAAGATGTCGAGCAAAAGAATCTGTTTGATACACCCACCAATGGATACATCCTTATTCCGAACGCAGATGCTGATGGAAATACAGCAGCGATCCGTTGGGATGGGGTACGCTGGAATCCACTGCGATACAAGAACCTGAATACTGCATACTCAGGGAAAATCAAACCTCTTAATGATCAGCAAAAGCTCGCCTTTGACCTACTTCAGAACGACGATATCACAATCAAACTGCTTCTTGGTGTGTATGGCAGCGGCAAGGATTTCCTGATGGTTAATCACGCTATCGACTTGATTGAAAAAGGCAAATACGACAGAATTGTTTGGGTTCGCAACACCGTCGAGGTTAAGAATTCTAGGTCGATTGGTTTTTTGCCAGGTACTGCGAATGAAAAATTGATGCCATATGCAGGACCACTATCCGATACTCTTGGCGGCGATGTAGCTCTTGAGCGTGCCATTATTGATGGTTGGGTTAAACTGGAACATCTTGGACCAATTCGAGGTCGAAGCTATAAACGGTCTATAATCTATTGCAGCGAAGCAGAAAATCTTACTAAGGAGCATGTTCAGTTGCTAATTGGACGTGTTGGCGGAGATAGTGCCCTGTGGCTCAATGGCGATTTGCGACAGATTGATGATGTTGTATTTGAGTCAAATAATGGTCTTCAAAAGGCAATCGAATGTCTCACAGGTCAGCAACGGTTTGGTGTTGTGTATATGCCAATCAGCGAACGAAGCGAGACCGCTAAACTGGCAGATCTGTTGGACTGATTACATAGACTGCGCAAGCAGTAAGAGAACAAACATGACTAACGAGCTGAAGATCGTAGACGAAATAACAATGATGGGTCACGTTTATCAAGTTGTTGAAGAAGATGGGGAGCTTGAAATTTATATTGATGGGGAACATATTGATCGCTTTCATATGTTAGCTCTTGCTCTTCATGCGGACAATAAAGATTCCGCAAAGCTTATTTTGAAAAATACAAGTGCTCTTTATCACCATCGTGGCGATGTAGTTTTTAATGAATTATATGAAGCTACTTTTGAGAAAATCGCAAGAAATTTTTATTTCAAAAACGAATTATATTATCAAGATTTATTCAAAGAAAAAGCAGAAGAACTTGGATATGGAAAGATTGTCAGTCACAAAGACAATCCTAAACACAAGCCGGATGCGTGGATAAATCGTAACGACGAGCTGATTCCTGTTGAATGTAAATTACATAATTTTGACGCAAAAGCCTTAAAGCAACTCACTCGTTATATGACGTTTTATCACGCTGGTCATGGCATCGCAGTTGCAAGAAAGCTTATCGTATCACTTCCTGAAAATATCGAATTTGTTCCGTTCTCTGCTTTTACTGACGATTAAGGAGCTAGTGGTATATGACATTTGATGCTGTGATAAACAATCTATATGATGCTCTGAGCAAAAGTCAAGATACTATCTGGTTCGACTATCAAGGATTCCGCTGGGAGCTTGGCCATGACCTACGTTTTCATCCACGACAGATACTTCATCCAGGAAATTGCTCTGAAGATCGACGTGCAGCTCAATACGATTGTCCAATTCCCTACTATCCCGAATCCGAAAATGAATGCATATGTCAATCACTGTTATAAGGAGGTGGTGAAATTTGGAACGAATATTAACGCCGCGTGGTGGAGGGCGCACTTATCGAGTTTGCAAATACGCTGTCAAGAACAACTGTAACATCTTAGTGCCGACACGCAACACTGCCGTTCGGTGTGCGCAAGATTACATAAAAGAAATCGCTAGCGCCTTGGGTGTTCAATATTATGGATATAGTATTAACCATCAATGTTTTGTAGTGGATTTACAAAGTAGAGAACGTGGAGAATATAAGATCTATATATTAGTGGCAAGTGAATTTCTCGATCATTATCGTGGATTGCATCTAGAAAACAAGCCGCTTGTTGTTGACGACATTGATCGTTGTTTTCAGTTTATGTGTTTCCCAGATATCCAAATTGCTGCTTGTTCTATGGTCACTTATGACCCGAGCGAAGTTGTGCTTACACCACCAACTACGTCTCAAAAAGTGCCACAGGATGAATGCGTGTGTGATAGCTTGATATGATTGATAGAATACGTAATTTGTTCAATAAATATAAACATAGAATTGACAACAAAGCCAGAACACTAGTATACGGTTCGCAGTATCGATACCCAAGAAGACTTTATGAAGGAGAAGAACATATGCGTGTTTTATTCGTACATCCAAACAATTATGACCCGGTATGTGCGTGGTACGAAGGATTAAATTCTACGCAGAAGCATCGAAAAGTGACCGTGATTTGTAAATCCCCTGATGAATTTTGGCAAAAGTTCGATAAGGTCAAATTCGGCGTAGAATATACGATCTTCTACTTTGATGAATGTTTGGGGCAGGTTGATTCTATGAAATTTTTTAAAGCGCTTGTGCCGCTATATGGCGAAGAAGACGCTCGATATATTTCAGAAGAGAAAATGAGATTTACAAACATCTTTAACATAATGGCTGCGAACGAGTTTAACAATTTCAAACCCTTTCATATCATCCCAGAGTGTTTAAACGACGTGATTCGTCAAGCGATGGAAGAAGCACAGTCTGAATGTGTATGTAGAAGTCTATTATGAGTAAATATGTTCGTGAAAGCAAATTCGACGACGAAATCTTGGAAATTGCAATGTCAGATGCGGCCATGCAATTACATAACGAGATTGAAGAAGAGCGAAAAATAAAATTTGAGGACTTCAGGTTTGATATAGATGAAGAAAAAATGACAATGCACCAATATGGTGAGCCACCAAGGACTTTTATAGTAAATAGAAGTGTGTCCCTTATATTAGAGGGTAAACGATTCGGACAGAAACTCTATGGTCCATTTGCCGAAAGAATGTACAAACGATACTTTGAACTGATAAATAAATACATGAACAGCTGTATTTGCAAAAGTCTGCTATAACAGGAGGTAAGAATTTTGGATGAATCAGAAATAACGATTGTGCCAGATATTGTCGCCAGACTTGATACTGTAGATAATCTTATTCATACAACACGAGAGACTGTTGAAAACGCCTGCGAGCGTGTAAACAGAGCGAATGACATGTCTCAATTTGTAATGAGTTATGCGGGCACTATAAAAACAACAGTAGACCCATATGAAGCCATTATCGAACAACTACAAGATAGAATTACTAAAATCGAGCACAAAATAGAACAATTAACAGGGCCTTGTTACTGCGAGTCCCTTTTGTAAGGAGAGAACACATGAAAGAAGAAAATTTTTCAAAACAGGACATTTATAATATTGGGTTTGCCATAGTTGACGCAGTGCGCGATTATGCCGTCACATACGAAGACATTATCGATGCAATTCAAGTTTATGCCGAGTGGCAGGAGATGATTGGTGGTGCTTCGCTTTATGATACGCTTTGGATGGAGGATGGCACCCCGATGGCCCCTTCCCTGACGCGATATTTGTATCACAAGCTATATGGGCTGGAAGAATATGAAAACAACGAGGAGGATTACGACGATGAGTGACCGCAAGCGAGACAAAATTTCGAAGAGTACATATATGCGCGAGGCCCGCAAGCAACGTATGATTGAGAATCAGTTCTTGTATGAAGTCGAGAAGGCGCAGGAAAGTGATGAGCGACAGAAGCAGTCAGAACGGCGTAAACCACATAAGTATGATCGCTGGGGCGATGAAGACTAAGGAGGACGAAGTGTTATGGATAAGGAGCCAAAGAGAGATGAAGTGGAGCAAGATGACATTGCCGAGATTCGTATTCAATCCGTACCGTTAATGGTGCTCGTTGCTGGAGCTTTAAGTAGTGTAAGTTTCGTTGATTGGATGTTTACGATAGCCGAAATGCTTGTCGTATTTGTGTTGACATACCAGATTCTAGGACGAGTACTCTTTACAGCACTGGTAGTTACTCCAATTTTGGTTGTGTTTATTAGTAAATGCCTAGAAGCTTATGATGAGATTATGTATGGCGATGGCGACGATATGAACGGCGGCGATGACGATTCGCACTTTGGAGACCATTGGAACGATCTTACTGGAGGAAAGAAATAATGAAATTCGTTGATTTAACAGGTAAAAAATTCGGGAAATTAACTGTATTAAATCAAGAGGAAGATTACATCCAAGCTGATGGCCGTCACAGATCTAGATAGAAGTGTATTTGTGAATGCGGAAACGAATGTATTGTTGATGGAGACGCACTTAGAACCGGAAATACAAAAAGTTGCGGATGTTTAAAACATCGGAAATGGGCAAAAGATCTTACAGGACAACGTTTTGGAAAATTAACTGTGGTTTGTCGTTCGCCAAAATATCTTAATCAAAAAGTTTATTGGCATTGCAAATGTGATTGTGGTAATGAAGTTGATGTTATAGGCTCTTTGCTGGTTAATGGACGGTCAAAGACTTGTGGATGCTCTCATGTTACACAAGGTGGTTTTGGTAAATCAAGACTTTATGAAGTATGGTTTGCTATGATGTCTCGTTGTACAAAGCACGAAAACAAACATTATTCTAATTACGGTGGACGAGGTATTAAAGTTTGTGATGAGTGGCAAGATTTTTTAAGGTTCAAAGAATGGGCAGATAAAACAGGATATGACGAAACAGCTCCTAGAGGCCAATATACCATAGATCGTGTTGATAATAATGGAAATTATTGTCCAGAAAATTGTCAATGGAAAACAATGTTGGAACAAGCCAACAATAAAAGAAATACTCGCATGATAGAATACAATGGAGAGAAAAAATCTATTTTAGAATGGTCTGAATTAACGGGGCTGTCCACTAGTTTAATCAGAAGTCGTTATGATAGAGGTTGGACGCCAAAAGAAATATTAACAATTCCATTTGGTTGTAAAAGGAGTGAAATAGTTGATCAGCCCTAAAAGTTACACTGTTCGCAAATATCCTTTAAGTCTGTTTATAAAATATAATTACAAAATTCCGGCAGAAGTTGCGAACGATGCACAATATCAAGTGCTCCAGTCTGATACAATGTTACTTCGTCAGATTAGAATTGTGTCAAACAACTATGACGATTACAATCCTTTTATTGTATTTATCGATGCAACTGGCGCTCAGAATAAGCCAAAAGTAGTCCGTCACTTGATTGAGCATGGCGCAAAAATCGGTAAATATCATTTTTCTTTTGGCGACCGTAGCGCTTCTATGATTCGTCAATTTATTTTCTCAATGGTTGAATCTCACATTTGGCCAGAAGTTAATAAGCGAATCAGTATGGATTTGGATTTCAAGGACAAGCCGACGGTGCTTAGTAAATATTATGCTTATCGCGGCCTTGTGCTTTCAAGTTGTCATTGTATCGCACTTCGAGAATGGTTTCCGAAAATTATTGTTGTACCAGATACTTTTACAACTATTCCAAATCAAAAGATTAAATATGTTCGTGACGAAGAAGTCGAATTCGTAGATCAGAAAACCGGGGCAAAACGCACTTGGAAACAAAAAGCAATCGCTAAAAAAGAAACAGACATTGAAATCAATATGTTTGATGGATGCGGTATTGCTCATCCTTCTTTGATGCGCGAAGTAGAGCACCGAATTGGGACAACGGAACGAATCAATAGCATGGTGTTTCGTATGCCATATTTCAAAGGTGTTTTCAATGAAATGGATTATGTTTCATTTTACGAAGAGCGTGGTGTTACTGAAATCACCGACATTTGGGGTATCAAACATTCCGTGACTCGTGATGCAGAGCCGATGTTTATTGCTTGTGAAAGCATGTACAAGGGATATAAATATTTTAAGCAAGACGGAACTGTTAATGATTGGAACCGCTACAAAGAACTTGCTTTGAAATACGATCATGCATTAGGTATTGCAAAATGGAATTATCAAGCAGATAAAGAGGTTTTAGTTAGCTTAGGAAATTACCAGCTTATCCAAGACCTACAGAATGTTCCATTTGATGAATTTAAACATCTAGCAGATAAATCAGTAGATTGGTATGAAAAGATCGTACGTGGCGATCCGATTTTTACATACTGTTTTCTTGGCGCACTATCTGATAATACTGAACCACTCAATCATTATGTTGCGGCTATTATGCGCAATCCAGAAATGGTTCATGAGCCAAGTGTTAAAGATTATTTCCATAGTCTCCTCGATAAATATCGCAATGGATTTAAGTGTGGAAAGCTATTTTTTAACGCGACATTTAAATTTCTGCTTCCAGATCAAATAGCTTTAATGGAGGCTATTGCGGAACTTCCTATAAAGGGTTGCCTTAAAGCCGATGAGTTTTATAGCTTTGATAGACGCGGTGTTATTTTAGGTGAACGCGCATTGGGACGCAACCCACATATATGTCACCAAGAGCATGTTAAGCTAAAAGGTGTTGACAATGAATTGACACAAAAATATTGCAGTCATCTCGTCAACTGCTGCATGATTAACGTGTTTTCAATAACCCCGCAACGCTTGTCTGGAGCCGATTATGATGGAGACTTAACGCTGTTGTCAAATGAGCCAATTATTATCAATACTATCCCTGATGATGGATATGTTACTATTGATATTGAAGACAAAGTAACTAGTCTTGCCCAAATAGACAACCTTGAAAATAAGCTCGCTTGTACTCTTCGTGGTTTAAAAAGTATGATTGGCGAGATCAGCAACATGGCATCTGTATATCATAACCGGGTCGCACGTACAGAGGAAACAAAACAGTTATATGAGGGCTATATTGATCTTCTTTCTGTAGCAAACGGGAAAGCTGTGGATTTCGCAAAAACCGGTGTGCTCTACCCTATTCCTCGTCAGATCAGTAAATGGGCAAAAGCAAGTGGAATGCCATATTTCTTTAAATACAACGGTCCCTATTATGCACGGCTTCACAATCTAAGCAAAGCGCACAGCAATATGAGTCTACTTTGTATGAGTTTGGAACGTTGGGAACGTGGTGTTCGCTGGCATAAAGAGCCTGCTGGCAACTTTGATTGGCACATTATGTTCGATAAAGAAATCGGCTATGACCAGTCGGTATTTGACCAGATCGAGGCTATCTTCCTTGATTTCAATCGTTACCGTAAGGAACAGCTTCTCTTCGAAAAGAAATGCCACAATTGGCAGCTCTACAAGAATGACCTCAAAGATAAAATTACAAAAGAAGAAGCTAAGACCTATGAAACCAACTGGCAGGCGATTTACAATGTCTACCGTAACAAGTGCAAGCTGGTGTGTCCAGATGTGAGAGAGCTGGCCAATATTCTTGTGGTGCTTTGCTATGAGAAGTATCCCAATAAATTCAAGAAGTTCTTATGGCATATGGCTGGTGCTGGCGTAGTTGAAAATATCAAACCTGTTCCCGTGCAATTGCCAGTTCACGATCCGAACGGCGAGTATGAATATCTTGGTCAACGATATAGTTTAGCTGAACCGAGAATTTACGAAGCAAGAGTAAAATAACAAAGGAGTTTATCATGTTTAATCTATTCAAAAAGAAGAAAACGCAACAGGAAGAACCCTCGCAACAGATGGAATGCCCCAAGTGTGGCGGAATCATGACACTGACAAATGGACTAACATATACATTCCACTGTCGTGGACAGGAAGTCGAAGCCATAAATGTTACCGCTATGAAATGTGCGAATTGCGGCGAGATAATGTTTAGCTGGGACGAAGCTCGGCGTATTCAAAAATTCGCTCATAAATCTGTGGGCTGGGAGGATGTGTAAAAATGAATATGACCGCGTTAATTGCATATTGGAGGACTATACCATTTTCGTTTATGGAAAAGTATCTTCATCTTCATCTATATTGGTATCAAAAATTATATTTACGGATAATCTATAATAGGAGATTAAATGGCTTATACGACATTTTATTGTAACGAAAACATGCTGCTTGATCATTGGCAAGATTATCACGAGTCAAATCTGATGCTGCGAAACCTGCTGAGGCGAACCTCCCTCTCTCCCATTGAATGTGCCACGATTTATTATGAGCGGATGAAAAATCCTGAGTCTGTCAGCTATGATCGCAGCCACTTGATTCAGACGTTCAGCAGAGGCCGCAAAAATAATGCACCAATACTTGACGTACATCAAGTTGTGCTTTATCAGAAAGATCTGGAGTATATTACAGAGGCGCGTCGGAAGTATCATATCAACTATGCACAGCTTCGCGTTTTGTTTGGGGTGATATTCTTCTGCCGACTGTACGGAAGCGATACCTTTGCATTGGATACCGAGTTCAAGATGAAGCGTTTTGGTGGTTGCTTTGAAGAGCAGACAGAGATTATGTATTGCGCCGGGAAAAACTAGGATGACGGCTATAATACTGTGCGGGGCATGAAGGAGATTTCAGACAGCTATCACCTGTTGAACAGAACAGGTACTGATGATATTGGATGCCTATATCAGTACCAAAATTTTACTCTTGATAAGAATGACACGATTGCGTACACGTTCAATGTGACACTGGAAAATAATCGGCTTAATCTAAGCGTTATCGTACGTGAGCTGTTTGACCCGAAAGAGTGTTATTGCACAATATGTGGCGAACAGTATCATTCAGAGAAGCCAAACGCCAGTAGATACTGCAAAGGATGCGCCGCTAAGAAGGAACGAACACGTCTGGCGAAATACAGACGAAAAACAACGAAATGCACGAAATGAACTTTACTTTCTTAATATATGAAAGGGTGTTGTATATTTCACTCTTTGATTTTAAATTAAAAAGGAGAACTAATATTTATGGTTGAAATTACTAAGAACGAGGCTACTTATCTGCGGAAGGTTATTCCCAATGTCCATATTACCCGCACCACACATAAGTGGTATGCTGAGGAGATTAAGTCTGTTCTGACTCAGCTTCCTGGGAATGTTGAGGCTGAGGCGGCTCTATACGAACTCAATCGCACTCAACGCACTATCTCCAATTTTGAGATCTGAGGTGCTAAATGGACGAATTTAAAAAGAAGGACGAAGAGACTTTTGACGACTATATGATGCGTATTGGCGATGCTTGCGGTGAACGGAAGTTAACGTAGGATCAAGCCGCCATGTTTTTGAATGAAGCAACCGGTTCTGACTATGGAGAATGCCGGTACCGCAAGACTTACAAAGCATGGAAGGCCGGTTATGACTATGCTGTTGGACATACTAACGAAGAGACAATTCAAAACGAGTTGCAGCGACTGAAAATAGAGAAGGTCAAACTGCAGGACGAACGCACTGCGGCGAATAGAGTTTACCGAGATGTTGCCCGTGTTGAAGCCATTAAAGAACTAATCGCCGCCAAGGTTGTTCCATACGACAAGAAGGATTTTCTGAATGTTGTACAGTATGAAGGCAGCGGGCATGATGTGATTGTATGTTTGTCCGACTTACATACGGGTGCCGGAATCGATTCTGCTTGGAATAAATTTAACCGTGAGATTTTGAAAGCACGATTGGAGAGCTACGTTGCCCAGGTGTTTAACATTGTAGAACGCCACGCTGCTGAGAAGATTCATGTGTTACTACTTGGTGACCTCATCAATGGCCACATCCATGTAAACACCAGAGTGCAGAATAACGAGAATAGCATCGAACAGGTCATGACGGCCGCAGAGCTAGTGAGTAACTTTGTCGCTGAGCTGTATGAGGTATGTCAGCATATTGATGTGTATTCGGTCAGTGGTAACCACTCACGAGTATTCCCCAGCAAAGAGGATCAGGTGGCAGGCGATGAACTTGAAGCACTGATTCCGTTTTATATGAAGGCTCGGCTGCAGAATCTGGCTGGTATTGAAATCAAAACAGATAAGCTCGATCCGACATTTGGAGGATTCAAGGCTCGTAATAGTCTGGTGATGTATGCACATGGGGATAAGGATTCCCCTGCCAACGTCGTTGAACACTTGACCATGATGGTGAAACAGCCCATTGATCTAGTCTTCCTCGGACATCGCCACACGAACGGAATGACTACAGTGCATGGCACGAAGGTTATCGAGAGCGGCTGTGTATGTGGTACTGATAGTTTCGCTGTTGGTATTCGTAAGAATGATATCCCGCAGCAGGCCGTAGCTGTTATTGCCGATGATGGTTTGACTTGTCTGTATGATTGCAAGCTAGAGAAACCAAGTAAAATTATAATTTGATAGATTTTGACGTCCTGGACTTTGGTCTGGGGCGTTTTATTTTTGTGGAGGATGCAAATGAAAGTTTTAATTGCGTGCGAAGAATCGCAGGAAGTATGCAACGCCTTTAGAGAACTTGGGCATGAAGCTTATTCTTGCGATGTTCAGGCCCCGTCTGGTGGACACCCAGAGTAGCATATCTTAAGTGACGCAGTTGCCACTATAAACAGCGGAATCGTAACTACTATGGATGGAGCTACTCATAATATTGGTTGCTGGGATCTTTTAATAGCTCATCCTCCCTGCACATATCTGTCGAATGCGGGCGCACGATGGCTATAGGCTGGACATAAGCTGAACCAAGAACGGTATCAGAAAGGTCTGGAAGCAAAAGATTTCTTTATGAAATTTTATAATGCTCCCATCAAATATATCTGCGTGGAAAACCCCATTCCGAGTTCTGTTTATGAAATGCCTAAACCTACACAAACAATACAGCCATACGAATACTATGGAGAATTGCATCCGTGGACTAAAAAGACCTGTCTGTGGCTAAAGGGGCTCCCTTCTTTGGTGCCGGTCGAAGCTGTACCTCCGCAAGGACCTTATTGTCCAAGTGGAACATCGGCTAATAAAGGCATTGTGAGAAATCGCGGTGCAGCTAAACGTGGAGAGGATGCGAAAAATAGAGCCAAAACATTCCATGGCGTCGCAATGGCGATGGCAAAACAATGGGATGAATTCTTCAAAAGAGAAAATAATAAATAAAATTTAAGCCCATCTTTTCAGGTGGGCTTTATATGTCGCAGGTGACAGCGCCGGTGTGCTGGCTGGGCTCATAATCCAGTATAGTGCGGATCGTCCCCGCAACCTGCACCCACGAAATTAAATTAAAAAGGGGGTTCTAAACTAAAGAGATGGAAGAAAAATTTGTAAAAGATTTGGGAGGCGATTACTTCTACTGTTATTCCAGACGAACGGCGTTGTTTATCCGTTCTATGGGAATTTTCTATGAAGAAATTGGGGAGCACCCTACTACGGGCTCTGTATATACAAAATTCCGCAAAACAAAGAAGTTGAATGCGATTCTTAAACTCTAGAATGAAATAAGATATCGTTTTGATGACATGACGGATGATGGAACGGGAGGTGATTGACGATGGCCAGAACTACCGCAGATAAGAAGCCTCCTCGTGTAAAAATCCCTGATTCTTGGAGCGGCGGAAAATGCATGTGCTGCGGGGAAATTTATAATGTTCGGAAAACTAATTTCTCAAAAACGCAGAGCCAGTGGTTTGCTGGGAATGACGGGTATCTTCCGTGGTGTAATGAGTGTCGAACTAAAATATTTGACTACTATGCAAAAAAGTATGGCAATGAAGATGAGGCCATTAAGCGTCTATGCATGATGTTTGATTTGGTCTATTCCGACGATATTCTCGCCATGGCTGATCGTTCTACTAAGACGTCTACGCCGAAGATCAACCTGTATATGGGGTTCTCAAATATTCGGCAACATGCTGGTGAAACCTATGATAATACGATTGACCAAGAGAAAAAGGATGCGCTCGCAGCTGGCAAGACCACTGGTACTAAGGTTACTCTGAAAATGACCAAATTTTGGGGCGCGGGGCTTGATGAGCGTGACTATCTTTTCCTTGATGAGCACTATCAGAACTTGATTACTCGTCACGAATGCAAGACGGCAGCACAGGAGATTCTGTTCAAACGTATCGCAAAGGCAGAACTGAACTGTGAAAAGGCCGACGCTACTGGCGATACCAAGAAAATCAAGGAAGCTAATGATAATCTACAGAATTTGATGGGATCGGCTCAAATTAAACCGAACCAGACGAATGATAATGCGCTGGCTGAGACGAATACATTTGGCACATTGATTCAGAAGTGGGAAGAAGAAGAACCGATTCCGGAACCTGCGTCTGAATGGCAGGATGTTGATGGTATTGGAAAATATTTCAGAGTATGGGTGCTAGGTACGTTGCTGAAGATGTTCCATTTAAAAAATCCATATCAAGACGAATACGACGAAGAAATGGAGAAATGGACTGCGCATAAACCAGAGACAGCTGAAGACGACTCCGCAGATAATAGTTTACGCGAGGCCATTTTTGGTGTCGGAGAAGGCGGTGGTTCGCCTTGAGTGAAAAGAAATTAACAGACAAGGAAGTAGCAAATACAAAATCAGAAAAGATAATGAATGCAGTCGCTTGGCACTGCGGAATGTACCGAAAAAATCCGCAGCGTTTTGCCAAAGAATATTTGAATCTGAATTTGAAACTATTTCAGCAGATTCTTTTATTTTTGATGGTGAGATGTACAGGCTTCTGCTTCATTGCCGCTCGCGGTCAAATCTATAGGCCGCCATTCTATTTGAATGAAAAAATCGGGCAATATCGGTGAAAGCTTAACTGCTAATACCGAGATAAGCGAGAAGATTGCGCAAGGCTTCCCGCCATCGTAGAGCGTAGTGGGTGAATAAATATAATCCCACCAAGAGTGTCCGACGCGAAAATGTACGCCAATCTGGGACTGAATTGACAGCCCGATGTAAATGAGAGAAATCTCCAGAGCAGTAGATAAAAAACTACTGGTTAACAACCAATGCTAGGCAAATCTTTTCTGACCGCTGTCTTCATTGTCATTAAATGTATTCTCTGGCCGGGTACCAAGTGCATCATCGCATGTAAAGTGCGAACACAATCTATAAATATTTTGGATGAAAAAATAATGAAAGAGCTTGTGCCAAACAGCCCTTTGTTGCAATCCGAAATCAAAAAAGTAGATATAAATAATCAAAAAGCAGAAATTATATTTAAAAACGGCAGTTACGTTAAAGTTGTAACTGCTACAGACTCAGCGCGTGGCGCGAGAGCAAACTTAATACTTGTGGACGAGTATAGAATGATGGATGAAGATATTATCAATATGGTTCTGAAGAAATTCCTGAATATTGTTCGTCATCCCGGTTATTTGGATAAGCCGCAGTATAAGCATCTTGCTGAACGAAATCAAGAATTCTATCTTAGCTCTGCATGGTTTCAGAATCACTGGAGCTATGAAAAATGTAGAGACTATTTTGTGAATATGATTGATCGAAGTAAAAAATATTTCTGTTGTGCTTTTGATTATCGTATGAGTATCAAAGAAGGGCTTCTACTCAAAGAAGCTGTAGAAGATGAAATGTCTGAGTCCAGTTTTTCCGACCTGAAATTTGCAATGGAAATGATGGTCGAATGGCTTGGAGCTACCGAGGGTGGTCTATTCCAGTTTGATGACATCAACAAAACTCGTGTTATTGAAAAGGCATTCTACGCGCCAAATATTGTGCTCTCCCCTACTGCGACTGACGTTCCAAAAAAGAAAAACGGAGAGATTCGCATTTTGACTGCTGATATCGCACTAATGAGTTCTAAAAAGAACGACAATGACGCAACAAGTATTTTCCTGAATTGCATGGTACCAAACAAATCCGGACGTTATACAAGCAATTTCGTTTACTCCGAAAACGTCGAAGGTATGATTACTCAAGACCAAGCTTTGAAGTTGCGTCGTTATTTTGATTATTTCGACTGCGACTACCTTGGCATCGATGCTCGCTCTATGGGCATTCCCTTGATTGATTTGCTCATGAAAGATATATACGACCCCGAAACCGGTGAAACCTATCCTGCTATTAGCTGTTGCAACAATCCCGACGTAGCCGATCGTTGTTCTGATAAAAATGCTAAGAAGGTTATTTGGGCCATTATGGGCAGCTCACAGTTTAACAGTGACGTGGCCATCGGGCTCCGTAGCGGTTTCCAGCAGGGACGTATTCACTTGCTTCAGAGCGAATATAGTTGCGAAGATCAACTACGAAAACTCTATAAGGGATATGACAAAATGTCTCCCAGCGAACGAGCTGCGCTACAGATGCCGTACATCAATACAGGCTTGGCCGTAAACGAACTCGTTAATCTGGGGTATGAAACAATAAACAACGTAATTAAGGTCAAGGAGAAATCCGGGTGTCGTAAAGACCGCTACTCTTCCCTGTCTTATAACTACTATATCGCTCAACAAGTCGAACGTAGTATGGAAAAGAAAAACAGGAGACCTACTTCTCTCACGTTTGACTTTAGAGCACCGATATTAAGGAAGGGAGGTCTGTAATGGCTGAAGATAAAATGCAAAAAAAGGTCCGTGTGACAAACGCAAAGGACGGCAAGAGTTCTTATATTACATATCAGGACCTTCTTACCGGTGTTTATGCTAATTTGTCTAAGATTGGTATTCGTAACCTTGAATCAACATCAGAAACAAATCCGACATATACCAAATACACTAAGGATCAGCTCGTTACATATCTTGGCAATCCCGCCAGCTATGAAAAGCAGCTTCGAAAGATGAGCAAATACCTGTTCAATATTTCGAATTACTACCGCCGACTGATTCAATATTTTGCAAATATGCCCACGTTTTCTTATACTATTTCTCCTTATGGGCTTGATCGTTCTAAGACGGTTAATGCGAACAAGCTCAAGAAAGCGTATTACTCTAGTGTTGCCGCAGTCGAACTTATGAATTTGCCACACGAAGCAACGAAAATGTTTACCATCGCATTCCGTGATGATGTTTATTATGGATATGAGTGGGAAACAAACGACAGTGTGGCTTTTCAAAATCTTGATGCGGATTATTGTAAAATCAGTAGTATTGAAGATGGCGTATATAATTTCGCGTTCGATTTCTCATACTTCGATTCAAATCAAGATAAATTGCCAAACTACCCGCCTGAGTTTCAAACTATGTACAACACATATAAGACAAATACTCAGTTGTATAAATGGCAGGAGCTCGATAGTACAAAGTCTATCTGTATCAAGGTAAATGAACACGATTATATTCCGATTCCCCCGTTTGTGAGTCTGTTTAGTGCTTTGGCAGATATTGAAGATTATCGCGCAATCAGTAAAAATGCGAGTGAGACTAACAACTACAAAGCTCTCGCTATGGAAATCCCGCTTGGCGACAAAGGCGAATTTCTTATTGATTACAACGATGCTAAAGAGTTCTACGACATGATGACGAATGTTTTACCGCCTAATATTGGTGCAATCTTGACGCCCATGAAGCTTACCGATTGGAACTTCGAAAAGAGCGGTGTCAATAGTGACACGAATGAAGTTGCAAAGGCAGAGGCTACATTTTTTACTACAGCCGGTGTTAACAAAATCCTGTTTGGTGGCGGCGAAGACCCGTCTGCCACCACATTAAATCTCTGTACTGTAAATGATCAGATGATTGTTTTTGCTGTTATGCGACAATTGGAACGCTGGGTGAACAGAAAGCTGAAGTCTGTGTCGAGTTCTTATAAATTCCGCATCAACTTTTTGCCTGTGACTCATTACAATATCGCCGAAATGCATGAACGATATTTAAAGGACGCCACATACGGTATGCCTACTCGAACTGCTGCTCTTGCAACTGCAGGTTACGCGGGTACTGATTATGAAAACATGACTTATCTTGAAAACGAAATCCTCGGTCTTAGCAATGGCGAAATGCCTCTTAAGAGTTCTAATACTCAGTCTGGTTCTGCCGGGGATGAGGGCGGTCGTCCAACAAATGCAAGTAAAGGCGAAGGCTTATCTGACGCAGGCAATGTAAGCGCGGATCGACAGGAGGGCTGATATGGAAGAGGAGATTTTTGAAATCATCATTCATGGGTCTCACGCCGCCGGGATGGCTAAGTTTCTGACTGATCGAGGAGCGTTGCTTCTTCGAATAGATCCGGTAAACAAATATGTCTTTATTAACGATAATATATTTAAGAATGCTCTGGCTGAGTTGCAAATTGCGATTCGTCAGGGTTTTTATTTTGATAACGAAACGGAGGTGAAAACAGAATGAAAGAGCGATACCCTATTTCTTTCACTAAGAAAAATGAATACTCAAATTCTGATTTTCGCTTCATTGATGTCAGCATTGATGTAATGCATACTGGAGCAAACCTCAATAAAACAAGTTTCACAAAAGACGCGATCAACAAAGCAGTACCGACAATACGTAATACGCCGATCCTGGGCTATGTTGTAGATGAACTTGACGAGGAAGACAAGGACTTTAAAGGACATGAACATGAACTGCGGATCACCGACAAGGACGTGAAGTACGTCTATGCTGGTCAAGCTTATGGTGTTATCCCTGAATCTTGTAATCCTCGCTGGATCGTTAAGGATGACGGCACCGGTATTGAACGGGAATATTTGCGTGTTGATGGTTTGATCTGGACAAAATTCAGTGACCCTGTTGATATTTTTACTCGCGATGGTACGAAGAATCACAGTGTTGAACTGACCGATATGGCTTGTGGCCCCGCAGATAAGAACGGAAACGTTCCTGTGGGGTCTTTTAAATTTGACGGTTGCTGCATCCTGTCTACGACTGATCCGAAAATCCAGCCAGCTATGACGGGAAGCTGCGTTACTGCCAATTTTTCTGTTGAAGATATTACCACTCAGATCCGCGACCGGCTCTATGAGTATCAAGCAATTCAGCAGAACTATGCTGCGCAAAATGATAATTCATCCGATAAGGAGAAAGGAGATACAACGCCAATGAATGAAAATGAAAAGAATCCTGCTATGACTGAAAATGCCGTGGCAGAAGGCGCTGTGGAGAATCCTGAGATTGAGACTCCCGCCGCAGAAAATACTGCGACAGAGACCGAATCTGAGGCTGCTCCTGCCGAAAACGTCGCATCTGAAGAAGGTGCAGAAAATGCAACAACTGAGGTTCCCGCTGATAATACTGCGCCAGCCGAAGAGAGCGAGTCTGCTGCATCCAGCGAATTTACTTTGACCGCTAATCAGCTTCGTGATGAAGTTTATAATGCGTTGCTTAAGGTTCAGGTTCCTTCTCGTTGGGACCATGAATGCATGATTCCTAAGTATTGGCTCACTGATATTCAGGGCAGCGAAGTTATTGTAACCGATTCTGGTACATATCAACTGATGGGTATTCCCTATTCTATGAACGGCGATAATGTTGTTCTAGAGTACGAGAATATTAAACGTAAGAAGGTTATTTATGAGGACTGGGATAATGGCGACGTAATGCCTGGCCTAATCACTATGTTTTCTACTTTGACTGACAAACTTGTTGAACTGTCTGACAGCTTTACTAAAGCGGCCAATGAAGTCAGTGAAATCAAACCCAAGCTGGAAGCTTATCAGCAGGCCGAAGCCGAAGCGATCGCAGCGGCAGATAAGGCTAAGCGTGATGAGCTGTTCGCAATGATGGACGAGAAGCTTGGTGCAAACGCGGAATATGCCGCACTAAAGGAGAATACTGAGATTTCCTACTCTGATCTTGAAACCAAGTGTTATGCACTGGTCGGCCGACAGAGCGCTGAATTCTCTTATGTTCCCAACAAGAGCAACAAAGGAACTGTCCGCTTTGGTGTGGGTGGCACCCAGAACGGTTCAGATGTCGCGTATGGTGGTCTGATTGAACACTATCTCGGCAATAAGTAATTTACCAAAATTTAGGAGGTACATAATTATGGCTAATACTAAGCATGCTGTTGTGCGCATTGATAAGCTGGGTGGCACCCTGGATGGTGCTCAGCTGGAGAGCGCAATTTTCTACAAGGAGTCCAATGCCGCTGAGATCGATAATGCTCAGCTGGTTGTTCTGGGCGAGAAGCTGGGTCGTGAGGTCTACAAGGCTACCGCTCCTACCGCAACTTCCACCGTTGCTGACCTGTATCTGACCGCTGGCGTTGAGCTGTTCTATGATCAGACCGTGGCACACTATCTGCCCGAATGGGTCAACGAGGCTGGCAAGCCCGTGCGCGTCTATGCCCTGAATGTTTCTAAGGGCGGCTTCTCTGCTACTGCCGAGGCATTTAACGGCACTCCTGCAAAGGGCAAGTATGTCGGTTTTGCTGCCGATGACACCAAGATCCAGATTCAGGAGGCCGCTGACGACAAGACCTTTGGTTGCATCGATTTCGTCGAGACCGTTGGTTTTGGCGATGGTCGCTACACTTACTACATGATCACTCTGAAGTGATACCAAAGTTCAAAGAAATAACATAAAGCCGTCCGTTTGATACGGGCGGCCATTTTTATTATAGGAGGTTTATACCATGGCTATTGATTCTAATCTGATCAAGCTGGCTGTTGATGGCTACAAGGGTCACGTCGCCGGCGATTATTCTGTAAATGATACTCAGGAGGCTCTGCGCAAGGCTCTGGTTGAGGCAAACGGCGGTTCTACCAAGCTGGATATCAAGGCAATTCGTGATGGTCGATGCAACGGCGTTTTCGCAATCATTGAGGAACTGGTGAACGTCATCCACGAGGAAGGTCTGAAGGGCGATGAGTTCTTCATGAATATGGTTGAGGATCGCAATCTCTCTCTGGGTGACACCAATAAGTTCCATATCGAGCGTGAGTGCCTGTTCGCTGTTGCTGATATTGCTGAGGGCACTCAGGGCGTCCGCCGTCAGCGCATCGAGGCCGGTCAGGACATCACTATCAATACTCAGCTCCGCGCCATCAAGATCTACGAGGAACTGAATCGTGTTCTGGCTGGTCGTATTGACTTTAACAAATTTGTCGATCTGGTCGGCAAGTCTTTCACCAAGCAGGAGCTGGACGCTACTTACGACGCTTTTGTCGGTATGTTCAAGAAGCTGAAGACCCCCTACACCGAGACCGGTTCTTTCGATGAGGACAAGCTGCTGGAGCTGATTGATCATGTCGAGGCTTCTACTGGAGAGACCGCTGTGGTTGTTGGCACTCGCAAGGCTCTGCGTAAGATCAAGACTGCTGTTGTGTCTGATTCCGCCAAGGAAGAGATGTATGCAATGGGTCACTTCGGCCGTTTCAATGGCACCGAGCTGGTTGCCGTGAAGCAGCGTCATAAGAGCGGTACTGACGATTTCATCCTCGACGACAATGTCCTGTATGTTTTTGCAGGCGACACCAAGCCCATCAAGCGCGTTACCGAGGGCGACGTCACTATGCTGATGGGTACTCCGATGAACAATGCTGATATGAGCCAGGAGTTCCTGATGATGAAGCGCACCGGCATTGCTGTCATCTTTGACCGTGATTTCGGTGTTTACAACCTGTCTGAGTAAGTTCTATATACGCGGCGGGGTCCTTCCCTGCCGCTTTTTTAATTAAATAGGAGGAAACAATGGCAAGACGTGCTACTACAAAAACTGCTGCGCCCAAGACTGCTACATCTGCATCCGCACCTGTGGCTGCCACTCCCGCAGTAGAGATTACAAACGATACTATGGTTGAGTGCCGAAGCGGCTGTGCTGGCAATCTGATTTACAAGTCCAAGCTTAACCCGGGTTATGTGGTTGAGTGGGATGATTTTGGCGATGTTCAGGAAATGGAGTATCGCGAGCTTGTCTCTATGCGCGGCAACCAGCGTCGGTTCTTTGAAGAGAATTGGATTCTGATTGATGACCCGGCGGTCATTAAGAAGCTTGGTGTCGAGCGCTATTACAAGAACAGTCTGACCAGCGATGACTTTGAGGATGTGTTTACCATGTCTGCAGACGACATCAAGGAAATCGTCCCTACCCTGCCCGGCGGCACTAAGGATGCAATCGCTTCTGAAGCAAAGAAGAAGATTGAATCTGGTGAACTGGATAGCCGTAGCGCTATTAAGGCGCTGGAAGATTCTCTGGATGTTGAGCTGGAAGAAACTGTCTAAATAAAGGAGGCGGGCTATGGCAACCACTTTTGAAAGTATCTATGCCCGCTGTCGTGGGCGAATTAGGGATTATGACAAAGAAGGCTATACAGACGAGATGTTTGCTGCGGCTGAGAAGGATTTATTGCAGGCAGCTATTGATGATTTCGTTGATATTTGTGTGCAGGATCTGACCGATTACGATGAAGAGCTTGAAGAATTCAATATTACTTTGAGCCGCAAGGAGCAGAGTATCCTCGTGCTAAGCATGATTGTTCACTGGCTTGAGCCTTATGTCTACAACTCAGATGCTCTGAAAAATGCTATGAGCACAAAGGATTTTACCGTATTCTCTCCCGCCAAACTGCTTGAGCAGATGAAGGATTTGTTGCAGCAATCGGAACGGAAGTTAAAGGCCGAGATGAACGGTTATTCATTTAAGGTCAATAAAGTTTCTTCCCTAACTGAGTAAGGCGGTGAGGCGATGACTCGATCAGAATATAGAGAAATGCTAAATTTTGATGGCCCAACCCAGCGTGACCGGATTATCAAGAAATCCGTGAAGGACCAAAACAAACTCGCCCCCGTCAGCCCATCCTATAAAGATGTGACGATTGATGACGAACCACGCAAACTGAATATTATCTCTTCAACTGTTATGGATCAAAAGATCATCCATACTCTGCCGGGCGAAGACTTTTCTATTGGAAGCATCGTCTATTGGAGCAAGAGCCACTGGTTGATTACAGAAAGAGATCCGGAAGATGAGATTACAGTGCGCGGACGTATTCAGATTTGTCGAAAGGAAATCAAATGGCAAGACGATAATTCTCACAAGATTCATTCTTTGTGGGCTACAGTTGAAAAGCCGTATTATTCCAATCTGGAAGAGAACAAGCAGATGAGTTATTCTACTCGCGAATTCCGTATCCAAATGCCTTTCGATGAATACTCTGCCAATCTTAATATTGGTAAGCGGCTAATGCTAGAAATCATTAACGATGTGCCTAAAACATATCGTATTACTTCTGTTGACCAGATGACAAGCCGTATTGACTACAATAATGAACAGGTCGGATTTCTCTCTTTTAACGTCGAGCAGGACTTGTACAACCCCGAAACAGATAGCGCCGAGAAAATGATTTGTAATTATGTCCCGATAGATGATGAAATAAAAGATCCACCTGAGACCGTATATCCGCCAGTTGAAGGCAGTAAGCCTACGTCTGTATTATCGATTGATTTCACAGGAGCCCCAACAATTCAAACTGGTGGTTTCGGTAAGCTATTTACTGCAACTGTCGATGGAGAAACTTGTGAGTCGGCCACGTGGACTTTAACAGGAGATTGTGTCCCCGATAAAATCCATTTTAAAAATGCAACAGATTCTGTTTCGAATCCGAAATGCAAAATAATCTGTGTTGATGACCCCAAATTGATTGGAGCTATTGTCACTTTAACGGTTCAATCTAACAAATTAACCACCGATATTGAATTGGAGGTGATTTGATGAACCTAGAAGAAATTGGCTCTTTCAAAAACAAAATCGTATCAAAACTGATTAACGATTCCAATATTTTAGATGCTCTTTTAGGAGACATCAATGATATTGAAGATCCTGAAACTGCCCTACTTGGTAAGGATGGGTCAGGAAATGGTGGTTGTGTGTTCAAATTCGAGTACATACCAGATACGCAGGAAAACTCGAAGACATTTTTATGTGTTGAGGTTGTACCGCAGGAAACCGATGGCGACACCATTACAAATATGGTTATTTACGTGTTTGCATATTGCAGTAAAAATCTTATGCAGACATATCATCGTAAAGGACAAGCCGGCACTCGTGTTGATATTCTTGTTAGTGATATTGACAAAATATTAAACGGAAATTCAGAGTTTGGAATCGGTCCGCTCGAATGGGCAGGCAGTAGTATTTACAAACCCGCACAGCCATATTATGGTCGAATGCTTGTTTATCGAGTGGGAACTTTCCGGAGGGCTCGCTGATGATCAAGCTAAGTTATATTGACCATATCAGTCCTTACGGAGTGATGGTACGCGGCGTCGGAAGAATACACTCCCCTATTTTGAGCGATATTCTCAAAATGGGATATTATCAATACCAGAGAGTGCTCACATTATTCTTGTACACTCCAGAGAAATATTTTACAGATTTATCTACTGAATTCAAGATGGATAACCCGTGGAATCAATTCACCAATGAACAAAAAAACAATTTAACGATGTTCGGAATTTTGACATCAAGTGATGAAGCTAGATTCGAGTTGATTTCGGGTCTAGCTCTTTTTGTTTCTGGAGACCTTGAGTGGGACGAAGAGCATCAAGCTATTTTGATTAACAAAGAAATAGACAGCAAAGGCAAAATGTCCGTTGGCGGTTTTATCGATAAGTTAAATTACAAGGTCGCTGTTCAGGTCATTTTGCAATTACTTGATATTTCCGTTGATGATATGCCCGAAGAATCACCAAAATTTAGGTCTGAAAAAGACCGTTTATTCTGGGAAAAGTTTCAAGCTAAGAAAAAAATATTTGCACAAAACAAAAAGGCAGACCCGAATTTCGAGCTGCCCAATATGATTTCTTTGCTTTGCACATTTCATCCCAGTCTGAACTACTCGAACATTTTCAATCTTACGATTGGCCAAATTCGAGATACATTTTCACAACTATTAAAAGCAAAACAACTTAATATCGCTGAAATGAACTACTCCGTTTGGGGCGGTAAATATGATCCGTCTCAGTGGGTAGAACGAATCGATAAAGAAAACGAAAATATAGGAGGATAACAATTATGGCAAATAAGAATGCTAATTTCGCAAACCGCGAAGTCGCTGATCTGATGCTGCTGGACTATTCCACCAAAAAGATGTTCCTGAATGTCGATTGGGCTAACGTCACCTCTACTTCTTTTGAGGGTGACCGCGTGTTCGCTACTGGTGGTCAGGGCGCGCCCAACCGCGTGCAATTCGATGGCTCTCGTACCGGCACTCTGACTGTTGAGGCACAGGTGTATCCCGTCAAGGTCTTCCAGATGCTGTCCGGTAACGATCTGGGTACCGCTGCTAACTTCCTGAAGCGCGAGAAGATCACTGCTACCGATACTACCAAGCTGACTCTGTCTGAGGCAGCCGCCGGTACTTATGTTCAGGTCTTTAAGGCTGATGACGATCTGGGTACTGAGCTGGAGGCTACTGTTTCTGGCAAGGAGGTCACTGTCACCGTCGAGAGCGATACTGAGTATGTGGTCTACTACTATAAGGCTGCTTCCAAGCCTCAGGTGGTCACCCTCGATAGCCGCCACTTCCCCAAGGCATATCACGTCGAGGGCTCTCTGCCCTACAAGACTGAGGAAGACGTCATTGTTGAGGCTCATCCGATTTGGTACAAGGCCGTTCCTCAGGCAAGCTTTGAGCTGTCTTGGCAGAACACTGGTGATCCTGTTTCCCTGACCATGACTTTCGACGTCCTGGCTGATTCTGAGGGCCGGATGTTCGATATGATCTTTGAGAACAGCGGGGTCTAATTTACATAGTATCCATTCGAGGTAGAGTCTTTCGGGGCTCTACCCCTTTTATGAGCGCATAATTATTGCGATTGTGCGCTGATATGAGGAAACTCACAAATAAGAAGAACACCCACACAGCGGACCAGCTCTCTAATTTGCATAGAGGCTTCAGTGATCGTTCGAGTAGTTTGGCCCCATTTACGCCTGTGGCTGGCTTAAAGTCTTCGCTGATGCCAAGATTGACATGACACTAGCAATAAGACCGATGATCAAACAAATCGTTTCGAAATCAATCTCCATAGGGTCTCCTTTCTACCAGCAGGTGTTGGCTACTGGATTTCCGGGAAGCCCCTATGATAACGTCCACATGTTTAAATAAGCCCCAAAAGGGGTGTGCAGGTGTTCTTCAAGTTTGAATTTTACCACATCCAGAAAGAAAAAGGAAGTGTTTATTATAAAAATCTTAGCTTTTGACCAAGCGCTGATAAAGACCGGTGTTTGTACATTAGACGACGGAACTGTATATCACTCGTTGATCGATCTGAGCAAGACCAAAGATCCCAGCGAGCGCCGCGCCATTATGCGCCAGATGATACAAAGTCGCATCAAAAACAATCATCCCGACCTTGTCGTTATTGAGGACGTGGCGTTGCAAAGTTCGGCCAAAACAGTTATTCAGTTGGCGCAGTTGCAAGGCGCAATTATCGGCGCATGCGAAATGTTTAATGTCCCCTACGAAATCTTGCGACCTTCTGAGTAGCGAAAAATGCTTGGATTTAAGCAAGGGCGACAAGTCAAACGACCTGAACTAAAACAGCAGGCTATTGATTATGTAGCCGATCATTATGGAGAGGTTGTTTCATCTGACGAAGCGGATGCGATGTGTATCGCAAAGGCTGTGCAGTTGAAGCTTAAACAAAATAAAATTACACAGGAGGACTAATAATTATGAAAAATAATCTGAACTTAGAAGAGCGCATCCAGTTTGTCGATGGTGTTGTTGACCTATCAAAGCATAACGGCAAGTATGACCCCGCACTGTACGATTATGCTTTCCGTATCGCTGCCGTTGTCTACTTTACAGACACTGACACAGACGGCATGGATCAGAACGCGCTGAGCGAGCTGGCATTTTCTGATGAGACCACAAAGATGATGAATGAAACGCCTCGCAAGTATATTCTTGGCACGTTGAACAAGGCTTGCCGTGAGAAGATTGAGATCGAGCGTCAGCAGTATATGGCATTGTTCGAGGCCACTGCAAAAAATCAGCCGTTTGAGGAGTTGATGAAGTTGTTCAGTGAGGTTCTGAATGGCATTGGTGAGCAGTTTAACATGAAGGAAATGATTGAAACTATTGCTGAGGAAAATCTGAAGAAGCCAGTGCAGAAGAACGATAAGTGGAAGGTTAAAACTCCTGAAGGTATGCTTGATGGAGCGCCTGCCGTAAAATTCCAGGCAACTGCCGCAGACAAGGAGTAATATTATGGCAAAAAAGTCGTTCAGCACTGTCAATCAACTTCAGCGCGAAATCATGAGACGCGCAAACGAAGCTCTCAAAAATGAGGTAAAAGATTACGTAGAAGACAAGATGAAATCTCATGTTGAGAAAGATGTTTACGCAACGTACTCCCCTGTTGAATACGAACGTCGTGAAGCGAATGGCGGATTGTTGGACGATTCGAATATTAGAGATGTTGTACATGACCGAACTTTGACCGTGTACAACGAAACTCATGTCGAAGGCCCTCGCCTCGATCATAAAGAATATAAGAATCCGGATGGACTCCCCAGATTGTTAGAAAGTGATAATATCCGGAATCCGTGGACACATAAACGGTATCGCTGGATGAGTCCGCGTCCCTTTATGACAAATACGCAGAAAGACATCAATTATCGTTATGCCGATATTGTAGAGATGTTAAGAAAGCGGATCAATCACGACACAACCAAATAATTAAAAAGATGAGCAGACTTATTAAAGCCTGCTTTTTTTAGATTCGGAGATTGATTGCTCCAGAAGGAGGAATATAAAATGGCGAGAGAACCAGAGCTGAGCATTAAAGTCAAGGTAGACCCACAAATTGATGCTGCAAAACTTAAAACTTCTGTAGAACGGCAGGTAAAAAATGCCAAGCAAATTCCAGAAATAGAAGTTAAACCAAACGAAGAAAAACTTCGTGAAAATATTTCTACAGCATTGAAAGATACGCCCGTTACTGTTACTCCTGTTATTGATACAGCAAAACTATCAACAGATCTTCAAACTGAAATTAGCAAAATCAAAAATCTCCCAAGAGTACACATCAATGTAGATGTCAATGATTTCAGTAATGAGTTAAATGAAAGACTTAAAACGGAACTTAAAGAGGTTAATAGGCAGTTAAGTTATTATTTAAAAAATCTAACTTCTAATCGAAATGGGTTAGCCGAAGTCTCTTCCAATCTTTTAGGTGGGAAACAAATTTCAAAGGAATCTGTTTCGAAATCTTTTGCTTCAGAGATGAAGTCCACCAAAAAATCGATAGACGAAACTTCTGATAGTCTAAAAGGATTTGATCAACTGTTATCAAAAACAAGAGGGCTTAATGGATACAATTCTACCGAAAAATTATTAGCTTTATTCGATAAAGCTCGCGAAGGAATCCTAAAGCTTTATGATGGGGTGAATGGCGGAGATTTAAGTAAGTTTAAAGAAAATATCACGTTCATTTCAAGGGATGTCTCTAATTTGGAGAATGTTTTATCTACACTTTATGAGCGTATTCAATCTCCTGATGTAATGAAAGCCCTTGGTTGGAATCAAACTGACATCGAAAACAACTTAGATACCATTGAAAAATTCATTACAAATATTTCAATGCTTCCGACCCAAACAGATTTAAAAGAAGATTTAACGGGAGCTTTATCTGGTATCGATACAGATTTCTTTGAAGAATTTGGTGCAAGTGCAACAGAAGCGGCTGAAAGTATTGGTTATGCACGAGAAGATCTTCAAAGCTTTATAGATCTTTGCAATAAAACAAATTTTGAATTTCCTTCAATCAAAGAGCCTGTTGTTAAAGCCAATTACGACAAAAAGCTTGAAAAGACCAATCAATCAAATGCTTCTGGCTATTTTGACACAGAACATCTTGATAGTTATGTAATGGCTTACGACAGGGCTATGAGTACCCTTGCGAACTGGCAGAGTAAAATTAACGACTACAAAAAAGAAGCTCTTCAGCTTGAAGACAAACTGGTTATCAAAACAAATATTAATAGTGGGCTGTTAAAGAAACAAGCCTCAGATTTGAAAACTCTTCTTGATGGGATAGATGACTCCAAATTAAGCAAAGCAACCATTGAATCGTTGAAAATTAAAGCAGACAAGGCGACAATTCAACAAGATGTAGACAATTTATTTTCAGGCATTACTGCGACAGTAAAATTGAAACCGGCGTCTGATACAATCGCAAATATCAAAGCCGAACTCGAATCGTCTCTAAAAACACTTGATGTTACAATCAACGATACAAAATCATCCAATCCCAAAAAAGAAAAAAAAAGTGATGGCACAGTAAAATTAAAGGGTCATGTTACTATTGAATCTTCTGATATTGATGTCCCCAAAGAGCCTGTAGTTATCAACGGTAAAATCAACATCAAGGAAAAAGATATTCAAATTCCTGATACTCCGATAGATATTAAAGCAAAAATCACAGATATTGAATATCCTGATTCTGTTAATAATGTTCCGCCAATTTCTTCTACTGCGGATAATTCCAAATCTGAAAAGGTAAAATTAGTAAAAGCCTCTACTTACGATGCTTCGACTCAAGCTATGGACCGATACGTCCAAAAAATGGGTGAGGTTGGTGTTGCTCAAGAACTTTTGATTCAGTGGACGGACAATCTTACTCGCGATTTGCAAGAACAAAAGGATATCTTCAAAGAAGTTGCCGAATATGCGGACAAGTATATTAGAGCGGTCGAACTTCAGAACAGACAGCAAGGTTCAAAATCCGGTTCTGATATTAACGGAGTCGTAGGTGTCGGACAAATCACATCTGCATCGCGGCAAATTGGACAGTTGTCTGCCGCTTCTGCAAATACTAAAAATATCAGCCTTATTGCAGAATACAATGCGTTGCAGAAGTCTTTTGACACTTTTGTCGCTAGCGGAGATCGTTCACTGAATACTTTCACGGATATTGCATCTGCTATTGGTAATCTACAGCAAAAAATTTCCGATTTCAAAAAAGCTCAGGATGAATTGAATGAAAACACTTCAAAGGTAACTGAAAAAACGATCACTAACTTTAATACCATGATCAAACAGATTGATTCTGGTATGTGGACTCTAAAAAAACGTAACAAAACGGAGCTTCCCGAATATCAAGATATTAGTGCTCTTTCTGAACGGGTACATTCTTTGCAATCTTTGTTGAGTGAAAATATTGGCTCAGATGAAAATGAGATTGCTCAAAAATGGGCGGCCAACTATCCCGATCTTGCTGGTAAAATCAAAAAACTTTCTGAGGCTTATGACAGTCTAAGACAATCGGCAACTAAAGCTGGAATTTCTATCAGTGAAATTTCAAATGAAGCTGTTCAACAAAATGCTTCTATACAAGCACTAACAAGAATTGCAAACTTACAAAATCAATTACATGATTATCTTGAGAGATTTCCGAAAATTGAGCAAAGCAAACTTGCAGAAGAAGTAAATGAACTTCGAGACGCACTTAATAGTCCAACCGCTTATCAGCAAGCAGATAAGCTTGGCCAAAAAATGGCAGAACTTAAAAAGCACGCTAAAGAACTTGGACTCGAATCGAAAAACCTTCTTGATATATTTGAAAATCTTTTTGGTCAGCATTTGAGTACAATGATCACCATGGCTGCATTGCATCAGATTCAAAATGCGATGCGTAAGATTTATCAGAATGTGGTCGAGATTGATACGGCAGTAACTGAACTCCGTAAAGTCAGTGAGTATGCAGGCGAATCCCTTGAAGAGTACATGGGACGTGCTGCAAAGCAAGCTCAGAAGTTAGGCGTATCTATAAGTGATTATATCAATTCAACCGCAGATTGGAAGCGGCTTGGCTATTCTGATGAAGACGCCGAGAATATGGCTACCTACTCTACCCTACTCCGTAACGTGGGAGACGGGATTGACGATGTTAACACTTCGTCTTCGTATCTGATTTCGACATTGCAAGGCTTTGGGCTGTTAGCCGATCAAGCTGAAGACGTCGTTAATAAAATTGACGCTGTGGCAAACACGCAACCTGTTACTGCAAAAGACCTTGGTGAAATTCTAACTCGCAGTTCTGCTGCTATGTCGGCCGCTAATAATACGCTGGAAGAAACTATTGCGCTTGGTACTGCTGCAAACGCAGTTATCCAAGATGCAGATACGGTCGGCACAACTTTAAAAAGTTTATCAATGTATCTCCGTGCTGCTAAAAGTGACGCAGAGAATGCAGGCATTGAAGTTGACGGTATGGCCAATTCTGTATCCGAGCTTCGCAGTGAACTGAAATCTCTGACTGGCGTTGACATCATGCTGGATAGCAAAAATTTCAAGAGTACATATCAAATCATGAAAGAGCTGTCCCAAGTATGGAGTAGCCTGTCCGATGTAACGCAGGCAAATGTCACTGAAATGATTGGCGGGAAGAGAAACGCAAATGCAGTTAGTGCTATTCTAAACAATTTTAGTGTAGCAGAATCCACAATGGAATCCGCTGCTAACAGCGCTAACGTGGCATGGGAAGAGAACGAGAAATACCTTGATTCTATTCAGGGTCGTCTTGCTCAGCTTAATGCCAGTTTCCAAGCTCTTTCTACCGATGTACTTGACTCCGGTCTGGTCAAGACTGTTGTATCTCTCGCAACTGGACTTACAAAAGCCGCAGATGCAATGATTAAATTTACTGGCGCTATTCCAATGGGTGCCGGTATCGCAACCTTTATAACTCAGCTGGGTGAACCCAAAATGACGGGTTTCATGATTGTGCCCAGCAATACTCCGGGTGGTGACACGGAACAAGTGCTCCGCAGGTATTTTATTATATCATCGCGAAGCATGAGGGAGTATTTAGTAAAACCGACGAACATGGCAGCGTAAGCTGTGGCGAGTTTGGGTAATTCTCGTCCGGGAACCGAAAGGAATCCGCAGGCAAGCTTCTGACAGAGCCTATTATAATAAAGTAGGAACTCCGTTAGGAGACGCTTCAGAGAGCATAATGTCGGGGTGGAACTACGTGTGTAACAGCGCCGCAGATTCACTATGGGGTGCTCCAAATCAGCTATCGCAAGATGGTAAAAATTACAGGTGGTCTCTCCCCTGCCGTCAAAAGTGGAGAAAATATAATTCGACATGATTCATATTGACAGCTGACGCAGTGGCGGCTATAATGAAAATATAATCGTATAAACTCATTTTACGGAGGTATTTATCATGCCGAGACCTAAGGGAAGCAAAAACAAGGTTACCATGATTGCAGCGGCTCCTGTCGATTATGCCGCACTGATCGATGAAAAGCAGTCCGCAAAAGATTCGTTGAATGCAGAGGTTACTTCTATCGCAGCTAATATCGATTCTTTGAAGGCTGATCTGAAATCCAAGAAAGCTGAAATCAAAAAGTTGGATAAAGAGTTGGCTCATCTTGCTGAAAAGAAGGATGAAGCTGACAAGAAGGCTGCTATCGAAGCTAATAAAAAGAAAGCGGAAGAACTCGTTGCAAACGCTTTAGCCAATGGCATGACCGCTGAAGATATTGCAGAACTGTTGAAATAACTACTGCGCTACGGCGCATAAAACAAGCCCGACTTCCCTACTGCTGGGAGGCCGGGCATTACTATTTGTGGTTGATTTTGGCGTCAAGCTATGATACACTCTTTCAAAAGGAGTGTTGAATCATGGCGGGAAATAACAAAAATAATGGAAGCGCACCTCGGAATCCTCGTACAGAAAGAAACAAAGGGCAACGGAATGATGGTACGTTTACGTACAAACCGCAGCCTCAACCAAGAAAGCCGGGTGTAAACCCAAAGATTAAACCAAAATGAGGTGATAAAATCGAATGGATATCAAATATTTAATTGAAATCTTACCGGATTTCTTATCCTATTTTGCTCCGGGCGCTATCGCAATTGGATTATATAATATTCTGTTCCTTAAAAAGCAGGATCATAGTGTTTTTATCTTTTGGTCTATTGTATATAGCTATATTATTAAACTTGTCGCGTCCCTTGTTTGGACAGATTCAAGCAACTTACTTTGCGGCATTGTAATTGGTGTTACTATTCCTCTCTTGCTTTATTTTGTAGTTCGAGTAAAACCGTTTGGAATTGATTCTATTTTTGGAGTAACTCTTCCAGAAAATATTTGGCTAAAGGTATTGGATTTTGAGGACAACAACTATATTGTTGTATATTTGACAAACGGAATGGCATACGCAGGAACAGTTTATACAGCAGACGATGATTGGGTTATCTTAAAAGATTATTACTCTATTGATAAAACCCCGGATGATAATTGTAAGCAGATTCTGTGTATTCCGTCTTCAAAAATTGAATATTTTGAGTATTCATATGAGGACGGCTCTCCAAAAATCAAAGAATTTTATCCATTTGACTGAATGCAAAACACCTAGAACTGACGAGGTTCCGGGTGTTTTATTTATGCTATCTTAGTTAGTTATGGCTCACCATTCGTACCTATAGTTATTACGATAGAATTGTTTACTTGGTTTGCTGGCGGTACAATCACTTCTGCACTTTTGCTTTCCGCTCTGCTTCAAGTTCCACAAAATCAAGACCATATAAATCTTCAAGCTCTTCGAGGACATGTTTGATTCCATATCCAATATGCATCTCGTTTGCGCCAAATTTATAATAGATATCGCCAAGCGTTTCCGGTTCAAGTCCAAGATCGTCAATTCGACCTCTGAATTTCCCATGGCCGTCAACGGTTACGGGATACCGAAAATCAGCGCCCCACTCATCAGTCCATCCGTTGTACGAATCGCTATTTGCACATGTGTCGCCAATTCTGTATTCAAGTTTGCAAATGAGGGCCATAATGTCCTGATTGACTTTCATTTTAATTCTCCTTTAGAAGTTGCTCCCGCACTGCTTGCAATGCCACTGTTTGCCAATCTTCCCGCTGGCAGCACCCACAAGAGACACAGACACGGCGCGACTCATAGTGCTGATCATCTCAGTGTTGGTTGATTTGCAGTAGGGGCATGGCACATGGGGATGTTGCTCTTCATCCATTTTAGCGATTGCTGCGTGGAAAGCGATGGATTCCTGGAGTTCTTTTTCCTCTTTTTGGCGTTCACGTTCGAGACAACCGGGATCTGCTTGTTCACGGAGATAATCCTGATACCAATGAATAAAGTCTCTATTGTACCAAGAGTATGCTTGTGCTGCCTTTATGTTTATATCTTTTGTCCCATTAGACCATCCTTTTATGAATTTCTCGACTTGATTTTTATATTCTTCTGTATGTTCCGGATTATTTTTTAATATCTGATCAACCATATAGGCATAGGTTACGGATTTATAAAAATCCCCTTCTTCTTTTATCCATGGATCTTCTTTCAAATAATCGTACTTTGGATGCAATTTATAAAGCCTTTTCCCTTCTTGCTGAATTCTTAGCTTTTCAAAAAAGCTAAATTCTCCAGATACTGCACTTTTTATTTTTTCAAAAGGCACATCGTATTTCATTTCACCAAATTTCACAGTTTTCACCTCTGACACTTTTGTATCATTTGACCACTGATACAAGTATAAAGGTTGACAGTTAATAAGTCAATGGTGGAGATTAACAAATCCCTTGATGGAACTTTGGAGAAGGCCATTTCCGCATCTTCCTATCTTAAAAAGATGCCTAGTGTTGTACAAGATCTCATGTTACTTGGGGATTTCAAACTAGGAAAAGCGCAACGAGTAACTACTCAAAAACTTAATATTACTACAGGCCAGGTAGATGACCCAGCCATCCAAAATCTCGCCGCTCAACTTGCCGGTCTTGACAAATCACAGCAAAATGCAGTCTTCAAGATGTCCGATTTGAGTGACGCGGCTCAAAATGCTACTCGTTCTCTTCTCGACGAAACTGCTGCCGGAGATAAACTGAGTGCTTCTGTCATGCAGGATAAACTTCAGTCGCTTGGCCTTAACGAAGCAAACGCAAAGCTTGCACTCACAAATGCCGGATTGATTGATTCTGCCGGAAATTATCTTGTAGTAGCAAGGGACCAGATTCTTGCAACAGGGCAAAATGCAGAAGCATCACTGACCGCAGCATTAAGCAGTGAAGACTTAGCTGGTGCAGTTACAGCAACAACTATGAACGAACAGCAGCTCGCAAGTTCTACTATAGTGGCAACTATTGCACAGCAGGGGCAAACTAAGACAACATGGCTTCAGATCATAGCAACAAATGCGCTTGCAGGAGCTCTTGCTATCGCTAAGCAGGCCGCAATCGGGCTAGGTATCGGTTTTCTGACTTGGGTTGGTTCTAATATTGTTGACTATATTATGAACCTCAAAACCCGTTCCGAAGAGCTTGTCGAGACAATGAACGAATCTCACGATGCAGCAGATCAGGCTACTAAGGATGTTGAAGAGATCCAGTCTAAGATTGACGAGCTCAATGATTCCCTAGAAGCTGCAGGAGTCAAAAAAATTGAAGACATCGTAGATCCTGATGAGCGCGAACGGTTACAAGCTATCAACGATATGTTGCAGGCTCAACTTAAACTCAAAAAGCAGTTGGAGAAGGACGCGAATGATAAAGCCAATGCCGACACAAGTGCTGTTGTAAATGATAAAACTGAAAAAAGCATTTATGATTTTGACGAGAGGCACGATTGGACTGGCGACTATACTGTAGGGAAAGATATTACAAAAACAGAATCTCTCCAGGAGTATACAGCAGCACTCGAAGATACTACTCAAAAACGTCGTGATCTTCAGGTTGAACTTGACCAAATTGAAGCCTCTAGCGGAAAAGATTCTAAAGAGTATGCAAATAAAAAGAAAGAACTCGATGCTCTGAATGAAACTTTTGAATCCCAGAAAACCAAGGTTGAAGAATTGTCTGCCGCTGTGTCTAAGCAGATGGATGGCTATGAGACAGATGCCGACAATTTCGCCCAGTACAAGGACGAATATGTTGCCGGCACGAACGCAATGACCGCAGCCACTAAAGCTCTGGCGAATGCGCAAGGCGATACCACTGTTGATACCACCAACCTCGATATTTTCTCTGAAAAAGTTCGCCAAATCAAAAACGACATGGACAATGGCGACTCCCAGCAAAGTGACTGGAAGATGTTTAACGGTCTTGGTGCGTTTAGCGGGATGACTGGTGAGTCTATCATCAATATCGATAAAGACACCACCAATCAAACTGATGCTGAAAAAACCGCTCTCGAAAAACTACATCAGGTTGCTGATGATAACAAAATTTCTTTCGAAAATCTGATTGGCGTTTTTGAAGCATTCGGTATCATTCAGACAAGTAATACCTCTTCGGCAGACAGTTATGCAGAACAACTTGAAAAGACCATGGGTGTTATTGACGACATCCAGTCCGCTTATAAGACCTGCTCTAGTGCCGTCGAAGAGTATAACAAGTATGGATATATGAGTGTCGATTCACTGCAGTCTCTGTTGCAGATGGACGATGAATACCTCAACACCCTTGAACTTGTGAACGGAAAGCTTCAGGTCAACCAGAGTGCTTATGCCGATCTTTTGGCCACTCAATATGCTCAAGCGCAGATGGAAGCCATTTCTCAAGCGATATCAGAACTAAATGCGATTGCAAAGGGAGATGCTGCAGAAAAAGCAGAGACATTCACAGAAGCAACTGAAGACGAAAAGAACAAACTTGAAGCTCTTGCTCCTGCATTAAAAAATGCCACAATTGGAACTGGAGAACTTGCTGGTGCCCTTGCTGCTGCCCGATCCGCTGAAAATGGAGACAATACAGAAGAGATAGAAGAGAAAATCTCGTCTGTTATGAATGCGTTGAACACGCGACTTTCGTTGATTAGCACAAATATGCAGAACGCCATGAACGGTGCAAGCGGGCTCAAAAATCAGCTCAACGGCTTCAGTGATTCTGCCAATAAGTCCTCTGGTGCAGCTCAAACATTCCTTGACGCATGGTCTACACTTACCTCTGCTATGAAAGAATTCAATGATCAAAATTATCTTTCAATGCAAACAGTTCAGGATTTGACTGGACTCGAAGATAAGTATACCTCCCTCCTCAAGAAAAACGACGTAACCGGGAAACTTGAGATTCAAACCTCCAAATTCCAAGATCTGATGGAAGCGGAACTTAAAGAGGCCAAGATCAAGGGCGATGGGGCAAGTGAAGCTCAGTACAATAAGATTCTTGAGTGGACAGACCACAATATCCAGAAGCAGACCATGTCCTACTGGGATCTGGTCGCTGCTATCGAGGGGTATTCTGCTGCACTTGAAGAGGCCAAGGGCATCACCGACGGGTTCAAGGATGCATAGGATAACGGTAAAACCGTCAAGGAGAAAACCGAAAAGAGCCACACCGGCGCACTCGATTACGAAGGCACCGAGGCCCAGTCCTCTGCCTTGCAAGACCTGATGAAGTACAGTGAGTATGACCCTGAGCTGATTGGAAAAGCTTTCAATAAAGAGACGGGTAAAATCGACCTGAGTGGCGATATGCTCAAGAATGCGGTGGTCAAATCACTGGAAGCTCAAGCAACCGCAGCTCGCACTGAAGGCGGTGCGGCCGCAGAAGCTATTGCCCAGAGCTACGAGAAATCCGCTGAGAATATCAAGAACGACGTCATCTCTGTTCAGGACTATTTTGATGGTTTGGGCTCTACAATCGATGAGGTTAACACCAAAATCGACGACATCCAGAGTGCGTTCACTGACCTCGATGATGTAGCGAATGAGTATAACGCATATGGCGGCCTCAGTGTCGATGCCATGCAGAAGCTGCTCACTATGCAGCCTGAGTATTTGGCATGTCTACAACTCGAAGGCGGACAACTGCAGTTCAATCGTGATAAAATGGTTGAGTTGCTGATTACTCAACTCGAAGTTAAGAAAAACGAACTTGCATCCAAAAAAGAGACAGAAGATCAGGCCCAGATTATTCAGCAGATGATTGATGCCCTCAAAAAAGACGGCGTTAATGCTATAGCTGAGATGACCTATCAGGCTGATAAGCTTCAGACAATCTTCTCCAATCTAAAAGACCTCTTCTCTTCCCTGCTTGATGTTTTCAATAAGTTCAATGATAACAATTCCAACGACCTCAAGATTTATGGCGACGCCATGACCGAGGAGATTGATAAACGAATCGAAGCTCTTCAGGACGCAAACGACGAGCAAGAGAAAGCTATCGAACTAGCAAAATTGCAAGCCGAGCTTGAAAAAGCCGAGACTCAGAAAACCGTCCGTGTCTACACCTCTAATGGTTATGAGTGGCAGGCTGATGAGTCTGCTATTAAGGAAGCCCGCGATAATCTCAATTCTAAACAGCGTGAGAACGCTTTGAATGACGAGATTGATAAACTGAATAAGCTGAAAGACAAGTACACTGAACTGATTAACTTGATTGGTTCTAGCTATGAGGACTATCAGAAGAAGCAGGCTTACGCTGCGAAGATCCAGGGCATGACATTCGACCAGATGATCGCTGGTCTTGATGGTTACAAAGATAATGTTATCGCCAACATGAAGGCGATCCAGGGCGCAACTAATGTCAACAATGTCGTCACCAATCTGACCAATTTGGTTAATACTCTGGTTAAACTGAACGACGTTCTAAATGGGCTAAGTACTGGGACTACTCAGAGTGGTGGCATTACCGGCCTGTTCAACCGAATCAAGAACATGTTTAGCTCCTTCGGCAATAAGAGCTCCGGCAAGGGATTCTTGGGTCGCCTCTCGGATGCAGGAAAGAGTATCCTTGGAATCGGCGATGGCAGTGCTAGTAGTAAACTTACAGCTGATATTGCTCCAGTCATAAAGTCTGGCGTCGGTGATGGAATCACTACTGGACTGGATGCCGCAAAACCGTCTATAGCTAAATCTGCGCAGGGGATTTTCTCCGGCAATGGCGGATTGAAGTCTATCTTCCAAAAAGGGTTTAGTGGAGTCGCATCTATTGCCCAAAAAGCGGTTGGCGGGCTTGGCTCAATTTTCGGTAACATTGGCACTACATTGGGTGGAACCAAGCTATTCTCTGGCATTGCTGGTATTTTCAAAGGAATTGGTACGACTGTCAGCACTGTTATTGGCACTGCAGGCGGCACGGGTGTTGCCGGAACTATCGCGGCTGCGGTCAGTCATATTCCTGTCATCGGTACGATTCTGCTTGGTGGTACGCTCGCTGTCGGCGCGATCGGTGGCGGAAGTCTCACCACTGGCATTAAGCGAATCGGCTCTAGTATCGCGAATGTGGTAAAGGGTATCGGCTCAACTATCACTAAGGCTGTAAAGGGCGTCGGTAGCTTTATCAGCAAACTTATGCCGTGGAACTGGGGTAAGAGTTCAAGCGATAGCGGCTCTAAAAAGAAGGGCATCGGTTCTTGGAAAATCTGGCCTTGGAACTGGGGCCGTGCTAAGGGTGACAAGCATATCGACCAAGCAGCTCCGTACAATGTTGACGAAGAGGGCGAAGAGATAATTGTTCGTAACCCCGCAAAGGGTCGAATGACTTATCTCGAAAAGGGCGATGGCGTTATTCCGGCTGACACTACAGAGAACCTGATGGAAATCGGCAAAGATCCAAAGAAATGGCTCTCTGAGGCTATGAAAGAATCTGGCAGCTCGGTCGGTTCTCTGCCTATTGACGACCTGAAGAATGCCAAAACCAAGGGCGACCTGATATCTATTACGAAGAGTCTGGCGAACAACCAGACGAAGCGCCTGCGTGATAAGTTTGATACAGTGTGGAAGCGGCTCGGCAAAAATGCCGGACTGTCTGAAGAGCAGATCGACACCATCGGTAGTACCATCTTTGACCGCATGAATAGCATGATTTCTAATTCGATGGATTCTGCCCTTGGCAATAAGAATCTAACTGACGACCAAATCAAGACTATTTGTGCTGAGATGTTCCAGCGCATGGGCAGTGTATATAAGAATGGATGGGACAACCTCTATTCCCTGTCTCCCGACATGTCTACGGACGCTTCTACTGTAATCAATAAGCTGTTTGAGACCATTTTTGCTGATTACAATGCAGATACGTCAAATATTAGCGACAACCTGTCAAACTGGCTACCAAAAGTCGAGAACACCATGAATACCACTCCGGCTTCTGGTTTGTCTGGCGGTGGCGGCTATTATGGCAATTCGATGGATGCCAATATTGGACCTTCTGCATCGTTTAGCTTTAGCAAGGTCAAGGAGACTATCCAAGGGCTCTTCGAGAAGTTCTCCAACAGTAAGCTCGGTACATGGCTGAATAAGCACTCTCTTGGTTCTACTGTGGATAAGCTGACAAAATACAATGAATCCAATGATCCGAACATGGTTCAAAAGGCATTGCACCTGCTCACTCATCCGACAGAACTGATTGCTTCGGCAGTTGAAAGTGCAGTCAAGACAGGCAAAAAAGTCACTTGGGCGGTCACTCATCCGAAAGAGGCAGCTCAGGAGATTGCTTCTGTTGCAAAGGATGCCTATAGCAAGGGTAAGGAGGTTGCGTCTAATGTAAAGAACGCAGTCACTCACCCGAAAGAGACTGCTGAAAAAGTTGTTGATAAAGTGAAAGAGACTTACAACAATATCAAAGAGGCCGTCTCTGAGAAGACTAATTCGGCAAAGAATTGGGTCAAAGACAAAGTCGATAAAATCACAGGCAAGAAAGCTACCGGCTCTCGCAGCATTAACAAGTCTGGTACTTATAATGTTGATGAGAAGGGTCAGGAACTTATCGTCCGTCAGCCTGAAGCTGGGCGCTATACCTATCTTGAGACTGGTGACGGTGTTGTTCCTGCTGATATCACATCTAAGCTCTTTGATTTGGGCGGCAATCCTGATGCATGGTTCCAGAAGCAGCTCGCAAAGAACGGCGGTCTTACCGCAAATGTTCAGAATCGCAGCCAGGCTCCGTCTATCAGCATTGGCGACATCTATGTTCAGAAGCCGATTGGCGACGTTGATGGTCTGGCTCGTGAAATCGTTCAGGGTCTGCCCAATGCGATTTATCAGGAATGTAGTAAACGATAAGGAGGTGTGTTAAGTGACTGATTCAAGAAAAGCTGTCAGTGAACTCGCGAAGATGATTTGCGATACTGCCAGACGTGTTGTTGAGGACGCTTCGTTTGACAAGACCTTCTTTGGTGTTGTAACAGGAACCAGCAACGGGAAATACATCGTGACTTCTGCTGGACAGGAATACACGATTAAATCCAGTCAGTTCTTCAATATCGGAGAGCGGGTCGCGGTGACTGCTGCTCAAAGCAACTACAATACGCTGATTCTTCATAAACTCTAAGCCGCGCAAAATGCAGGTAGTTCCGCCAATGACGGATAACCCTGCAAGTGCGGCTTTTTAATTTTAGGAGGTGATTCTACCTTGGCGAAACCTATACTGTCCCCTATTTCTGTTTTTGATGCAAACGAAGGGACTACCGCATATTTTAAGGTGGCAACCACCTATGACGGTACATTACATAATAATGCTCAAAAAGCATACGATCAGGCCATTGAGAAGCAGAAGACTACCATCGCTGCTATTAAAAGCCGTGGTGTCGAGACCTATGGGAATATTGACAATCTCAATCGTGCTCGAATTGTATGGACAGCTGAAAATATTGCGAAGTATCAGACCTTCGTGAACGAGATGAATGCAACGGAGACTATTATCTCTGAGGGTGGCTATTCCACTGTTCTCGGACGTGATGATAAAATGGGCAGTCTACAGGTGGCATATACTCCTCTGTTCCAGACTGACAATGGCGAACTTGTCCCGCTCACTCAATCTGAGATTTCAAAATATTTATCTGATGTCAAAACGAAAGCAACTGCTATGACCAATGGCCTTGTGGCTGCAAACATCTTGTCCGTTGATGCGGAAGGAATTTCAGAGACGGTTGGTGGAAGTGCCATCACTGTCAAAAAGATGATTGCTGCGGTTGAAGGAGACACTTTTGATGGTGCTCCTTTGTCCGCCTGTGATGTCAGTGCTATTGCTGGTTGGAGCGAGGCCGAACTAAAGAAAACTTATGGTAAAACAAGCACGTTTGTCGGCTGGGCCATGCATGATGTTCAGGGAAAGATTTGGAATGACAAAGATAATGTAGCAGAGAAGACTGCCGCGCTGGAAAAGGCAACGACCACGTATTGCTATGAAGTGTATGACAGCATGACCAACAAGTTGCTCGGAAGTGTTACAAACGCTGTGACCGATTTCACTGCTAATCTTGGTTATGGTTATAGAATCACTTCGTCAGATTGGCTCAACAATCAGTCTCGTAACTATACCATCCGCGTCAAGGTCAGACTTTCTGGCGAAGACGAATATGGTGATTTCAGTGATCCTATTCCTCTTTGGTGCAAAGAAAAACCAATATTGAGCTTCGACGGGCTTTCTTCTGATACGGAAAATATTATCCCTACTTCCTCAATTTTGTTTCTGTTAGCGTATCAGTATGTAACTGTACAGGGCGAAACATTAAGTACCTACCAGTATCATTTATACGATGAAAGTAAAAATCTGATTAAAGAATCTGCAGTATTCTATGGAGCTGTAGGAACGTCTTTTACAGTGAACGGTTTGGATAATCGAACTGTGTTTTATATTCGCGGAACTGGCACAACTCGTAATGGTTATTCTTTGGACACTGGCTTTATTCAGTTTGAAACAAAATATTATGCGAGCGCAGAAGGAGGCACTTTTTTACAGTGTAAGAATAAATTAAGTGACGGATATATTGCTATTTCAAGCCATCTTGCTGATATTTCTGGAATAACAAAAGACCAGATTTCTTATGTAACATCATCTGGTGGTTATGCTGTGGATTTGACTCATGGTGAAAAAGTCACGTTCGATATTCCGTATCAAATGGAGTTCTATAATGTCAAAGACTATGCGATGGCATTCAAGGTTCGTCCTGTCGTTCGAAAAAATATCGTAGAATTTTCGTTCGATCAGGATGGAATGATATATAGAGGCGTTATTTCCACTAATATTCGAGCTTTTTCTAAACTTCCTTACGAAAGCTATCTTCCCGCCAACCAGTCCGAATATTTTTATGCTATGCTAAAAATCATTCGTGAGGATGGCGGTTTTGCATATTCCGACGTTTATTTTATTGACAGCAACTACATAAAGCGAACTAGTATGGACGTACTGATTTGTCTGCAGCATAAAGATAACGCTTATGATATTACGATTAGGGAGGTGGAAGAATGAACTTTCTGGGATATGATTTGTTCGGAACTGGCTCTGACGCCTCCCCTTGTGCTGGGAACCCTTCTCTGGCGGGGTTTGTGATTCAAAACGGTATTTACGACGGTGTCTATCTTTCAGGGGCTCCTGACGAGTTCTCTACCTTTTATGATTCAGGTATGAAATGGACGGAAGATACTCTGCTTTTTGCTGATTTTAATCAAAAAACTCTTGGTGGCTCCAACTTTGAATATGGCTCGGATCTGCACGAAATCAAGTTGAAGCGCCGCGAAATCGGGGCAAATCAAAAACCGTGGGTCTTGCTTTATGAGCAGCTTGCCGGACATGGAAACATCAATTTTGTTTACAACGATTATTTTGCACGTGGGCGAGAAACGGAATACGAGTACGCTTTAGTCCCCGTTCTTAGTGACGGAACAGAGCTTCCATATATTAAGACAACTGTTCAAAGTAAATTTTATGGAGCTATCATCACAGATGGAACTGTAAGTTATCATATTTTGCTCGACCCTTCAATCACTGAAACCGATCGAAATCGTCAATCATCTGTTGTGACAACCTTAAATCGTAAATATCCATTTGTATTTTTCGGAGGCAAATCAAACTACACTTCAGGCTCTTTTTCTGGTACAGCTATTCGGTATCTAAAAAATGATACTTTCGATGTGGCGCATAGTCATTGGTATCGTGAAGATATGGTTGATTGGCTCACGAATGGCGGTGCTAAAATTTTGAAAATTGAAGATGGCCGCATCTGGATGGTTGCTATTGATGGCAACGTCAAATCTTCGAATTCTGAACATCCTGACAAGGTTACTTTAAGCTTTGACTTTACGGAAGTTGGAAGCGTTAACGATGACAACGATATGCTGAATAATGGTTTTGTGAACGTGAGGACACGTAGAACCGGAGAAGAAACCTACAATATCACGAACAATTTCTACTATGTCGATTCAGACAACACGGATACTACCATCTCCGAAGGCAAACCATATACCGCCACTCTTTCTTCTGTTGAAGATTACGAAATCAGTGGCGTTGTCGTTTTTATGGGCGGCTTAAACGTCACAAACACGACTTATATTAAGCGTATTGATGAATCCACCGGTAAAGTAAGTCACGAAATCAATATTCCTTCTGTTTATGGCAATGTCACAATTATCGCATCTGCAACCCGAGTTCGCATTATTGCTCAAAGCTTTAGTCTAACTGAGAGCAAATTTACGCTCAGCGTTGGCAACAATCACAAGTTAGAGTATACAACTTATCCATCAGGTGCTTCTCAGAATGTTGTCATATGGAAGAGCGCGGATACGAAAATTGCGACTGTCACTGATAAAGGCGTGGTTGAAGGAGTTTCCCCGGGGTCTACAACAATTACTGCTACTATGGACAATCTGATTGCCACATGTTCCGTAGTTGTTACGACATCATAACGATAGATGGAGGTGTGCCATGAAAAACTATGCTCCTTCACAAGCAGAGCTTGCATTGCTTAAAACACGTGTTAAACATCTCTATTGTAAGATAGAATTACTCGACACTGATATGAATCTTCTAAATTCACTTGAAGGTTTAACTGTTGACGGTTCTATTTCTATCGATTCGGACGCAGATATTCGACGGACCTTTTCTGCTTCTATATATTTGGAGGGAAATAAAGACATTTCTTCTATGTTTGGAGATGAATAGGCCAATAAATATGTAAGGCTTTATATCGGTATGGAGTCAGTTAATAGTAAATTGTACTGGTATTCTCAAGGAGTATACGCTTTCAATCAGAACGGTTTCAAATACAGCAGCACTGAACATATCCTTAGCATTTCATGCGTAGACCTAGTCGCAAAGCTCGATGGAACGCTTGGTGGTACTTTAACAGGTCAGAAAACAAAAATACCTGTTGGTTCAGACATTGGTAACGCAATCGCAAAAACATTTCGCTTGAGTGGTATGGAGGATTGCGTCGTTGGATATTGGAACCGGAGTGTCCCGCATGACCTTGAATATGACACTGGCGCGACCATCTGGCAGATACTTACTGAACTGCGTGATCTGTATTATCCATTTGAGATGTACTTTGACGGAACTACATTTATCTGCTCTGAGATTCCTACCGGATATGATGCCTTGACAATTATGAGCGCTGCCGACTTTGAAGATCTCGTCATTTCAGAAGACTGTACATACGATTATTCCCAGATTCGTAATTGTGTCGAGTTGTGGGGAGCGTCAGTTGAATACGATGCTTTTTCTGCGAAAGATAGAACAACTTTTTCTGTTAGTGGCGATACGACTACAGTTACTGCAAACGCAACTTTTACATCTATGGAGGACTCCCCTTCTGAATTGACGGTCGCTTTTACCACTCCCACAACTGGCTTCAAGAAGAACGTAAAAATTCTTGTCTCACTCCGTTTAACTGTGCAGTCTGCTGATTCAAACGGGAATCTTACAACGACTACTAAATCATTGAGCTACGGAACATACGATTTGTATGCTCGTAATGTTGACGATCAAGGAAACGATGTCTTGATTGATGGGACAACCATTCCTAAAGACACTATGATTGTCGTTAAATATGATTCTAATACTAAGCACTTTTATTATCAAGGGGAACAACAAATCCATGTTATGGTCAAGCTTGTTGATAAGGAACCCACTGATGAAGAGAAAGAAAAAGATAAAGAAGCTGAAAATTGCAAGTACATTCGATATGTTTGCTTGTCAAACGCAGCGGATGTTGATTGGATAAATAGTTCTCGGTTTACTATTGAAAAGCTTGGGCGGCGCAATGAGATTCTGAGCGGAGAAGACTATGGAAATTATACGACTAATGAATCCGCCATGAACTGTGCTGAGTACAAACACTGGACTCTTAGCCGTTTGACTGATAACGTAACTGTAGAATGTGTACTGATTCCATGGTTAGATGTTAATCAGAAAATTTCGTATACCCCCAAATATATCAATACCGGAAATCAGCCCGTCGATTTTTTAATTAAGAAAATAGATATTTCGCTGGGTGATGGTACTATGACGGTTACTATGAGCCGTTATTGGCCCTATTATCCTTATATTGTCAAAAACAAATATTGATTGGAGGGAAAATTTTGAGTGATTGGATTTTAAACGAAGACGGGAAATATGCCGACCTTGAATATACAAACTTTCCAGCAAGCTGTGATAATTGGACGAACTCTGAGGATATTTCTTCTAGTTTGATCGGTGCAGCAAATCAGTATCGTGCTGCGATGGAAAATGGCAATTACACTAACGCACAAGCTGTACTGAATTCAAATCCTCGTCTTCGAAATGCATTGATCAATGCCGATACTATCAATCGCTTGAAGCATTCTATTATGGCTGTAGAGCGAATGTTCACAAGTACGATAGAGTCGTATATTAAAAGATTTACAAATGCTGCTCAGAACAGTGCCGCCAAAGCCAAAGAATCAGAGGTTGCGGCTAAAGCGAGCAGTGACATTGCAAGTCAGAAGCGCGATGAAAGTCTGCGGATTGTAGAAAACTTAAAAACACTGAAAGGGACCTTGCCCACTGACTTTACAGATTATGCTGATGATATTGCTGACGCCAGAAATTATATTGATGAAACAATTCAAACTCATAATACAGATGAGCATTCTCATGCAGATATTCGTGCTTCTGTCGAAGAGCTAAGAACAACTACCGAGAGTCATAAACATGACGCTGCCGATATTCAGTCTGGTATTATTCCGATTGAACATGGCGGTACGGGTGGTGACACAGCAATCAAAGCCTGCATCAGCCTTGGAGCCCTCCCCCTCTCTGGCGGAATTATGAGTGGTACGTTGTTTTTCGGCTCTAATGATTATTACGTCAATAATTCTGGTGTGGCTGTTTTTAGCAAAGCATATGGCGCTGTTTATAATGACTATGCGGAGCTGTTCCCGCGTGGTGGTGCGACTCAGCCGGGCGATATTATTGCTCTTGATACAAATAGCCAGACAGAGCGATACATTCGGGCGGACGACACTTCTAAACGAGTGGTTGGTGTTCACACGGATGAATACGCAATGCTCATTGGTGGAGATTTACCAAATAACGGTTCTTCCTTGGATGACTACAATATCGATAAGTATATTCCGGTATCTCTCGCTGGCCGTGTGCGGGTGCGGGTAATCGGAAAAGTCAAAACCGGCGATTTGATTGTCCCTTCTAAGGTCCCCGGGATTGGTCGTGCTGTTGAAGATGGAGAAATCGTTTCGCCGGATATTGTTGTTGGTTATGCAGTCGAGGGCGATGATTTATTCTGTGAGCGTCGCATTCGTGTGCGAGTAAAGGGGTGATTTTATGTCTGAACAGGGTGGACTGATTAGTCCAGAAGATTTTACTTCGTTAAAAAAGCTCATCAATACTGAGATTACTCGTCGTTCTAATTCCAATAGTACCGGATCTCTTTCTGCATACAACGGGAGTACATAGCAGTTTTCTGAAACTCCAGCGAATGGGAAATTTATCACATACGAGCATATTCAGAAAATAGCAACTCCGTTGAATGCTATTGATGGAACTACTACTATTCCAGCAAGGGAATCATTGATTGATGCGACTACGTTAAAGAATCTTTTGGTCAAGGTTAACGATCTTTCTTCGAAATCGGCGACCAATTCTTCGACCGGGTGTAAATCAAGCTGTAGTGGACTATGCTCTTCCGCTTGTTATTCTGGATGTTCTGGTTGTAGTGGAAGTTGTTCTGGGACTTGCAGTGGAGACTGTGACGGTGGTTGCAGAGGCGATTGTGATGGGTGTAGCGGAAGCTGTGAGGGATGCTCTGGAAGCTGTGACGGAATGTGTCAAGGTAGTTGCTCTGGTTGCTCTGGCGGTTGCGAAGGATGGTGCAAAGGAAGTTGTGGAGTTAAATCCAATTAAGGAGGGAAAATGGAGAGAGATAAAACTGTTTTTATAAAATGCCCCTCCACGGATTCCGAATATAGAAAGAATCTCGTGCTTTTTGATTTTCTTCAAATGATGTCGATTCCAGAAGGCGGGTTCTCTGCCCCCTACGAATCAAACCCTCAAAAATTCACCTTTCAATTTTGGATTGGATATTTGTCTTGTCTTCAGAATCCGAGCTTAGAGGAAAACTCCTTTTCTCGGTGGCTGAATTATGTAAAGTCTGTTATTGACCTTATATCAAAAAGCTGCGATTATTCTCTGACTACCTCTGAGAAGATTTTGTATTCTTATGCTATCGCTGCCCGTGTATATCCCAATACACAAAAATATATTGCTAATACCAATATAATCTCTGATAGCAAGCTAGAAAAAATTCTTAATGTGCCACTTGAAAGTGACGAGCAAAAGTGGGCCATGTATATCGTAGCAAACACGGTTTTGGCTTCACTTGAACTTGAAGAAAATTTTCGAGTACATTATTTTATTGAATTTATGAGTAAGGTGCGAGACCTTGAAAATGAATTTCCCGAGCTTGAAAAGAAGTTTGATAATTATCGCATAGGAAAGGGGCTATATGAAGAAGACTGTTAAATTAAACGAGAAAGATTCCATGCTGATAGAACGACTGTTTTATATAAACAAGAGCTATGAGTCTCTGCTCTCGGTCATCTCAAGAAAATATTTTGAAGAAAATTCTAGCGACTACCGCGAGATGATTGAATATTACCGTTCGCTTTATCAAAAAGCAAATATCGAATTTACATATACAAAAAATACATTGTTTGAAAGTTTGCTTGGATTTATTCCTTCTTATTACGAATTCGATTTTTATAAGCAGGAGGTGGTGTGTGAATGGTAAGCAGTTTTACCCCTACAGACGACTATGCCGAACGCATTCGTAAACTATTCTCTTCTACTAACGGATACAACGAGCAAACCGCCCGCAATATAACATTTCAGGTGACAGGAAGTTGCAATTTGAGATGCTCTTATTGTTACGAGCACTGCAAAAGTTGCTCCGCAATGACACTCGACACAGGAAAGAAAATCGTTGATTGTCTACTCGATTTGTATGAGCGCAACGAAGGAGATTTCATTACACAGGGAACCAAAGCTCTCGTTCTGGATTTTATCGGTGGTGAACCACTACTGGAAGCCAACCTGATCGAGCAGATCTGTGACTATTTTTATGAACAGTGCTGGTTGCGAAAAAATCCGCTGGCAGTTCTGTCCCGTATTAGTTTTACCACGAATGGACAAGCATGGTTTACACCCGAGGCCCAGCATCTTATCAAAAAGTATCATGACGTCATGGGCGTCACTGTCTCCATTGATGGAATCCAAGAATTGCATGACGCTTTTCGCGTTGACATAAATGGTGTCGGTTCGTTTTCCAAGGCATACGCCGCATTTCAGGATGCGAAAAAGTATGGCTGGGATAATTCGAAAATGACATTTGTGCCTGATTCTGTTAAGTACATTTATCCCAGCGTAAAGATGATGATTAACGAGGGCTGTAAAATCATTCATTGTAATTTTGCATATGAGCCAGTTTATACAAGAGATGACGCTGCGGGAATCTATTTCGCGTTAAAAGACTTGTCCGATTGGCTTATCGAGAATAAAAGCGACGTTTATATTACAATGTTGAACGACGATACTGGGCATCCTATGGCTCCGAGCGATAATAGCAATTACTGTGGTGGCACTGGTTCAATGCTTTCTTTTGCCCCTGACGGTAAAGCTTATCCGTGTATTCGGTATGCTCCCATTTCGGTCGGTAAAGAGAAGGCTGCGCCGATGTGCCTTGGCGATTGTTTCGATGGACTGTACAAGACAAAACACCAGCAGGATACCAAGACTATGTTGGACGCTATTACGCGCGAAAGTCAGTCAACCAAAGAGTGTTTTGAATGCCCCGTGGCAATGGGCTGTGGCGGTTGTTCCGGTTATAACTATGAATGTTTCGGCACTCCGAATCATCGCAGTACCAATATTTGTTACGCACACAAGGGTCGCGTTCTTGCCTCGTATTATTACGCAAACAAGAGATTCATTGAACTTGGAGACACCGAACCTCGTGTGATTTATATGCCATATAACGAAGTAGTCGATATTCTTGGTGAAAAATCGGCTGCTGAACTTTTTGAGTTACAAAAAGCAGCCGCTATAAAAATGAGAAAGGAGGAATAAAATGACCACTACGCAAGAAGATTACATGAGACGCCTTGCTAATATTCAGAATATGGGCGGCGTTTCTGTGTTATCAATCAATACCAAGAAAGAGCCTCGTTTTGTTATTAATGCTGATACTCGTGTCATTACGGTTCCTACGGCATTTAATTTTCTTGGTGTTAAAGGCGATCATAATGCAGAAACCATTTTCTTCGAGATTGACCGTTATTTCGACGGCCATGATTTAAGCGAAGAGACTTGTATCGTCCAGTACAAAATGGTGGGATCTACCGGAGTTGAACTTGGCGAAGGATTCTTCCCTGTCACTCAGATTGATATTACAACTATTCCCGGAAAAATAATTTTTGGCTGGACAATCCGAAATACTGTGACAGCTGAGGCAGCTACGGTATCTTTTTCTGTTCGATTCTATAGTATTGAAAATATCGGAAATATTTCGACCTTTAAGTACAACTTTAACACACTAGAGGCATCTTTGCCTGTTCTTGATACGCTCAATACTAGTAATTCCTCTCCTACTTATAAGGCCGATGAGGTTGAAACTCTAACGGCAAAATTTAATTCTGCTGTAAAATCAGCCGAAACTAGTGCTAACATATCTTCTCAATATGCTGATATTGCCGCTACAAATGCTACAAACGCTATTGATGCTGCAAAGGTGGCTATCAATAAATTACAAGAATTGAAGGATGGTATCGCCAATGGCGATTTCAAGGGCGATAAAGGTGACGCTGGTCCGGGATTTACGGACACAGCCAAAACTCTCATACTTACCCTGTTTGAGGGTGCGGCAGCAGGAAACAGCTCTATGCAGACTACACTGGAGGCCCTGCGTAGAGAGTGGGGTAGCGAACCGGAGACCTGATCGCCAACCCGGGCATCTGATACGATGACGAGGAGGTTGACAATGGATTATTTTGATAGTGGTTAACTCCACTATTTATTATGATGTGTTATGCGCTCATCCTGCACAGTGACGGGCGCTTATTTTATTGGAGGTGTTTATGAACCTTATCTATTCAAATGAAGGTTTCAAGGCTACTAAGTTTTCAGAGTCGCAGAGTTATAGCCTTGACGAAATCACTTTCTTCCTTGATAAAAAATATGTTAAACTGCGGCTCTATCTGATTCTGAAAGACCAGAAAAATCATCTGGATATCGTGGGGCTCAAGCAGGTCAACAGCACAAGTACCAACTATTACAACTACGAGTGCAACATGGCTACTCTTGTCAAGATTTGTGATGGCCCCTGTTCTGTTAGCATTATGGGCATTGACCCTGCCACAGAAACTATTGGACTGTCAACCGGCTGCTTCGCACTGAATATCAAAAATGACATCTATAACTTCAAGGCTCAAATCGCCATGCTTGAAGAATTCAATCGGAATGCGGCGGACATCTACAATAAGACACTCGCTCTTTATCAGGGCGTAGTGCAGATGTCAGAAGTCAATGTTCAGATGCTGAAGGAGGTCGATAATTCATGATCACTTCTTCTCATGAATACATGCAGCGTCTACAAGACATCCAGAATCAAGACAACCTAAAAGAACTTGTGATGCTCCCTTCTGACGAGCCAAGATTTATTATCGACGCCAATAGCAGAACCATAAGCATCCCTGATGATTTTTCATTTTTAAGTGTCGTAAACGACCATGGCGCTGAAACTATCTATTTCGAAATCGACCGTTATTTTGACCAGCATGATTTGAGTGACGAGATATGTGTTATTCAGTTCAGATCCGTTGGCCCAAATGGTGATGTAAACGAGGGCTTCTTCCCTATTACTAAATTGGACATTGAAACTGTTCCAGGAAAGATACTTTTTGGCTGGACTGTTTTGAGCGATGCCACCAAATATGCCGGTGATTTAGTGTTCTCAGTACGGTTTTATAGTATCGAAACCGAAAATGACGAGCCGAAATTTGCTTACGATTTCAACACTGTTCCTGCTACATTGCCCATCAAGAATAGTCTGAATACTACCGGAGAAGGAGCGCCAGATGACCCCACCGCTGTTGAAACAATGATTTCACGATTCGCGGATATTGAGCGAAGAGCGAATGACAGTATTGCAAACACAGCGGCAAGTCGGGATGCGGCTGCAGTAAGTGCCAAGAATGCCGCTACATCAGAAAGTAATGCACAGGCTCACATGAATGATGCTCAAACAGCTATGAATACCGCTCGTGAGCACCGAGATGCTGCGGCTGATAGTAAAACTGCCGCCAAGACAAGTGAAACTGCTGCTAAAGCATCAGAAACCGCATCCGCCAAAAGTGCTGCTGAAGCATTGGCTTCCTTGAGAGAAGCACAGGAGGCCGCTGAAAAAGCCGACCAAACTATCGCCACAAAAGGATGGATCTGGCTGGATGATAATAATGATAGCGGAATTTTGACTCTGTATGTCGCAGACAGTATCGCTGATAACGTAACAATGCGTGACGATGGACATGGAAATCTGGAGGTGGTGTTGTCTTGAAAAATTATAGAGAAGTCGTTATCGGTCCCTATAGTGCCTATCAGATTGCCGTAAAGCACGGGTTTGAAGGCACTGAGAAAGACTGGCTCAAATCTGTAGAGCGAGACCGATTGGCTGCGGAGGCGGCTGCTGAAAAGGCAAAAGAATATATCAACGCTGATGCCACACTGACAATTTCTGGGGCACCCGCAGACGCCGCCGTCACAGGCGAAAAATTGAATGATCGATACACCAAGGCGGAGGTCGATCGTGAATTTGGCAACAGGTATACCAAAACAGAGGTAGATAACAAAATCGCGAGTATTGTGAGCGATAAAACGCTGAATGTGGAAGGCGGGTTTGCTGATTCTAAAACGGTGGGCGACATTATCTATCCAAAGGTAACCGTATCCACCGATGCTGGAAGTAACTTGAAATTCTCATGTGGTGATATTGTTATAAATACTACGGTGGGCGATACTGGAGCGGCCATTATTAAATTACCTCGGGCTGGAAGGTGGGATATTAAAGCAACTCTCGACGATGACTGGCTTGAAAAAAGCATCAATGTCGAACTCGGGAAAGACTATGATGTTCCGATGGGATATTTGACTATTGAAGGTGTGTGTTGGAACTATGGTAACAGCTCTACTGCTTGTACTCGTTTGACCAGTGCGAATGACCCCAACAATTTGGTCAATATAGATATTACAACAGATCCGTCTCCTGCTGTGGGTGGTGATAGTGGAAGCAGTCCATTTGACTCTTATATGCCTTGGAGAAGGATGGAAGAATACAATGTTGTCTCTGGTAAAATTGGCCCCAAATTTGGAGAGGATGGGTTTACTCGTTCAGATGCAGATGTGGTGGTGTTTATTCCTGAGTTTTATTATAAAATCATTGACGATGCTGCTGGAAAGAAGCGCTACTTCTATATTGCCAACAAAGAAAAAAGTGGCTTTGAAAAGCATCCCGGGTCTGGTCGATATGTTGGGCGATATAACACTGATAGCAATAGCACTTCTTGTACAGGAAAAGCTCCGCTGGTAAGCATCACCAGAGCTACTGCACGAAATAACGCCAAAAACAAAGGCGCTTGTTGGTACGAGTACGACTATGCAAGTTGGTGCGCTATCGGCCTGCTCTATATTGTAGAATATGCAGATTGGGACAGCCAGAGCAAAATCGGCAAGGGTAACACTAGTAGCAGCGCGGCGATTTCATCCGGTGGCACTGATAGCATGATATTTCATACTGGCAGAGCCTCCGGCACGGACGGCACAACCGCCGTTCAATACAGACATATCGAAAACCCGTGGGGCAACGTCTTTGACTGGGTGGACGGAGTAAACTTCAGCAACGATACGGTATATGTTTGTACTGACCCAACCAAGTACGTCGATGATACCTCCACTGGATACACCAATGCAGGTACCAGAGCTTCTTCCGGCGGATACATCAGCGCTCTCGGAGTATCCACAACTGCACCGTGGGCTATTTACCCCTCGTCTGCCGGAGGCAGCGAGACCACCTACATCCCGGACTACTCGTGGACTTCGAGCGGCTGGCTTGTGCTGTATGTGGGCGGCAACTGGGGCTACGGCTCGCGTGCGGGCCTGTTCTACTTCAACGGCGACTACGATTCGTCCAGCTCGGCCAGCAGCATCGGCGCTCGACTCCTTTTCGTCCCGCCAGACGAATCGTCTTCATCTTAAAAAGGAGGAGTAGTATGAAAGTGACTGCAAGTGTAAAACCAAAAATGCCTTGTACTGCCGAGCCTCATCCACAGAAATCCGGTATGGCTTTGGTGCGCCTATTCGCAAATGTGGAGCCGTATGAAGAATCTGTAGATGGAGTAACAGTCTCTGGTTGGACATATAACGAATACCAGCTGGTAGTTCCGTGGTATCCTAATCTTGAAAAAGATGTCACGGCTGCATATGATGGCTGGCTGACGAGCGCAAAAGCGGCTAAAGATGAAAAGAACCAGCTGTCTTTATTGATCGCAGCTCAGAGTGATACTGATAGTATGGTGGTAGACCAAGAATATAGATTGACCCTGCTAGAATTATCGACGTAAAAGAAAGAGGTGTCATGATGGAACTTTATAATATGGAACTTTATAATGTCTGTACTCGTCTTATTGATAAGGGGAAAACACAGGGCTTGCGTGAAAAGTTGGATGTTTTCTATGCCGGTGACCGATTGACAAAAGATGAGTATGAAAAGTTGTGCGCAATGTTAAATTAACTATCTACACAATTCTAACTATGCCTAGCGCAGAAAGGATGTGATTTTCATGGGCAAAGTAATCTCCGTCGGTCCCTACTCAGCATATGGTATAGCCGTAAAACATGGGTATGAGGGTACCGAGGAGGAGTGGATTAGGTCGGTTGAGCGAGACCGCATTGCCGCCGAGAAAGCCGCAAAAGAAGCCAAAGAGTTTGCAAACGCAGATCCAACTTTAACGATTTCTGGTGCGCCAGCAGATGCAGCCGCTACCGGCCAAGGACTCAATAATCGCTACACTAAGGCAGAAATCGATGATAAATTGAAAAATATTAAAACCGATAAGACCCTGAGTGTAGATGGTGGGTTTGCTGACGCTAAGGCCGTGGGTGATAGATTGACTCCCTTAGAGGGGTTTGCTGGAGGATACCTTGGGATTTGGACGATTGCGTTAAATACAGATGGGTGGATTTCAAAAGAAAATTGGACTGAGCACATTGATATGGCTGGATATAACTACCAGTGTATTGTAGAGCTTCCAAGCGCAACAGTGGCAACGATCCCCTTTGCTGTTCCAACGCCGGAGACGTTTAGTACTGCTATTACAGCCGGTCTTGCTGGCGTATGCGAGACTAAAAACGGGAGCATTACTTTTTAGAGTGAAACAGTTCCTGAAGGTGTCATCAATTTACAAGTGTCATTATTCGGTCCGTCTGTAAATTCGGCGAAAAAAGTTTCGGAGGTCTAACATGTCACTAGGAATTACCAATTCTCAGTCATTTCTTCCTGGAGAGATGGGACTATTGCTTGGCACATTAGACATTCCGTTTTTTACACGAGAAAAGATTGATAAAATATGTAAAGCTAATTGTTATCCAAATGGAGTACTGGTATATACTGGAACGATTTTTGTTACAACTAGCGATTCTGTTCAGGTTACATTACCATCGAATGTATCGTATATTAGACTTCGAATAATATCTTCAAACGTAGCACTATCTACTTTCCCCGCAGAAGGTGCGAAGATAACTCGTGGCACAAGCGTAGCCATTGAGTGTTCTGCAGGAGGTACTGATGATGGACGTCCCATTTTGACATTTAGTTCCGATGGAGTTTTGACTTATCCTCGTTGCACTTCTGATAATGCATATTTCCGAGGACTGATCGAAGGTTACCATTGCTTTGATAGTTAAGGAGGCAATAAATGTTTATTGATCATAAAAAGGGTTTTGTGTTCGCCCCCCCCCCCCCTTGAATTTTGGGAGTCATCTACTGTGAACGAGGTGTGAGATATGGCGCTTGGAAGTGTAAATATGGTTAGTTTTGTACCAAAAGAAATTGGTGCATTGCTCGGGAATACAAGCGTCATTCCCTTTACCAGAGCTGAAATTGAAGCATTGGTAAATAGAAAAGCGTATCCCGAGGGGAAGCTTGTTAGTTCTGGAGAGACGTCGTTCAGCTATAATAAAGATGGCGTATTGAATTTCTCCGATACTGTGGATTATGTTAAATTGATCTGCAAAAGCTGTCCCCCAGATGCTATGCCTTATTATAATGTTCCCAATGGGACAAAGATAATCAGGGGTGGTTCTTACAGCACGGATACCGGTAGTCGTTATTATTGCAGCATTTCTTTTTCGGCAGACGGAACTTTGCGTTTCGTTGGATATTACGCAGCAAGCAAAAACCTCTCAGCAACTTATTTTGTCGAAGGTTATCATTACTACTAAGGAGGAAAATCATGAATTGTCTTAGAAATTCTTTCGCTAAAATTTTCAAAAAAAAGGGGGGGG